CGGCCATCACGGCGATGAGAAGGCGCTGAAGAAGCTCTTGGTCGCCAATCACGTCATCCTCGACAATGACTATCACGCTGGCGCAGCCATCGTCAAGCCGTACTTCTTCGACGAGACCGCTGTCGTCAAGCACCTTCTCTCAATGGTGAGAAACACTGGGTCGCACGGGATCACTGAGCAGGTCCTCCACCTTATCAAGCTGGTGCGCGATGCTGGTCACAACTACCCTGGTTTCTCCGCAATTCAGAAGAGCATGAAGGAGGACTTCATCAAGCACCTCCTGTTGCTAGTGAAGCAACACAGCACGCACTACGCTCACACCCTTATTCAGCTGGCGCGTGGCGCCGGCTTCAACTACCCCGAGCTTGACGCCATTGAGAAGAGCGTCAATTCAACTCATGCTGGTAGGAAGAAGCCTCGTGAAGACGAGGATGAAGACGAGGACCATGAGGATGAGGAATAATGACAACCCTACTTCAAGAACTGCACCGCATGATTGATCGCTTCAACCCTGAGAAGATCGCTAACGAGGTCTTCAACAGTGAGTATGTGCAGAAGCAGCTCTTTGCTACAGCGAAAGAAACGCATGGCAATCGCGCCGACCAGATCGAGTACATCCTCGATCGTATGTCGCACCTCGTTGCCGGCAAGCACGACATTTCCGCCATCCAGTTTATGTCTGTGATGGATGAACTACATGACATGGTAGAAGAACACCTATGAAGCTCATCAATGAACTAATTTCGCTCAATGAGCAGAAGATTACGGCTGCTCAGCAGAAGCTTTACAACGCGATCTCAAAGGTCGTCAGAAAAAACACCATGCGCTCCGACATTGTTGCAAGTGCTAGATGGGATGGCGAGGAGCGCGAGAAGCAGCCGCGTCGCGGTCCAATCAGCGAATACGCTGTTGAGGTCATCAAGGAATGGGAGCCTAAGCTGAAGGCTGGCGCGCTTGAAGGCGAACATGAGTTCGCCAAGGTGTGGCGCAGCTTCGCCTCTAGGGACCCAGACATTTTCGACTACTTCGCTGAAGAGCTGTTCCAAGAGCTTGGCGCGAAGATGCCAAAGCATGGCCTCGATGATGAGGCTGATACCTATGAGGACCTCATGAAGCGCCTCGGCTTCATGGAGGCCGCAGCTCCAAAGGTAAGCAAGCTCAACTTGCACAACGACATGGTGCGCCAGCTCAAGGGGCACGGCTTCACGCAGAACAGCAAGGAAACCACACAGGGCGCCTTCAAGACGTGGCTGAAGCACGACGGTGTGAAGTTTGAAAAGTTCAAGGAGATCGCTGGCACCCTCGGTTTCAAGCAGCACCCGGCTGCCGAGCATTCTGACATGTTCAAGACTGAGTTTGTGAAGGGCGATCATCGCCTCACATACCAGGGGCACGACGCCGACCCATACAGTGAGGAGCGCCCAGGCTCAATTTTCATCGACACTGCCCGCTCGCACAACTACAAGATGGGCATTGACGAGGCGCTTAACGAGAACATCTACCGCGTCCACCTCAAGAGCGTTCCTGGTCAATGGGAGCTCTATGATGGTCACGTTGATGTCAGCGGCGCTGGAGATGCTGACGATGAGGAGCTTTTTCGCAGTGCCGTGCGGCGCCTGTCAAAGACCAGCTTCCCAGATCGTCCAGGTCTCAGCAGCTGGAAGCTAATCAAGGTTGAGCGGCTGTAACTAAATACAGGCTGCAAAGGAGCGAACATGCTTATTCAAGAACTCGTCGCAATTTCTGAGACCGCTGGCGGAGCTACGCTGCGGCAGATAGTCGACGCTCTCGAGGAGCACGGCTGGCAGACTAACTTTCATGACGGCAAGGTTGACGCTAACTCAGCGACGATCAGCTTCCACGACATGGACTGCGTCGGCGAGGCCAAGCTATCGCTAGAGAACGACAAGCTCGTTGTTGAGGTCAAGCTGCACCACGGCGACAAGACTGACGGTCACACCTACTACATTCCACTAAACAGCTTCAAGAGCCTGCGCGACCTTGCTGAGCACATTGATGAGCTCGCCGGCCTGCACACTTGCACGCTCAGGGCGCAGCACGTTGATGAGGGTGTTATAGTTGAGAAGACTGGCGCGCTTGATCTTACCGCCATCTCGCTTGCTGACGCGCTTGAGACGCTTGAGACCCGCCTAGCGGCATCTCGTCGCGGCCTCACGCTGGCACACAAGCTTAAGGATCCTGTTCAAAAGAAGAAGCACTTCTCACTGATCCTAACCAACATGAATGTGGTTCGCAATCAGCTTAACAAGGTTATCAACCGCCTCGGCGCAAAGGTATGAGCCTTCTTAGAGAACTTCTCGTTCTCACAGAGGCCAGGAAGCTTAGCTTTGCATGCACTGATGTTGAGAAACAAGACGATTACATTATGGCGCTCGTTGTCGCAAATGAGCATGATGACAGCTCATACGGCGAGGACTACCATGGCGTCAACGTTTTGTTTCACAGCGATGGAACAACTGATGCTGCTACGGCAGACAAGAAGTCAGAGGCAGAGTGGGCTGAGCATCGCGATGAGATCATAAAGGTCGCCATTCCTGAGGTGCTGAGAGGTATTCTCTGGAAGGTGAGAGACGGTAGGCCAGGCTCAGCAGCTGAAGACATAAAATGGATGCGTGCCTGCGGCCACGATCTTCCGCAGTTCAAGACAATTGAAAAGAGCATCAACGCAGCACAGAGTACAGAACCTCAAGAGGAATAGCCGTGAAGTGGCTCGCTAGAATATTATCATCAAAGAAATCATCGAATAAGGAAACCATCATGCAGCAATTCTCCGACGAATACCGTCAGAAGCTGATCAATGAGCACAAGCTCGTGTCAACCTCCATCACCCGCCTTACCACGACCGACTGGCCACGCCAGGCGCGTCAGCATGGAGCCGATGTTGTCGGCGCTGCAGTGTCAAATCTCAAGGCTAAAAAGGTTGAGCTTGAAGCTCAGATCGACGTGCTGTCAGAGTTCTTGGACGGCTGAGGCAGATTGAACACGGCCTCTTGATGGCGCTCAAGGATTGGCACCATCACCCTGTTACCAGGCCGAAACACGTTAGCCGTGTTGGTGGTGTTGAACGTTCTTAGCAGCCCAGTCATCTCATCCTTCGAAACATCGTATAGGTTGTACTTTTTGATGGCCCCAGTGATGGTCTCTCCTGGCATCAGCAGGTGCGGAATGACCTTTGGGCGTGCTCGTGGGACTGCCATGTGCTCTCCTTTTCGATATTTAGGCGGCACTCCCAATCAGCATAAATACTCGATGGCACACCCTGGGCTTTCTAAATGACACAGCTTACGACACTTGATCTCTGGACTGACGGTCGCGCAATGACCTTGACTGCTGTCAAGCCGACGCCGACCACGCTGCAGATTACCTGGACGCTGCCAACCGCGCCCATCGCATATGATGGTGCCGTGGTTCTCCTGTCTGAAGAGCCACTTACAGCCCAAGACTTTCCAATCGACGGTACTCGCTACAACGGCTCCCTCGCATGGGGAACGCCAGTCGACAAGATTGGTAAGGCTCAGGTGGTTGCCGCGTTCTACGGGTTCTTCGGCGACAACATCACCCAGACCTCTGTCACGGTCAACACGCTTGACCCAAACAAGGTCTACTACGCGTCGATCCATGCCGCGTCAAACATCCTTCAGTACTACACGCTAGGCGTGCAGTCATACCCGCTTGAGGCCAACGATCCTCAGGTGCGCAAGTCCAGCCCGTTCGCTGGCTCAATTCCTCAGGCAACTGTTCCACCGCAGAACCCAGCCGAGGGTCAGCTTTACTACGATCCAACCACCAACACGGTGCTCGTTTGGAACAACGCGCAGAGCGCATGGCTCAAGGCGAACCAGCTTCCAGTCTCAACTGGTCCAGTTCCAAAGATTGCGCCTGCTCAGCTGTTCTACGTTCCAGGAACCAACCAGCTCAAGTTCTTCGATGGCACTTCATGGGTGCTCTGCACTGGTGCAAACACGCGCGTCAAGATGGGCGGCACATGGGCGCCATTCACCAGCATCGTCGAGGCCGTTGATTACCCAGCGAGCCCAGTAACCGGCGACTTCATCTTCATCACGTATCAGGCCGCCATCTCGGCACCTAAGACGTTCTACATCAAGCTCTCAAGCGTTGGCCAGTGGTATAATCCAACACCTGACATGGTCAACGTGTTCTTCGGCGGTGACTGGGTTCCAATCTCACCACCTTCGTATGACAGCATCTTTGGCCCATTCCTTCCGGTTGTTCCAAACGTTGGTGACTTCTTCTATGAGACCTCATCACGTGAGCTGCTCGTGTGGACAGGATCTGGTTGGACGCGCGCCGACACCGCTGAACAGGGTGTTCCGCTTCAAGAGAAGGTCGGCGTTGGTACAGATGGTACCGCCGCAGCCCGACTGCAGCTCACGCAGACGGTCAAGACCCAGCTTGGTTATCCAGCCATCTGCGTTGAGCTTGACCAGCGAAACTTTGAGGTTGCCATTAACAATGCCCTAGGCGAGGCACGTCGCCGCCTTGACAACGCGTACGAACCACGCTTCATCTCATTCACGCTGAAGGGTGGAATTCCAGGCGGTCAGGATACCTACTACCTCAACGACCCTCGCGACAAGACCGACAAGGTCGTGAACATCATCAAGATCCACCGCATCAACCAGCTTGGCATCTCATCGCTCTCATCTGAGACAGGCCTCTATGCGCAGGCGTTCTTCAACCAGCTCTATCAGGGCTCAAACGTTGACGTGCTGTCGATCCACCTTATGAACCAGCTCTCAGAGCTGTATGAGCGTATCTTCGCTGGCAGCATCGCCTTCACGTGGAACGAGGCTCGTCGTGAGCTGCAGATCCATCGTCGCCTGCTCCAGCAGACCGAGCGCGTTGTGCTTGAGGTTGTCATGGAGCGTGAAGAGCAGGAGCTCATCAACGACCGCTGGACAAAGATGTGGATCCAGGGCTGGGCATATGCCGACGCCATGGAACAACTTGGCATGATCCGCTCAAAGTACGGCACCCTTCCTGGCGCGCAAGGCGGCCTCACCCTCAACGGTGATACGCTGCTAGCTCGTAGCACGGAACAAAAGACTGATCTCGTTCGTCAGGTGAATGACTTCGAGGTTGGCAATGGTGGTGTCAACTTCGGCAATACCTCATTCTTCATGGGATAATAGATGCCAACTCCTCCGCAGCCGACAAAGCCACCTGAACTAGCGTGCGCTGATCAAATCGGCAGCGTCAACATCACGCCGCCAGATCCGCCGCTTGCTCCTTATGTTCCTAAGGACATACCGACTGGCGACTGGGAGATCAGCGACGTCTCTCCTGACCACTGCGCGCAGAACGAGCAGAACAATCAGGAGCAGTACATCGCTGAAACGCTCAACATTTCGGGCGTGCCGATCAACATCTTTCCGCTGCTTGGTATTCACCAGCAGGGAAATGGTTCGGTGCTCAGCCCAAGCGCACGCATCATCACATCGCCTTCATTCCCTGGCTACCCAGCCACAGGCATCAACGGCCCGTCAACATGGCGCTCGCTGTCTTCAGGATCATCTGTCGTTGGCAGCGCGTATGTCGGCGTTGATTTTGGTATCAAGCTGACACCAGGCGGTGACAGCGAGTATGAGCCGCAGAAGCAGAAGTGGACTGACGTTGGCGCCGTAGTGCTAACACAGTCAAACCTGCCTGGCTACTTTGCGCAGCAGGTAAAGGTTGAGATCGCCACCGGTCCGGTCACCGCCTCTGCACCAGCCTTCTCAGGGACTGGCGATGGCATTATGACGCTGAACGGCGCCGGCTCAGACGCCACGCAGGGCGTTCTTACGGCTATTGCGATTACATCGACCACATTCAACGTGTACGCCACGCTGCCAGACAGCACGGTCATTGGTCTCGGCACGGCGACCGTCGGTGTACCGTTCAACAGCACCTACGTCAACTTTACCATCACCGCTGGTCCAACACCATTTACTGGTGGTGACGCATTTCAGGTTGTCGTGAGCTACGTATGGACGCGCGTTGCGCTGTTCAACGTAATCCAGTCTCCATCGCCGCAGGTGCTAAACTTCCAGGCCGCTGTCAAGGTGAAGGCCGTTCGCGTAACACCAACGCTATTCACCGGCGCCAACAATTGGGAAGTAGATGCGCTAGACGTTCTCGATGCGCCGCAGGCTGGTGACATCAACGTTATTCAGGACCTCTTCTTCAATGAGAACAGGGACCGTGACTATGGCAAGACACCAGTTCGCCTAAAGGCGCAGTACACACCGTCTGACAGCGTCACCGATCTCAGCAAGCTTGGCTTCAGCATTCTCGATCAGTACGTGTTCATCTTCTCGTTTGCTCAGATGGTGTTCGCGCTCGGTCGCCCGATCGTTATCGGCGACATCATCGAGGTCATCCCCGAGATGCAGTACGACCAGAACCTGCTGCCAGTCCGCAAGTTCCTTGAGGTGAGCGATGCCGGTTGGGCCTCCACCGGCTTCAACCCTGCCAACAAACCTCTTACGTATCGTATCAATGCGCAGATCGCCATTCCGTCGCAGGAAACTCGCGACCTCTTTGGCACCATCGACACGCAGAAGTACCTCGTTCCAGACGCCATCCTTATGGACGGTATCGGCGAGCAGATCAACACAGTCCCGCTTACTGTCGCAGAAGAGATTGGTAGCGAGGCGGCTGACTACGTGCCCGAGGTGGGCAGCGATGATGCTCGCTCAGTCGCCGCAGTACCAACTCGCCAGGCCTTGCCGCCTGCAAACGTGAGGGGGCAGCCAGCAGCGCTCTCGAACCCTTCACCGTCGGCGCACCCAAACTATCTCATCGAGGCTGGCATCCCACCAGATGGTCAGCCATATGGCGAGGGCTTTGCGCTACCACCAATTCCTGGTCCAGCTGATGGCGATTGGTTCCGCCTATGCTACGCACCTGAGTACAAAATCGCGCCGCGCCTGCACCGCTTTTCGATCGTCAAGAACCGCTGGATTTACCAGCAGACTGATCGCCGTGGTGAGTACAACTCGCACAAGCCGTCTGTTCAGAGAATTCTACAGTCCGACAGCAATCAGTCAATTGGGAAGAAGCTAACGTGAAGACCTCATTCAGTCAGTTCCTAAGGAACAGCGCGGGGGCAATCCTAAAGCGCCAGCACGTCAAGGCGCAGCTTCAACACAAGCGCTACGGTGCAGCATCGACTGAGCGCGCCGCGCAGGGTAATAATGATGGAGCACCACCAATCAATGGTGTCTCTAACGCGAGGTACTACCAGTGAGGTTTAGACAGTACATTACTGAGGCATCTTCCGCCTCACCGAAGGTGGCGCTAACCTTTAGGATGCAAGTTCCGACTGGCTCCTCGCTTGCTGGCAACTCACTGCTAGATGACGCGGCAGGCGACATGACCGAAAAGGTTGCTGCATCGCTCTCAGCGCTTGTCGGTGATAAGGTTGATGCGCACTCACAGCGCAACCGTCGCTCGAAAACTAAGTGGTCAGTTCAACCAGGCAAGGAAAGCGGTGTGGAGATCTCATCACCACTTATGCCAACTTCAAAGGTGCTCGACGCCACTGAGCAGCTTTCCAGCTGGATGAGCCAGAATGGCATGCACACGGCCGACGGTGATTACCTTACCGTATCGCCGCATGTTAGCGGTCTCAGCGACAAGCTGGACCCAGTGAAGCTCGTGCTCTTTCTTGACCCACAAGGCGGGGCAACAGCCTTCGCGCGTCAGAACCGCACTCTCACCCCATCGCAGATTGAGGTGATCATCCACAAGGTGAAGAGCACTGGGCGCATGCCATCATCTGCCGATGGCTTCAACAAGGCCGCGCTTACATACCTTGGTAAGCGCCCAGATGGTCACACAAACCTGGAGCGGCTTGAGGATGGGCTCATTGAGCTTAAGGTTGCCGGTGGCGCTGGCTATGAACATGACGCCGAGGCGATCGCCAAAAGGGTCAACAGAATTTCTAACGCAGTTGAAACCGCAAGCCACCATGGCATTGAGAAGGGTGAGTATGTAAAGCGCCTCGCAACCCTCCTTAACCCTGGTGGAGATGCGGTCCTCGTACCAACCTCTGACATGAAGGTACCAGATGAGCTCATGCGCTTTTATCGCCACGAGCCAGAGGTTGCCATCGCTTGGAAGAATTTCCAGAAGGCAAGTGAAAGCGGCAGTGGCCGCGATGAGGCACTTGTGCTTGTAAATATCCTCAGTCGCACCGCCAAGAACCGCAACTCATCGCTTGATCCTACTGAGCTGCGCTTTGCCAGGCAGGTGATCCGTCAGGCCGCCGTTCATGGAACGGATGCCGACAAGTTCTTCGGTAATGACCACGCAACGCGCATCAAATTCAAGCGCGACTTTGGTGTCTAATGATCAAGTTTTATTTCTACGACGAACAGCTCAGAAAGTACCTGCTTCAGTTCTGCAACATCTTCGCTGGGCTGAGCGTACAGACTGGTAAGGGTGAGTGCGAGGTTCCTGAGTTCATGTCAGTGCCTATCCGCATTGGCAGCAAGGACCGCGTCGTGGCCGCCATCGAGGCGGGCAACACGCAGGGTCGCCCATTCTCGCTGCCAATGATGGCAGCGCAGATGACTGGCCTATCGCTTGCGCCGCAGATGCGTAAGGGTGTTGGCACTGTTGATCGTCGCGCCTACCTTCCAGACGGCGGTGTGTGGCCGAATGACATCAAGACTATCACGCGCGTCATGCCAGTTCCATACATGATGTCGCTCGAGCTGGCGCTGTATGCCTCGAACACTCAGCAGCTGCACCAGATCCTGGAGCAGATCCTGGTGCTCTTTGACCCAACCATTCAGCTGCAGAAGACCGACGCGGCCTTTGACTGGACCAAGATCACCACCGTTGAGCTGACGGCCTTGAACAATGAGGAGAACTACGCTCCTGGCGGAGATCGTCGTACGATTGTTTGGACGCTCAACTTCGACATGCCAATCTACCTTTCAATGCCGCTTGACGTTCGCAACGAGCTCGTGCGCACCATCTTGATCCGCCTCAGCGACATGAGCAGCTTCAGCGTGCAGGAGTTTGACAGCGAGGGCAACCTGTCGGCCTTTGAGCCATATGATTTCATGAGTGCAAGAACTATCTCAGTACCGGTCTTCACCGGCATGGGCAACGGCACCATCTCCGTAAGCGTGAAGCCTAACACCAACCTTCAGCAGTACATAGTCCAATTCACGTCACCAACTGAATACACGGTTTCGTACCTTACGACCCCTAACCAGCCAAGCACGACACTCGTATTGGGCACCGGGACGGTCGACATTGAGTTCATATCTGAGGTAATGACCATCCTAGTTGGTGCTGGAACTACACCATTTGCCCCTGGGGACAAGTTTGCCTTTACGGTCGTGAACAACCCTACACCAGCCACAATCGAAGTCAGTCAAAACTAAGCCCGGACCCGGTCCTGGGATAAATACTGTCAGACGAAAGCAACTTACTGCTTGCCTGTCGAATAGAGATATTTCAAGGAGACACATAGATGGCAACCCTCGTAAGCCCAGGTGTAAGCGTTACCGTTATCAACGAAAGCTTTTACATCCCAGCCGCAGCTCCAACAGTTCCACTGTTGTTCGTAGCTACGCGCGCCAACAAGACACAGCCTGATGACGTAACTCCAGCCGCAGGTACGCAGGAGAGCAACATCGTTCGCACGGTAACGTCGATCGGTCAGTCAGTGCAGCTCTATGGTGTTCCATACTTCTGGACCGACAACGCTGGCAACCCGTTCCACGGCGATGCTCGCAACGAGTACGGTCTCTTCGCCCTCAACCAGTTCCTTGGTGTTGGTAACGTCGCCTACGTGGTACGCGCCAACGTTGACCTCACTGACGCAGCAGAGACCTTCATCGGTATCGGCGTTCCAGTGACTTCAGGTGGTGTGTTCGTTGGCGTCGGTAACGGCACCATCGGCTCAATCACCGCAACCTCAGCGTTTGTAAAGCCAGAAACCATCAGCGTCATTCTGACTTCTCCAACTGCGTTCACAGTTGAAGGTTCAGTTTCAGGCATCATCGGCTTCGGCACCGTCGGTACTCCATTCACCTCGAGCAAGGTCAACTTCACCGTAACGCAGGGCGGCACGCTCTTCGTTGCTGGCGATTACTTTGACTTCGACCTCGTGTATGCAGCAACGACTGGTCCACTTGTCGGCAACGGCACGATGACCAACATCTCGCCGCTCGTTGATGCTATCGCAGAGACGATCACCGTTGACTTCACCTCTTCTACTGCATTCACAGTTGAGGGTTCGGTTTCCGGTCCACTTGGCACCGGTACTGTCGGCACCACGTTCTCTGACGGCACCAGCCACATTACGTTCCTCATCACGGCCGGCACTACGCCGTTCCTTGGTGGTATTGGTGGTTCGCAGTTCACGCTTGACCTCTCCGAGATCAACGTGTTCAACCCACTCGGTGCCGATGACGCTGCAAAGCGCGTCGCCATCACGACCGCTCTTTCGGCCGCAATCAACAGCAACACTGAAGTTCGCTCTGAGATCTTCGAGTACAACCTCATCGTCGCTCCTGGTTATCCAGAAGTTGTCGACGAGCTGCTCGCGCTCTCGACTGACATCAACGACGAAGCCTTCGTCATTGCTGACACGCCAAACAACCTCAACGCTGAGCAGACCGCCGCATGGGCAGTTACGACTGGCCGCAAGTCTGGCACAAGCGTTGCGTACTACTACCCAGCAGGCCTCGCGTCGAACCTCGATGGCGCCGAAGTAACGATCGCCGCTTCTGGCATCGCGCTTCGCACGTACGCCTACAGCGATCAGCTCTCATACGTCTGGTTTGCTCCAGCAGGTGTGTCACGCGGTTCGGTTACTGGCGTTGCACGCGTCGGCTACGTCTCAGGCACGCTCGGTCAGCCAACCACCTTCGTTGAGCTCAACCTCAACAATGGTCAGCGCGACATTCTGTACGAAAGCTACAAGAACATCAACCCGATTGTGTTCTTCCCTGGCCAGGGTCTCATCGTCTGGGGTCAGAAGACCTCTGCTGGTGCCGCCTCGGCTCTTGATCGTGTCAACGTTGTACGTGAAGTCATGTACATCAAGCGCTCCCTCCGCAAGGGTGCCTTCCCATTCGTCTTCGAGCCGAATGACAAGATCACTCGCGACAACCTCAAGGCTGCTGCTGACAGCTTCCTGAACGACGTCATGGCAAAGCGCGGTCTCTACGACTTCGTAACGCTGTGCGACACTTCAAACAACACCCCTGCTGTCATCGACAACAACCAGCTGATCATGGACGTAGCTCTCAAGCCAGTAAAGGCCGCAGAGTTCATCTACATCCCGATCCGCGTGTTGAGCACTGGCGCGCAGATGCCATAATCTGATGACCTGCATAAATAGAAAAGAACGAGTGGCGACGTCCACTCAAGAATTGAACTAAGGAGACACAATGGCAACTCTTTCACAGATGGGTGTACCACAGGCCGGGTTCGGTATTCTGCACCCAAAGCAGAAGTACCGCTGGCAGGTGACGTTCACCAACCTCGCACGCCTTGTGCCGGCAGTGTCGTCCCGCGATCTTACTCGTCAGGCGACGGTAATTGATCGTCCTCAGCTTTCGTTCGAAGAAGTTCCAATTCACCGCTACAACAGCACCGCCTATGTTGCAGGCAAGTACACGTGGGAAGCTCTTGCTCTCACTGTTGAGGACGACCTTACCGGTCTCGCCTCAGCCGCAATTCAGGGTCAGCTTGAGACGCAGCAGCGCCTCATTGGTGGCGATCTTCCTGGTCAGTGGCTCAACAGCGCCGCTACCGGTTCTGACTACAAGTTCGGCATGTCCCTCGAGCAGCTCGACGGTAATGAGGGCGTTGTTGAAAAGTGGCTCGTTGAAGGCTGCTTCATCAAGTCCGCAAACTACGGTCAGCTCGAGAGCTCGTCAAGCGACGCGGTCACTATCGAACTTTCAATTCGCTTTGACCACGCCCGCCAGATCCTCACGGGTCAGGGCTACGGCACTGCCCTTGCTGGTCAGCTCTAACATTTAGGAGATTTTCATGGCTAACATTGCTGATCTTTACGCTTCAATTCCTGGTCTGAAGGCTGACTATGTCGCCCTCACAGGAACTGTTAAGGCAGACTACAAGAACGATTGGGATGATGTTCCGGGCGGCGCAGCTGGCGCAGCACCTGTCAATTCAGTTGCACCAGTAGTTTCTGGTACACCTTACGTTGGTCAGACCCTCTCGGTCACTAACGGCACTTGGACTGGTAACCCAACCCCAACGTACACCTACGTCTGGAAGCGCAACGGCACGCCAATCGCACTCGCAACTGCGTCAACGTACCTGCTCGTTACCGCCGACCTTGGTGCAACGATCACCTGCACTGTCACAGCAACGAACACTGAGGGTGCAGCATCGGCTACGTCGAACTCACCACCAGCAATCATCGCTGTTCCAGTCAACACCGTCGCTCCAGTCGCCTCTGGTACCGCAACCGTTGGTCAGACCCTGTCTGTTACGAATGGTACGTGGACTGGTGGTGGCTCAATTGCTTACACCTACGTGTGGGAACGCAATGGCAGCCCAATCGCCCTTGCAACCGCGTCAACGTACCTGCTCGATGTCGCCGATCTCGGTGCCACGATCACGGCTACGGTCACCGCAACGAACGCGGCTGGCGCATCTTCGCCAGCAGTATCGAACGGTCTCGGCCCAGTCGCTTAATCAACGTCAAGTTGAAACAAAGGGCTCTTCGGAGCCCTTTGTCATTTCTGGCACGTATAAATACCTGAGCAGCTGAGGCAAGGCACTCTCATGGCAGACATTTCAGGTATCATCGGTTCCACCGGCGTAGCGCTGGAGGCTCAGGCGTACCGTACGTTTGGTGCCGCCGTCGCAAATCAATCGGGCAATGTTCTCAACAGCATCTTCAGCTCTCAGCCTGGCACGCGAATAAATCAAAGCGTCAACCCTGTCCCTCCTGGGAATTTCTCCAGCCATGGTGACTGGGACGTCACGCCTTACGCAGCCACTATGGCATCTGGCGCTGGTGGCTTTGATCCAAAAACCAAGTTTCTCTTCAAGGTTCGCTTTGAGTTCAACGACGCCGCGAAGCGCATAGCCGCATCGCTAGGTCTTGACACTGAGCATTCACTCGATCGCAACCTTACGTACGTCGTCAAGCAAATCGACATGCCTAAGTACGAGCTTGAGTACGAAGAGGTGAACATGTACAACTTCAGAACCAAAATTCTGAAGCGCATCAATCACCAGGCGCTCAGCTTTGTTTTCTACGATGACGTTGCGAACAACGCCATCAAGTTTATGAACGTGTACCTCCAGATCCTTCAGCCACTGGCGCGCCAAAACTGGTCAACAGGTACGCCGCTTGAGGACTTCGGCTTTGCGTTCGCTGACAACCTTCAGGGCATTGACACATCGATGCGAGCTGCCATCAAGACCGTCGATGGACGTGAGGCGAAGGATATTCTTCGTGCGCTTACGATCGAGCAGTATTATCTCAACCGTGGTGAAAGCGCCAACCTAAAGGGTCAACAGATCCGCCAATCAATTTACGTCAACACCTTTACGTTCACCAACCCTCGCATCTCTGGCTTTACGCTGCAGGATCAGGACCATGAGAGCGGCGGCGCTCCAAACATGATGGACTGTCAGTTTGATTTTGACGCGCTGTTCATGAAGACAGGCATCATCGCTGATGATCTTGAGCGGTCAGAGACTGGTCTCATGGAGCTCAACGATATTCTGTCTGGATTTGGCGCTGACGGTGGCACGCTGGTACGCGGACCATCACAGCCTGGCGGTCTTGGTGGAAATCAAGCATCACCGTTCATCAACATCATCGCCAATCAGGGTGCGCGCATGGTCCAGACCACGCTCGCAAATCAGATCCATAAGTCAGGCATCGGCTCAGCCTTTGGTGGTGAGCTAGCAAATGCTACGTCACTCATCTCTGGAACGCTGGGAACGCAGGCAGCGAGGACGCTGAAGACAGCTGGAAACGGCATTGCTGATGGCATCATTGCTCCTAAGCCACCGCCTGTCGCCGACAACAGCTCAGGTGGTTCAACAACGTCGCAGTCATAATGGCATACGGTCGCTTCATCCCGCGGTTTCCTGATAAGTACGTTGGAGACGTAGACAGGATTATGTGGCGCTCCTCATGGGAGCACTATGCGATGAGGTGGCTTGACAGCAGATCTTCGGTGCTGAAGTGGGGGAGTGAAGAAATTCAGATCGCCTACATCAAGCCAACAGACGGAAGGGTCCACACTTACATCCCGGACTTTTTCGCTGAGATTAAGGATAGGGATGGAACGGTTAAGAAGTGGTTGCTTGAGATCAAGCCGCTGCACGAGACGGACATAAAGAAGGCCAAGCACGACAGGGCAATTGAGGCAGTAGGCGTCAATGATGCTAAGTGGAAGGCAGCACAGATATTCTGTGAGCAGCACGGCCTCGGGTTCATGGTACTAACTGAAAAATCGCTCTTCTACCAAGGTGAGAAGAAGCGCAAGCTGGAGAAGATCAATGAAGCTACAAGAGCTATGTGAGAGCACCACGTTCAAGCAATGGGCAGCCGAGAACAAGGCCAAGCTGAAGGCGTTGAAGGTGAAGAAGCCGGCAGCTGAAAAGCCAGCGAAAAAGTCTAAGGCAGAACACCGCGAGCACCTTGACACTGTGCTGTTGAGCAAGGTTGAGGCCGCCATTTCAACGTCGTTCCCTGATGGTGATCCGATGGATCACTTCATCAACTTCCTTGAGCACCACAATCTTTCGATCAAGGACGTTGACCGTGTCATGCGCAAGCGCTACGGCACAAGCTACAACGGATATCTCGTCAGCGCATGGGCTGACACGGCACGCGATAACATCAGTGATGCCAAGCGCGAGCTTGCCGCCGGCAAGCAGCCGCACCACAGCGCGTTCTACACCGTCAAGGATGGTAAGGTAGTAGCAGAACCAAATCCATGGAAGTAAATGGGAAAGTATCTCTACACCCCTAGGAACCCAAGCAAGTACGCTGGTGATCCTCGCCGCATTTCAGCTCGCTCGAAGCTTGAGCTGATTTACATGCAGGCGCTAGACACCTCGACGTTGGTAAACAAATGGGTGAGTGAGCCGAAGACGCTAAATATCAACTACGTCAGCCCTATCGATCGTAAGGTGCACAGTTACTGGCCAGATTTTCTCATTCAGTATCGTGATGGATCAATTGACCTTGTCGAGATCAAGCCGCTAAAAGAGGCAGTGCTTGAGCATGCAGGGTCAACGTACGACAAGCTTGAGCTAGTGAAGAACGCCGCAAAGTGGCAGGCCGCCGACCGCTTTGCGAAGTCCATCGGCGCAAGGTTTAGGATCATAACAGAGAAGCAGCTTTACCGCCATAGGTCTACAAAGCAGACCAAGCGAACCAAAGGCACAAAACCTGCTCGTAAGACAGGAGGAACGAGATGACACAACAGCACCCACTTGATAAGGTGTTCAACGTCGACGCTGATGACGCGATCGATATTGAAGCAGAGTACGCTATCGCTGAGCTGCCGCCATCGGCACAGGCAGTGGCCGCGCCTGGTGCACCAATTGAAGCACCGCCAGATCCAAAGGACGCTGACGACATCATCGTTGACCAGCGCCTAGACACAGTGTATGAGGCAGCTCTCGAGGCCTATCAAAATCAGACCGCGCACATTGAAATCATTGACCCTCGATACGCCGCCCGTAACGCGGAGGTGGCAGCCAACTTCCTCGGCTTGGCCCTACAGGCAACGATGGGTCGGTCGAAGGTAAAGGTCGACCGCAAGCGCGCCAACCAGGTTTTCATCCCTCATGGTGGCGCCGGGCGCAGCACGACTAACGTGGTGATCGCCAGCCGTGAAGAGATCCTCAAGATGGTGTCTGTCGATGGTGAAAAGAAGCCGGTTTGAGCTCCGGGTAGACTGACCGACCGCAGCCGAGATAAATAGAAGGCAATGATAGGAGCTTCTTTCACATGAAATTGCTTAGAGAACTGTCCGATCTTCTCAACCTGATCCGGGAAGGAACTCATCACATTCCTGCTGAGTTCACCAAGGACCTGGCTCATGCCCGCACGTACAATGCTGGCTACAAGCATGGTAGCGAAGGTGGCAGCGCGATCGACACGACGAACATGGAAAAGTCCCTGCGTGCCGCATATGACGCTGGCTTTGCAGAAGGTAGGAAGACGATTACCCCAGCAACATCCGTTCGCACCGACGCAGCACCATCGCGCGCCTCGGTTGGCGAGGCAAAGCTTGGCTCTACTGAGAAGCTAAATGCTGGCGATGTCGTAGTTGCCCAAGATCCAAGTCGCTCAACATATGGCGAGCGAATGGAAGTGAAGCGCGTTGATGGCGATAAGATCTACCTTGGCGGTGATAACTTCATGACGCTGCCATACGAACGTAAGTTCATTCAGCTTGTCCTAAGAAAGGCAGTTGGCGAGGCAACACAGAGCCCGCATGTCAAGATCATCTCTGACGGTGCCGCTCAAGGCTTCAACGTCAGCTACAAGGGTCGTCACCTAGGCCACGTGTTCAACAGAAAGGGAAGCTGGAATGCCGTTGATGACGGTACCAAGAAGAAGTTCGAGTTCCTGAAGAATAAGGACGAGGCGATCAACAAGCTCCTCGCCCACAACAACGTTTCACACCCACACTCGCTCCACACTCATCAGGCCGTCGCTGAAGCATCAGAGCTTCACGCCGTCGCTGCCGACATTGAGGGAGAGCCAGAGATTATTCGCCCTGCAAAGGGCGGCCGCACCGCTGATCAGCTTGAGCTTGGTGATAAGGTTGTCATCACCGGCCATGTGAACTTCAAGGGTGAACCAGGTACCGTCGCGCGCTTCGGCAAGGACAAGAAGTTCGTTGTCGTCAAGCTTGATGACGGTGGTGAACACTCATTCCATTCATCAGATGTTACTGAGCGCGAGGCACGCGAGCAGGAGACTGTTGCTCCATCAGAGCCAACGAAGTTCTTCCTTGCGTTCTACGACCACGACGAAGAGCGTCCATGGATCGGCCTTGTCAGCAAAGAGCACGGCGGTAAGTGGCACGAGAAGCCGCACAAGGGCAAGCCTGAATATCGTTGGGGCCATTCATACGAGGCGTTCCTTTCGCCTGATGATATTCGCGCCACTATCGGCCGCAGCTACCCACGCAGCGTGGAGATTGAAGGTCCGTTCTACAACGCACAAGAAGCTGAAGAGCATGTTGCCCACAACTGGGGCAAGCTGCAAGAGGCCGTGCGTTCTGTAAGCGAAGGCATGCCATCAAAGGCAAAGCGCCTTCAGAAGCTCTACTCAGACTATGATTACGCGCTTCAGTCGGAAGATGAAGAGCTCATTGAGCGCGCCATTGAGGCACTCAACAAAATCAAACCTTTTCTTTCTCGTCGCGCCCTTGAGGCAATCAACAGTGGCAAGACCGCTGAAGAGTTTGCAGACAAGGTCCTCGGTCTCAAGGAAGAGAACCTCGATGAGGGCCAGATCAAGGTCAGCGATCGCGTCAAGGTGATCAAGCCTTCCAAGAAGGACCGCGTTCAGACACACGGCATCGCCGCCCACGTAGGCAAGACCGGCAGGGTTGTAAAAACCGCGATGGTGAGCAACCACGGCGGCACCTCGCAGTTCTTCGTTGAGCTAGACGATGGTGGCCTTATCACCCCGCTCTGCCATGAAGTCAAGAAAATCAAGGAAGCAGAGGATCTATCAAAGCCTCTGACCTTCAAGCAGAAAAAAGAGATCGTCGCCAACTATAAGAGCTGGTCGGGCGGTTGGGGTCCAGAAGAAGAGACGCTCGAAGAATGGCGTCGCTACGCACATCACTCACGCACTCATGGAACTGAAGAGCAGGTCCTTGACTTCCTCAAGTCGCTCAATGAAGAGGTGAGCGATACTCACATTCTCGCTCTGCGCGATGGCTCCACAATCAAAGGTTACTTTGCCGGCGATGATGAGGACCTAGTGCCAGAGCCAAAGGATGCATATCGCTTCAAGTCAAAGGAAGACGCAGACGAGATCGCTAAAGACAGCAACGCCCGCTGGGAGCTCAACCATGGTGAGCGCTTTGTGGCTGTTCCTACTACGATCGTTGAGGCCAACTTCCAGAAGACCCACAAGCTTGTTGACATCAACACCGGTAAGGTAATCAAGGTCGGTGACAAGCGTAAGGACTTCCGCGGCGATGAACACACAGTCAATGACTGGGTTCCAGGCCACACTGAGGCCAGCACGGGTCGTGTCTACACTGACAAGGGCGCCTTCTTCCCAAGCGTTGTCGACGCAAAGGTGGTACCAGTTGGTGACGTGAAGGAGAATTCAGTCTACACGAACTACTCTGACTGGAAGCAAACAATCAGGCTCTCGTTCCCTGCGCAGGCCAAGGACATCAAGTTCCGCGCCAAGATGGAAGGTGAGAAGACCACAGTCATCGCCTCACTTGGAGACAAGGTGTTTGGTGAGTGGGACGAAAGCACCAACGAAGGTAAAGTGTTGAGTGAAACCCTCGACGCAACATTTCGAATTGGCGATAAGGTTGAAGGGATAGCCGGTAAGCACAAAGGTGAATACGGCATCGTTCAAGACGTCCTCGATGATGCGTATGAAGTGGTGTGGGATAGCGGTACAATTTCTGAGGAACCAGCTGGGAACCTGTATGGATAACACAACATTCAAAGAGTACCTCGAAATCGATGGTACGCCTGAAGATCTTTTGAGCGAGGCCAAGAAGAAAAAGAAGAAGGCCAAGAAGAAAAAGAAATCAGCCACACCAAAGTACCCACCGTACTACATGGGTTGGCTGGGACCTCGCTTCATTCCTGGTCGTCCATGGGCTGGTGGCATTGGCCACAATTGCCATGCGCACGGCACTCAGCCGGCTCCAGACGGTCCACCACCTCCACCGGCTCCAGGCAGCTTTTCAGCGCCTGCTGGTGATGGCGGTGGTGAAGGTGGAGGCGGCGAGTGAGCAGACTTTCATTTAAGGCGTTCGTTTCTGAAGCAGCTGTTGAGAGCAGAGTTCTCAAGGCCGCTCAGCACGTGCTAGGAACAGATGAGCTCCATGATACCTCTGAGGTCGATACAACGACGCTCATGAAGGCGAAGCGCATGTCACATAAGTTTGTCGACACGCCTGAAGGCCCATGGGTTGTTGAGCTGTTCACGTACAACGGTAAGGAATTTGCACGAGCCACCCCGCCAAGGGAGCTCAACCGCAAGTCAACGTACTTCTTCATCAATGACACTGCTGAGGTTGCTGAGCAGGTAATCACGTCGGTTGTTGGTGAGGCAGTGGCGCACAATGTTATCGGCCCAATTCACTCATCGCGTCAGTTCACCTATGACGCCGCGACAAAAACATTCTCTGCAGAAGACAGCAGCCTTGGACATCATGCATTTGGTCAGCTGTGGAACGATGCAGCGGACAGCGGCTTTGGTATCAAGTCTCAGAACACCGGAAACGTTGTGCTGTTTACGCAGGACCAAACGCATCGCGACAGGGATGATGACATCACGCATTGGTCATTTACGGTCTTCAACCCAAAGAACGATCCAGCGCTTCACGGTCTGAAGGCCGTGATCTTCAACGATTAAGGGCAAACCATGTCTATTCTAAAAGAACTTCACGGGCTAGTCGCTGATGGCGACACAACTGCCAAGCGCATTGCTGACCTCGTTCACCTCAATGATCGCCTCAAAAAGAAGCGCACTTTCACTGATGTTGAAGTAGCTCAGATCGTGCAGCAGCTCAGGAAAGATGACAAGGACGGTATCACGAAGGCACTCAGCGACGAGGCGCTTAGGAACGTCATCAAGCTTCACCATGTTCCAACGCTTGAGGATGCTGACATCACTGAGCAAGGCGAAGACGCTGATGCCGAGGCCGAAGGCACCGACGATCCAAAGGTCATCTCAAAGGCTGGCGACTACAAGGTAATCCTTCTGCCAAATGAGCAGGTGGTTCTCCGCCGTGGCGGTGACAAGCTCTACACTGACATTGCCCAGATGCCGCTCGTCATCTGGAAGCAACTCTGCCGCCAGTAAGCCATGCCAGCAGCATCACTAAAATCCCTCGCAGCCCAGGCCGACATTCCAATGTCAAAGGCTGAACATTACTGGGAAAAGGCCAAAGAGATCGTCCGCAAGGAATACAAGCACAAGGAAAAGAGCCCAAAGTTCTGGGCACTTGTTGTCGGTATCACCAAGAAGATGATGGGCATCAAGAAAGAAGGCATCTCGTTTGAAGAGTACATGCTGGCTGAAGAGCTGTCAGAGTGCGTCTCAGATGAGCAGGTTCGCGCGCTCATTGGTGAACTAAGCCGCAAGACATGGGCGTACCGCCATCTCAAGACGAAGGGCGCACTGCGCTCACTCCAGGCAACTGAGAAAAAGATCACCAAAGCACTATGAACCGGATTGACGGCATTGGCGTTCATGACGATGAGGGCAGACCAATTCGCATGCACGCAACTGTCGATCAGGCTCGCGTTCAGCACTACAGCGATGTTATCGACCACATGACGAAGTCAGCCGTTGAGCGCTACGTTGCTAAGCACAAGGTGCAACCAAAACCAGAACAGGTAAAGTTCCTCCAGAAGGAGCTCACGCGCTACGCCGTCGTCCGGCGCGATGTCAAGACTGCCGCCACGCTTGAAATCGGTGGCTCCGACGTACTCTTAGGTTGAGCGCTGATTAAATACTAACCTGCGGGTTAGGTAAAACGTCAGACGTGTCCCCGCCATAGGAGACATAGTGGCCGGAAACAACCTCATCAAGCGAGCGTACGCCGAAAGCGAGTACACTCCAGACAAGATCCAAGAGCTGATACGCTGTCAGAAGGATCCGGTTTACTTCATCCGCAACTACGTCTGGCTCCAGCACCCAACGAAGGGCAAGATGCTCTTCAACCTTTACGACTACCAGGAAGAGCTCGTAAAGATGATCCACGAAGAGAAGAGAGTTATCGCTCTCATCTCGCGTCAGATGGGTAAGACGCAAACAATCTCCATGTTCCTCCTTTGGTACTCAATGTTCCATAAGGACAAGACTATCGTCATCGCGTCGAAGAACAACTCGCACGCTATGGAAATCATGGACCGTATTCGCTTCGCGTACGAGGAAGTGCCGCACTGGCTCAAGGCCGGTTGTCGCTACTACAACAAGCACAACATTGAGTTTGACAACGGCTCGCGCATCAAATCAGAGGCCACAACCGAAAAGACGGGTCGTGGTCTCGCAATCTCCAAGCTGTACCTTGACGAGTTGGCGTTCATCAACCCACGCATTCAGACCGCCATGTGGCGTTCGCTGGCACCAACGCTGTCTACCGGTGGTGAGGCCATCATCTCATCAACACCGAACGGCGATACCGATCTGTTCGCAACGCTGTGGCGCAATGCCAACGTTTCCGAGGCCGATGAGAATGGCCCAGACGCTGTCACTGAAATTCCAGCGGAAGAGATGGCCAAGAAGGACACCGACAGCACGCCTGTTACCACCTTCAAGCCGGTCTTCTACCCATGGAGCCGCCATCCAGACCGTGGCCAGAATTACCTGCGTCAGATGCAGGCCGAGCTTGGCCCAATCGGCTTCCGTCAGGAAGTGCTGTGCGAGTTCATCTCGTCAGACGCAATGCTTATCGACAGCTTCAAGCTCTCGTTCCTCAAGGCGCGCACCCCTGTTTCAAAGAACATGGGCTTCCGCTTCTGGAGAACCGACGAGGAGATTGGTGGTCGCAGCAAGACATACATGGTCGGCGTCGACCCTGGAACAGGCAACGGTCAGGACTTCACGGTCATCCAGGTGGTTGAGTTCCCGAAGATGGAGCAGGTGGCCGAGCTGCGCCTGAACTCAGTCAACATCCCGCTCATCTACGCCAAGCTCAAGTGGCTGTTCAAGTACCTTAGAAAGACAGGGCAGCAGGGTGGTAAGGCCGACATCGTGTGGTCGTTCGAGCGCAACGGCGTAGGTGAAAGCTTGGTCGCCATGATCCAGAACGACGATGCTATGGATGGCGGCGTCTACCTTGACGGTGTCGATCTCTTCAATGAGAGCGATAAGCGCCTAGGCTGCTACACTACAGGCAAGACAAAGCTCCTCTCATGTATGCAGCTCAAGAACCTCATCGAGAAAGGTCCAGAGCTTGGTATCAAGATCAATTCTGACCTTCTGCTATTTGAGCTGCAGAACTTCGTAGCGAAGGGCGGTACGTACCAAGCGAAAGCAGGAACTACCGATGACGCGATCATGGCAATGATCATCGTGATGAAGGTGCTCGGTCGCGTTGCAGGTTACGACGAGCGTGCTCGCAAGATCGTCTATGAGAGCGTTGACCCTGATAGCGACGTGATCAAGGAAGGCGATGACCAATTCGGCGATGAACCTGTACCATTTACATTCCTCTGATTGATGCGTGGTTGTATTCAAGGTTGCGCTTAGGCTACAATTGGATCTTCTATCATAAGAAGATCTAAATGGCAACCCCTGACCTCGTGAATGGCGCCTTCGAAGCGCTAGGCTCATTGTTCATTCTCAACCACTGTCGCGTGCTCTGGAAATCCAAGCAGGCACACGGTGTCTCTATCCTGTCTACAATCTTCTTTGCGGCGTGGGGGGTGTGGAACTTGTTTTTCTACCCTCACCTTGACCAGTGGTTTTCATTCATTGGCGGTCTTGCTATAATGGCTGCCAACATGGTATGGATCAGCATGCTGATCTACCTTCGTAGGTCGCAGCGTGGAACAGCGTAGGCTAATCGCCGGCAAAATCTACGCATCAAGTGACTTCACGTACGATGCTGCAGCGGGTACCTTCACGTCAACAATCAAAAAGGTACCTGGCGCCCTACGAACATTGTGGGGAGATGCTCTCGATATTGGGTTTGGTATTCGATCGGGTAAAACCGGTCGTGTTTTGTTTTTCGTTTTGAAAGAAGCCGAAAGGGCTGATGATGACCGCTTCGTCAAGTGGGTGTTCCACGCCGAGGCTCCAGATGGCCAGCTCAGCAAGCTCAGAGCCGTTGTTTTGAACGATTTGTAACTTTGTAAGGAGAAAAAGATGTTTGGTATTCCAGTTTGGATGATTACCGCGGGCATTGCTGCCCTCGTGATCATCACGCTGATCGTTGCGATCAGCTTCCGTACCGTCGTTTCGACGAATGACGTGCACATCGTGCAGTCAAAGAAGAAGTCCACCGTTTACGGTAAGGACCAACAGTCAGGCAACGTGTACTATTCATGGCCGTCATGGCTGCCGGTTCTCGGCGTGACCTCAATCAAGCTGCCTGTCTCCAACTTTCAGGTGACCCTGAAGGACTACGAAGCGTACGACAAGGGTCGTCTGCCATTCGTTGTTGACGTGATGGCGTTCTTCCGCATTGAAGATGCGGTTCTGGCCGCCCAGCGCATCAGCGACTTCCAGCAGCTGAACGCTCAGCTCGTTGGTATTCTGCAGGGCGCTTGCCGTTCAATTCTCGCCAAGTCTGAGATCGAGCAGATCCTCGAGGGCCGCAGCGAGTTTGGTGAAGCGTTCACGCAGGAAGTGAACAACAACCTCAAGAATTGGGGTGTTACGACAGTCAAGAACATCGAGTTCATGAACATCAACGACAGCGGCAACTCTCAGGTGATCAAGCAGATCATGGAGAAGAAGAAGTCGGAAATCGAAATGCAGTCGCGCGTTCAGGTGGCGAACAACAAGCGTGAAGCTGAGCTGGCAGAAATTGCCGCTAAGCAGACCGTTCAGCTTCGCGATCAGGAAGCTCAGCAGCAGGTCGGTATCCGTACTGCCGAGAAGGAGCAGCAGGTCGGTATCGCAGCGCAGAAGTCGCTGCAGCAGATCGCGTCTGAAGAGGCGACCACAGCTGAGAAGGACATGGCCGTCAAGAAGGTGAACGAAGTTCGCCAGGCCGAAATCAACAAGGACGTCAGCATCGTCGTCGCCGAGCAGGAAGCTCAGACCAAGGTCATCGAGGCCGAAGGTCACAAGAAGTCTGCCATCACAATCGCTCAGGGCGATCTCGAGAAGGCCAAGCTCAACGCCCAGGGTATCGAGGCTGAAGGTATTGCACGCGGTGCGGCTGAGCGCGCCATCATGCAGGCCCCAGTCGACACGCAGATCTCGCTCGCCAAGGAGATCGGTTCGAACGATGGCTACCAGAAGTACCTCATTGGTGTCAAGACCGTCGAGAAGGACCAGGCCGTCGGTATCGCGCAGGCAGAAGCTCTTGCCAAGGGCGACCTCAAGGTCATCGCAAATTCAGGCGACGTCAGCGGCGGTGTGAAGAGCCTCATGGACCTCTTTACCACGAAGGGTGGCACCAACATTGGTGGAATGATCGAGGCCCTCAAGCAGACCCCTGCTGGCGCTGCGATCTTTGACAAGCTCGTCGCGGTCGGTAAGGCCACGAGTGGAAAGGAAAACACACCAACCGCGTAAGTGGTTGACAACGGCTGGAGGGGCTCGAAAGGGCCCCTCCTTTTGAGGGATAAGAACAATGAAAACTATCACGCTTCTTGAATATGATTACGACGGTGAGGCCATCGTTGATATGGAACGAGACCTTATGGAGGCTCTCGATCCACACTACAATGGTGCCGCCGCTGAAGTTCCATGTGACGAGTTCGGAATTCCAAAGGGAAAGTTCAAGCTTTCACTTGTGTGGGTTGAGGGTTGAGGGATGAAGCTTACGGTCGCCTGCGGTAAAGACTACCGCGCGCGGTACATCAAGTCGGTCAGCGAGTTCTGCGTTGAGCAGCTTGGCCTGACGAACAGCCGCTACAACGTTGTTGTGTTCGCGGCACCGAAGCGATCAAAGGTGTTTGCCTGCACCGCTCAGACGAAGAAGGATCACATCTTCGTCATGCTCAACCTCATCAAGATCCCACCATCAGAGCTTGGCACCACCATCACTCATGAGTTTGTTCACGTGAAGCAGTTCGCGAGAGGGCTTCTCAAGCAAAGCGCTCGTGCAGTTTTATGGAGAGGTAAGCGATACGAGTTTGCGAAGATCCCATTCAGCCAGCGACCATGGGAGATCCAGGCTCTAAAAGAGCAGGCTGTACTGATCCGCCGGTACGATGACCAGTTAACATAATGTAGGATTGTACTTCTTCTAGGACGCAGGTTAGAATGCGCCCATGACTACGAAGCACAACCCCGAACGCAAAGCCTGGAAGGGCCGGTCTTACAAGAAGGCTGGTCGAAATGGTTCCAAGCGTGTTCGCGATCTGCGTGACAAGCAAACGAGGTCAACATGCTCTACGTGAAATTCCATGGTGAAATCCCGGTGGCCGTCTCGTACGATCCGCCGAAGGAAAAGCCGGTTGTCTATGTACACGAGGGTGTCGAACACCGCTACACCGTCGTAGGTGACGAGTGGCAGTCACGCAGCGATTGGAAGTCCTTCGCGCAGGTGAAGAAGATCGCGCGGCTGCTGGAAGCTACGACCAAGCAGAAGTTCCTGGCCGTCGACGAGAGCGAGAACGTCTCGCCTCGCTTCTCCATCATCGAGCCCTGGAAGGTCGGCGACAAGGTATCGTACGGCTTCAATGGCGACTACTACCCTGACGGCGAGATCGTCAAGATCACGAAGACCCACCAGATCACGACTTCAGGCGGCCACAAGTACCTGCGCCGCAAAGAGACGTCGCGCTGGGTGATGGCAGGCGGCACCTGGTCGCTCTGCGCTGGTCACATCAATGAACGCAATCCTTCATTCTGAGGAACAGACGATGCCGTCGAAAGATGAACAGATCAAGGCGATCGAACTGATCTATCGCGAGGCCCACTCGAATGCGATGGTGGCATGCCAGCGGCACATCGATGAAAACCCTGATCAGTGGTACCCATGCGGCTTCGCCTGGGTGGACATCAAGCCAGCTCGTGGCCCCTTCGTCGCTTTCCTGAAGGTAAACAAAATCGGGCACATTGGCACCTACGGTGGGTGGTGCGTCTACAATCCGAGCGACAACATGACCCAGTGGATGGACGCCAAGTACATCGGCGCCCTGGCTTTCGCGCAGACCCTTCAGCGCTACGGCATCAACGCCACCGCCGTATCGAGGATCGACTGATGGACAAGCGGCAGCAAGCAGACGCTTTCAGGGCTGGGTCTTCTGCCGCGAAGCGCGGCGAAAGTCTCGATGATATTCCAGCCAACTATACCGACAAGCAGGCCACCGAATGGGAGCGCGGCTGGTATTCGGTGATGGACGCTGAGTAAGTTTCATTCGACGTGCAATCATGATATAATCTCTTCCTGAAACAGGAGAAGAGATGGCCAAGAAGCGAAAGAAGTCCGCCCGCGAAGACGCCTTCAAGGTGCTCAAGGGTCGGAAGATCAAGTCGATTGACGCGTCAGCTGTGAACCAGCTGGTCATCGAGGATGACAGCGGAAACGTCTACGAGATCGACGCTTACACTGATGGCCATGGAGTTCCCTACCTCACTATTTCGAAGTTCATACCAGACTAACATGAGCAAAAAAATTCACCTTGTGGTTGAAGAGGTCGAGCGGATCGATCTTAGCGACCTTGGCGGCCAGGCCCTTGAAGCGTTCGAGCCAGCCGTGCGAGTGTGGAAGGAAAAGTACGGTGGTGCGGCTACCATTTCCTTCGACGGCCCAGACTACGAAGGTCTTGATACGCTTGTCCTCAGTATCACGCGTCCTGAGAACGCAGTCGAGAAGAAGGCTCGTCTCAAGAAGGCTCGTCAGTTGGCGGCGCGCAAGAAGGCAGCGAAGCAGCGCCAGGTCATCAAGCTACAGCAACTGCTCGGGAAATCAGCATGAGCGCCTACGCACAATTCACAGCTCTCCACGCGGCATTCAAGCAGACGCCTGAGTGGGCCGCGATGGTGCGTACGGTCGAGAATTCGCCATGGCATCGCGAGGCAAATGTTGCCGTTCATACGCAGATGCTGCTTGACTACTACATGGCAAACTTCTACGAGCACCGCTCAGAGACGCAGCGCATGCTCTCGCTGGTCAGCTGCCTGTTTCACGATGTCGGCAAGCCGCCAGCAGAGATCCTCAAGTTCTCCGAGGAACGCGGCAACTACCGCGCCTACCATGGCCATGAGCAGGTTTCAGCTCGCATGTGGGTGGACTACGCGCTGACGAACCGAGCACTCGTTACTGAGCTGACCGGCTTCTCACTCGCTGACATCTCAAACGTTGCGCTGATGCTTGAGCACCACGTGCCGTTCGCGCTGAAGGACAAGCAGAAGCGCAAGGCCCTGAAGGACGCGTTCATCAACCGCATGGGTCCGGCAGGACACCAGGCATGGTTGGACCTGCTCAACAGCGACCAGCATGGCCGCACATCGGACGATCAGCCCAAGAAGCTCGCTGACGTGGCTGAGTGGATGATCGCTTGGGAGGCTGTATGAAGAAGACATTCGTTTTTGTAGTCGCCCTCATTTCTGGCTGTACAACAGTATCGCACCCAGTATCTACTGGCCGCGATACTTATTTGTTGTCTACACACGGTGTACCATGGTCTGCACCTGAAGTGCCAGCCCTTGAAAAAGCTGGGCAGTTTTGTCAATCTCATGGTAAAGTTATTGAAGTAATGTCCATTAACTCAACACGAACACCAGACCCGCGCGCGCAAATTCAGTTCAAATGTGTTGACGCTTCACAACAGCACAGTGCTGAGTTGCGAAAAGACAACGGCATTACTACTATCGAGGTGCGTTGATGAAGAAGTGCTACCTAATGGTTGGACCTTCTGGTGCCGGAAAGACGACTGTGCGCAAGACGCTGATCGATCTTTTCCGGATCGAGAGCTACAACGTTTTCTCGCTGGACACGTGCCGCTACAAGTTTATGTGTGCGCAACACCCGGGCCAGTGGTGGTCGGACAATGATACCGACGCAGACATGTACAACGCGACCTTCGAGTACGCCAAGAACCACGAGAAGGAGTTCAACGTCTTCATTGCTGAGGCCTGGTCAAAGGCGCTCGAGACCGACAATCTGTTCGTTGACAACACGAACTTCACCAAGAAGGGTCGTGCTCGCTGGATACAGGAGGCGCGGCAGAAGGGGTTCTACGTTATCGGCGTTGAGGTGATGTGCAAGCTGCAGACCGTGCTTGACCGCCAGAAGACGCGCGGCGACAAGAGCGTGCCGGATGGCGTCGTGCGCAATATGTACATGAGCCAGCAAGGCCTGCTCCTTGGAGCAGAGGTCGACAGCGTCATGTTTGTGGACACTGACCAGCCAGTCGTGGCTGTTGAAGGGATGGCCGGACCATGCTGAACACGTTCACCTTCATTGGTATTCTTCTCATCCTCGCTGCGATTGCGATCTACATCTATCGCGCCCATGCGGATGCCTGTGACCATGATTGGGTCAAGGGCAGCGGGTGGATCACCATTGGTCCTGGAACGCAGACCTACTACGACGGTGAGCGCTGCACGAAGTGCCACGTTTGCAGAGATGCGCCGCACATTGAGGAGTATCATGAGCACCGTGAATGACACTGTCAAGCTGCTTGAAGATACCAAGCCGACGCTGGAGCTCCTCACGAAGTTGAACGGCGGGTGCCGCTGCAACAAGAAGGAATGCGAGAAGTGCCAGCTGTTCAAGGTTGGCAAGCACATCGTTGAGATGCACTACTGCCTGCTCGGCGTAAATGTGCACCGCAACAACCTGCTACGCAACATCTACGACAACTACTATTTCAAGGACGACAAGGGCGAGATGCAGAAGGTCATCGAGTTCGGGGTCGTGTTGCCGGAACTACCGAATGAACCGTGAAGGAATGATTGTCTACTGGTGTGAGCTTGAAGGTGAGGCGCTGGTTCCATGCGTCGAACAGTTTCCAGAAGGTGAAGGTCAGTTAAGCAAGCTCCTCGCGTTCTGCGCAAAGCTCCGTGATGAGGGCAAAATGTTCATCACGAGCACGAGCCATCACAATCAGCCCGGCGACATTGTGAAAGACGGCAAGCTGCCAAATGGTCAACCTTACACGTGGTACAAACGGCGACCACCAGACTGATTGAAGTTTACATAACTGCTCAGCCAATTTAGTATTGGCTACACGCTGAAAATAAGAGAGCCAAAGGCTCCTCATTCCAACCTCCCGCTGAACACACGCCAACCAAAGTGGTTTTTGGTTGCGTCGCGTATAAATACCTGCGTGCCTCAAGCACGTTTTGTATTTGATCGTTTTTGATTTACACTTTGGAGAATAACAACATGTCTAACGTAAAGAACCGTCTCGATACCCTGAAGGCCAACTTTGCCAAAAAGGGAAACGCAGGCGGAGACCAAAACTGGAAGCTCTTTTATCCATTCTGGAAAATGCCTGACGACAGCACCGCTGTAGTCCGCTTCCTCCCTGACCTCGACGAAGAAAACAGCCTCGGCTTTCTGGTGGAAAACCTCCAGCACGAGCTTGTTGTCAATGGTCAGAAGAAAAAGGTTCCATGCCTCAAGATGCACGGCGACGACTGCCCAATCTGCAATCTCTCGCGTAAGTTCTACGACGAGAAGAACGAAGACATGGGCAAGCGCTACTACCGCAAGAAGAGCTACATTGGCCAGGTGATCGTGGTTGAAAGCCCGATCGAGCATGACCAGCAGGCTCTCGTGAAGCTCATCGAATTCGGCCCTGCCGTGTTCAAGCAGATCCAGGCGGCGTTCCAGTCCGGCGATCTCGAGGAAGCCCCATACGAGTTCAAGGGTGGCTACAACTTCCGCATCAAGAAGACCAAGTCGGGTCAGTACGCCTCGTACAACACCTCAAGCTTCGCCCCGAAGCAGACTGATCTCGATGATGAAGTGATCGAGGCCATCACGCTGTACAACCTTGTCGACTACCGCTCCAAGAAGGTGGACGCAGCAACGGTTGAGGCCCTCCTCGTCGCCGACCAGACCGGTCAGTCGTACGATGATGGCTCAGAAGGTGATGCTCCTGCTGCCGCTACCGACGCTGCTCCAGCTGCAACCGCTCCTGCGGCTGCAAAGGCAGCTCCAGCCACAGTGAAGACTGAAGATGCTCCAGCTCCGGCTACGAGCCCTGCTGTTGCCGCTGTTGCCTCCAAGACCAGCAACGTGCTCGAACAGCTGAAGGCCCGCTCAAAGGCCAAGGCTGCCGCAGCTGCGACGGCTGAGTAATGAAGTTGGGGAGCTTCACGGCTCCCCACTTCCTACAACTAGGAGGTTCACATGGCTCTCTCATTCCTTGAGAAGTTCAAGAAGGACCTGTCAAAGGTCCAAACCGTCAACATCGGGATTGCGCGTCCCGACGAATGGCTGTCCACTGGCAACTACGCGCTGAACTACGCCATCTCTGGCGACTTCGCAAGGGGCATTCCACTCAGCCGCATCAGCCTTTGGGCTGGTCCAGCTGGATCTGGCAAGTCCTTCATCTCAGCGAACATCATGTCTCAGGCACAGAAGATGGGCTACCACATTCTGGCGCTTGACAGTGAGAACGCGCTGGACATCGACTACCTCAACAAGATCGGCGTTGACACCAGCGCTGAGAAGCTCACCTACATCCAGGTGGCGATGATCGAGGACGTCAACAAGGTGCTCTCTGAGTTCTTCTCCAACTACACGACAGCGTATGGAAAGGACAACAAGGAAGCGCCGAAGACCCTCATCGTTCTCGACAGCTTGGCCATGCTTAGCTCGGCCACGGAGCTGGAGAACTACGAGACGTCAGGTGTGATCAAGGGTGACCAAGGTCAGCTCGCAAAGCGCCGCAAGGCGATGCTGCGACTGATCGTCAATCAGATCAGCCGCCTGCCGATCGCGTTCGTTGCAACCGACCACGTCTACCCTCAGGACATCATGATGGGCGACGGTGCGTGGGCAATCACCAACAGCACGAAGTTCTCATCCTCAATCATCGGCATCATCACGAAGCTGAAGTTGAAGGAAGAGGGCGACATCGTTGGTGTTCGCATGCGCTTCGAAACGTACAAGTCTCGCTTCGCGAAGCTTGGAACGAAGGTCGAACTGGCGATCCCATACAACAGTGGCCTGAGCCCATTCTCTGGGCTTGTTGATCTGCTTGAGGGCCTCGGCGTTATTGCCAAGGGCACGCAGCCAGGCGAGAAGCAGAAGTGGGTCAGCGTTGTCGATGGCGAGAAGCTGGCATTCAAGGACGGCGACCTGACGCACGAGCTGTGCGCAAAGCTGTTCAAACACCCCAAGGCAACACCGATCAGAGATCAGGGCGAACCTGAGATCGTAGTTGAAGCCGACGACGAAGACAAGGAGTAAACGATGAACACGTTTGACGCAAACATCACGATCGAGATCATCAAGGGCGGTTTCGTTCTTCACTACCCAGTGAAGGAAAATGAACCTGCAGGTGCAGAGTACTGGACGCAGGTGCGTGAGGTGTTCACATCACCTCGCAAGCTACAAGCGAAGGTACGTGAAGTTCTTTCCTCACTCAGTCTGGTGGCTGAAGATGAGAAAGACAAGTCAGAGTAAGCTCGCTTGAGCAGCTATCTGACTGTAGTAGCAAAGAACCGGCTGCGCCGCTTGATTAGGGACAACGACGCAGCCGGGGTTCTTTTAAGCTCAACCTCTAGAGGCTTTGACATCACGCTGACGTTTTCAAAGCTGCCAGTTGGGTGTATAATACTCGAAACAACACCAAAAATCTTCACCGATCTAAAGACGTTCCGGCTTTTTGAAAGCGCCTCACTTGACTATGAGGCTGCATGTGCCGAGTTCATCTTCACAACCTGGAAAAACCATGACCATCCAAGTAAAAATCACCAACTGTGATCAGGGCGATGATCGCGTCATAGCAGTCTACGAGGCCAGCCCAAACGGCGAGAACGAAAGAGAAGTAGCGCAGATGAGCGGTGGGCAGTTCACGACAACCTACGTTCACACTGGCCAAATTCTCATCGTGCGAGAGCTGAGGAACGGCTAATGTCGCTCACCCTCACGCTTGACGAAAGCAAGCTCGCTGACATTATTCCTGTGCTTGAAAAGTACCAGGAGAAGGTGAAGGCGGCTGAGCCGATCTTCAAGATTGAGGGTCGCCGGCTTGAGGAGGTGGCTCGTACGCTGCCTCACTACCAAGGTTCATACGATCAATCGCTGCAGGACATCAAGGCGGTTGAGGAATGGCTGACTGTCCTCAAAGACAAGAAGGTCGGCAAGCTGTGGAAGAAGTACACCGAGGGCTACTCGCGTCAGCTTACGGCGAAGGACATTCAAGCGTACATTGGCTCGGATCAAGAGATCGTCGAGATCAACCAAATTCAGATCGAGGTGGTGCTCATCAAGAACCACCTCGCCTCCATCGTCGAAGCCATTAAGCAGCTTGGCTGGATGATCGGTCACATGACGAAGCTGCGCGTCGCGGAGCTACAAGATGCAGTCCTCTAACGACAAAGAACAAGAAGGCGTCATCGAGTTTAGCAGCGAGATCTGCGCAACCCCAACGCTGACAGCATATGGCAGTGGCATTTGCCGCCTCGAGCCGCGCCGGGTTAAAAAGGTCGCGTACCTTCTCGTTAAGGCCGATGGTAAAACCTACAAGCTGGCTCCAGACGTACCAACACCGTCCAACGTCATCAACCTCTGTCAGTTTATCTGTCTCATTCAGATGTACGCGATGGGTGGTGGATGGGACAATTCGCCAGAGTGGTCCAAGATCATTAAGGATCTTGGCATTGAGCGTCACTTTCAGTTGATGGAAGGTGAGCAGAACACTGACACTTTCTACATTTCTCTCTTCGACCCGAAAGAATGAAGTGCTATCTCTCTATTCGTGATGAGGTATGGTGCCACTTTGGTGGGCTGACACCTGCTCACAATGAGACCCTTTGGAAGGAGTTCGCGCCGCACGTCGACGGTTACTTTTTCATGCCAGCCTACAAGCTTGGTAGGTGGGACGGGCGCATCCGCTTCTTCGAGAAGACTGGCAAAACGTACATGCGCCTGCTCGACAAGATCCTTCCATTCATCGAGAAATGGGGATATGAGATCGAGCTGACCGACAACCGACTTGCGCATGAGCAGCCGATCAACCCTGGTCGCATCATGCAGATCGATGCCAACGGTATCGCCGTCAAGGCAGAGGGTGTTGACATCTTCGGCGACATCACAATGCCGAACGGAAAGAAGGCGCTGCTGCACCCATACCAGCTCGAGTGCGTTCAGAAGGCCGTGGAGGCTGGATCCGGCTTCATCATCGCTGGAACCGGTGCAGGCAAGACCTTCATCACCGCCGGCATCTCATACCTCTACACGCTTGTTGGTCACAAGACCATCACCATCGTTCCATCAGATGACCTCGTGAAGCAGACTGTTGCCACGTATGAGGCGCTGCAGCTTGACACGGGCGTCTACTCGGGCTCGTCAAAGGACATTGACCATCCAAACGTCGTTGCCACGTGGCAGGCGCTGCAGCACAATCCAGGCATCCTCAAAGAATTCAACTGCCTGATCTGGGACGAGGCGCATGGCATCAAGGCGTCAATCGCTCAGAAGCTGCTCAACGAAAACGGCAAGCACATTCCATTCCGCTTTGGCGTGACGGGCACGTTCCCAAAGCCAGAGTGCGACAAGATGTCGCTCATCGCCACGGTAGGCCCTATCCTCCATGAGGTGCCAGCCAAGTGGCTCATCGACAATGGCTACCTCGCAAAGGTCGAGATCCAACCGATTGAAATCAACGAGACCTACATCGATGAGGACTTCACGGACTACGATGCTGAGCGCTCATTCCTCAGCAAGTCGCCGCACCGCATGGAGAAGATCGCCGACCTCATCATCTCTGAGTGTGCAACCCACGGCAACACGCTCGTACTGGTGAATAGCATTGACTTTGGTAAGAAGCTTGCGTCACTCATTAAGGGTGCAGTATTCCTCTACGGTGAAAGTCCATCTGACCTTCGCAAGGAACACTACGACATGTTCGAGCAGCAGGACGAGCTCATCGTCATTGCGTCCTCGGGCATCGCGTCGACCGGCATCTCCATCGACCGCATCTTCTGCATGATGCTTATCGACCCAGGTAAGTCATTCATCAAGGCCATCCAATCGATCGGTCGTGGTCTGCGACGCGGTCATGACAAGGACGCCGTTCATGTTGTTGACGTGCACTCAAAGCTCAAGTGGGCAAAGAAGCACGCAAAAGAGCGCGCCAAGCACTACGCTGAAGCGGGCTACCCAATCCTCAAGAAGCTGGCAATCAAGGTAAAGCAGCTATGAAACCAGAATACGTTGAAGAACCAATCGGTACCATGTGTGAAACATTAGAACGCTGTACTGGTGGTGAGGTGTTGAATTCACCACTTATCCGAGGTGAACGCACCTGGATGCAGACAGCCCGTCATTACATTGGAACAATGAGCCCGTTCATGCGTGAAGCCCTTCGTACGGCAAAGCAGAACTCAAGGAAGGCAGCATGAAAATCGTCGAAGACATCAAGCTCGACTTCCAAGACGTCCTGCTTGTCCCAAAGCGCTCAACGCTGGACAGTCGCTCAAAGGTTGACGTGTTAAGGACATTCAAGTTCAAGCACGCGAAGGTTGACTACACCGGCATGCCGATCATCGTCGCCAACATGGACCACCCTGGCACGATGGAAATGGCGCGGGCCTTAACTTCCTATCATATGAGCGTGGCGCTGCACAAATTTTACTCGGCCGATGAGCTGGTAGACTATTTCTGCTCAGCCGATGCAAACCCACACACTTTTTATTCGATGGGGATAGCCGACGCGGATACTGAGAAATTCAATGCTGTCAGTCAGCGGCTCGCGGAGCAGGGCAAGATGCTCAAGTTCCTCTGCGTGGACGTGGCCAACGGCTACTCGCGCAAGTTCGTCAACTTCGTAGAGAGGCTCAGGGACGAAACCTCAGCTGTCATCATGGCTGGCAACGTTGTGTCGCCTGACGCGGTGTATGACCTCATTGAGCGTGGAGTTGACATCGTCAAGGTTGGCATCGGTCCAGGCTCCGTGTGCACAACGCGCAAGCTTACTGGTGTCGGCTACCCGCAGCTTAGCGCCATTATCGAATGTCAGGATGCGGCGCATCAGGTGGACGGTCAGATCTGCGGTGATGGTGGTCTCGTGAACGCTGGTGACTTTGCCAAAGGCTTTGCTGCTGGTTCAGACTTCCTCATGGCCGGTGGCATCTTTGCCGGTCATGATGAGTGCGCAGGTGAAATCATCTCCGAGATTGGTGATGTGAAGGATATGCCGCCACAGCTTCTGCCGCTTGCTGCAGCAATCGCCAAGAAGAAAATGCGCTTCTATGGCATGTCATCGAGCGCTGCCATGGACAAGCACTATGGCGGCAAGGCCAACTACCGCGCCAGTGAAGGTAAGGTCGTTGAGGTCCCATACAAGGGACCAGCTAGCAAGACAGCTGAGGAGATCCTCGGCGGCATTCGTAGCGCCTGCACCTACATTGGAGCCCGTCGCCTTAAGGACATGGCGAAGTGTGGTACCTTCGTTCGCGTCAATCGCGTTCTCAACGACAGCCTTAGCCAGTGGAACGTCTAACATGAGCTTCATTCTTGACCGCCTTGAAAAAGCCGGGCGCAAGTACGTCATCTATGACAAGGGTGAACCGTACCTCACTCGCTACTACCTCGCGTACAAGGACCAGGTAGACGGTGAGCGCACCGATATTCCTGGCAACATTTTCCTGCATCACTTCCACAAGTCAGATAGCCCCGTCTATCATGACCACCCGTTTAGCTACCTCACAGTCATTTTGAGAGGCGGCTACTGGGAGCATAAGCCGAACGAGTATGGTACCGACATCCGAACGTGGCGCGGACCTGGTTCAATCATCAGGTCAGATAAAACCAAGCACACTAAGCTCATTGAGCAAAGCTTTGTCACGGTTGACAACGTTGTTTACCCCACACCAAAGTTCAAGAGCATCCCAGCTAACGCGCACTGGATCGAGCTACCTGAAGGCGTTGAGACCTGGACCCTGTTCATTCGTGGTCGCAAGGTGAATGACGCGGTCGGTCGCGATGATTGGGGTTTCTATCCAAACGTTTTTGGTCAGAGAATTTGGTGGAAGGATTGGTTGAAGATTGTGCGTAGCAGCGAACTGTGATACAATTGGCGCATGACCCTACCTGAATTCCCATCCATCCTGTCAGTCCTTGCCGTCGTCGGCTGCATCCTGGTCAACGATGTAGCGTGGGCGCTGTACGTTCGGCGCGTAGGTGAGGGTGCGGCTGTGAAGTCGGGAATGTGGGCGAGCGGCATCTACATGTCGGGCATCATCGCCACGATCTCAGTGCTGCACAACTACTGGCTCATTGCCGTTGCCGTCATCACGACGTTCTTCGGGACTGTAGCAACGATCAACATTGACAAGTACCTGAAGCGGAGGCGAGATGGCCAAAATGCCAATGGGTGATATTCGCCCGATGACACAGCCAAGCGAGCACCTCAATCATCTTCGCCGGTTGGCAGGCATTCCGCCAGTGAGCCGGTCTCAGAGCACCCAGATCTTCTACGACAATGGCGTGGCCGGTGAAATCACAGAGACAGCGCAGAAGACGCTTGATCGCGCCATGAAGAGCCTTGATGAGGACATGAAGAAGCTTGACAAGGACATGGAGCAGATGGGTAAGGATATGGATGCCGCCTTCACGCCCAGAAAGCGAGCTGCAAGAAAACCGACCGCGCGCAAGAAGACCATCAATCTTGGAGATCTTCAGTCGCCATATATCCCACTGAAGGTCAATGACAAGCGGTCATCGCTGCCACCACGTCCAACGCCTCCGCCTCCGCCACCACGTCGCATCGTTCCTGCTCCTATGGACTTTGGTTGGCCGAAGATCAGCGCCTATTTTACAGGCCTGCTCACAAGCTTCTTTGAGGCCGTTGGCAGCGCAACAACCAGGAAACCGAAGAATGACAAGGGTGGTCCACAAGAACCAACCCCATGACGTTTACATCGGTCGACCATCGAAGTGGGGAAATCCATTTCGACCCGGTCAAGATGGAACGCGTGAAGAGGTCATCGCAAAATATGAAGAGTGGCTCAGAAATAATCATGAGCTTCTCGCCCAGCTCGAAGAGCTGAGAGGAAAAACATTGGCGTGCTGGTGTAAGCCGAAGACATGCCATGGTGATATAATTGTCAAACTACTACAAGAAAAAGAGCAAGAGAAGCTCTTGAGGTTCTAATGCTAGTCCTACCCGAATACAACAAGCCGTACATCATTGAAACGCTGACATCACCACTAGTGATCAAGCGCAACTGGATCTTCAATGCGGCGCTCCTTGACTTCCTGCTGAACCCAATCACCTATCTCGAGGAAACGACCGGTGAGGCTGCCAAGGTTCGTATCAACGGCACCGAGTTCTGGGTCCCTGCCGAGTGGCACATCCTGACCGCTGACCTTGAAACCCTCCAGATTGACACGGTAGACATTGAAAGCTGTGCTAAGAAGAAGCATGTGGCTTTTAGCTTTTCACCGGATGAGAACAATCTGCGCACCCTCGATATTGAAATCGTAGACTTCGTTGGTAAAAATGATGAACCGATGTCGCTGGTGCACCCAATGATCAGTAAAGAGACGGCGCTTGTGCATCCAGTCGGTCCAGTAAAGCTGCGAACGGGCAAGGAAATACAGCTCTCAGTTGTGATCGGTCCTCATGACCTTTACAAATTCCTCGGAAATAAGGTAGTCGGCGACATTTTGTCGTGGTGAACCTGTTTTCACTATCGCTGTTTTTGGCACGATAAATACGTCCATCATAGATAACGCATAAGACCACAGCCATCAAGATCTTTCTTGTTGTGCGAATTACATCGCACACTAGGGAGAATTCCAAATGGCTTCAGACGCGTTCAAGTATGCGTTCGCGCATGCAATGATCTATGAGATCGGTGCCTTCTTCAACATTGATGATCCAGAAGTTATCGCGGGCCTTTGCGAAACCAAGGAACAGAAGAAGAAGGTTGGCTATGTCAACATCAAAGAAGATACTGGCGGTCTCACAAAGTATGGCGTCGCTAAGAATGCCAATCCAGAGATCGACATCCAAAATCTCGACCTCGCTGGCGCGATGGAAGTGTATGAGCGTAAGTACTGGAACGTTGCAAAGTGCGAACAGCTGGTCTCCCCAGTTTCAATCATGCACTTTGACTGCGCCGTCAACATGGGTACCGGTCGTGCTGCAAAGTTTTTGCAGACTGCCGTTGGTGTTGAGCCAGATGGTGCTATCGGTCCAAAGACTATTGCTGCCGTCAACTGCACCGACCCAAAGGTCGTCATTGAGAAGTATGCAGCTGCACGTGAAGCACGCTACAACGCAATCGTTGCTGCCAATGCATCACAGGCGAAGTTCCTTAAGGGCTGGCTGCGCCGCAACGATGAAGTGAAGCAGTACTGTCTCGGTAAGCTCGCCTAAGTAGCAAAAAGTTTTAGCATTGAAAGTTTCCGGTGTTGTACAATGTGTAACGCCGGTAGATAGATATTTCGGAGAATAAGAAGAACATGCCCGACGAGATCCACGTCATCAAAAGAAATGGCGCTCGTGTCCCCCTGCAGATTGAAAAGTGGCAAGCTCAGATTGCGAAAGTTTGTGAAGGCATTGATGGTGTTTCGCCATCAATGATCGAAATTTCCGCTCATGCCCACCTCTACGATGGAATGACGACACGCGAGCTCGACCAAATGGCGCTACGCGCCATGATCGACCTCATCGATGAGGAAGAGCACCCAGATATTGGCAACGTCAATTACCAGCATGCTGCTGGTAAGCAGCGCATCTCAATGCTGCGCAAGGACATTTACGGCCAGTATAAGCCACCGCGTCTTTTTGACATCGTCAAGAAGAACGTTGAGAACAACTTTTACACGCCTGACCTTCTGCTGTGGTACACAGAGGAAGAGTGGGATCAGATCGACAAGTTCATTGATCACGACAAAGATGAGGCGCTCCCATATGCAGCCGTTGAACAGCTCATTGAAAAATATCTGGTCCAGGATCGTACGAAGTCTGGGTCTGTCGTCGAAAGTCCGCAGGTCCGCTACGCCATTGCCGCAGCTACTGCGTTTCACGCAGAAGGACCTAAGGATCGTCTCCGCTGGGTCAGAGACTTCTACAACGCGGCAAGCGATGGCCTATTCACGCTTGCAACTCCGGTTCTCGCGGGACTTGGAACGCGAACTAAGCAATTCTCTTCTTGCGTCCTTATCAAGTCAGATGACAACCTTAAGTCTATCTTCGCTTCGGGACAAGTCATGGCAGATTATGCCGCAAAGCGAGCTGGCATCGGTCTTGACGTTGGACGACTTCGCCCGCTTGGAGCAGCAATTAGAGGTGGTGAAGTCAAGCACACAGGGTTCATACCATTTCTCAAAAAGTGGTTTGCCGACCTCCGCTCATGCAGTCAGGGTGGCATTCGTAACGCTTCAGCCACTGTCAACTTCCCGATCTGGCATTATCAGTTCGATGACTTGATTGTTCTTAAGAACAACCAGGGCACAGAAGAGACGCGCGTTCGTCACCTCGACTACTGCGTGGTGATGAACAAGTTTTTCTGGCGCCGCTTCAAAGAGCAGGGCAAGATCACGTTCTTCGACCCGAACCAGGTGCCCGACCTTTACGAGGCCTTCTACACTGACAGCGAAAAGTTCGAGGAGCTGTACGTGATGTACGAGGCTCGCACCGACCTTCGCGTCAAGGTGGAGCCTGCTGAGACGGTCATCAAGGATTGGCTGCTCAAGGAGCGTGGTGACACTGGTCGCTACTACATCCTCAATATCGACAACGTCGCCAACCAGGGACCGTTCGATGTGAAGCAAACGCCAATCTACCAGACGAACCTCTGCACAGAGATCATGCTGCCAACAAGGGGCTTCAAGACTGTCGATGATGACAATGGTCGCATCGCACTTTGCACTCTTGGCTCCATGAACTGGGGAACGTTCCGTAATCCAGAGGACATGAAGCGCCCTGCCATAGTGCTACATCGCGCGCTGCATAACCTCCTTCAGTATCAGGACTTTCTGACCGTGCAGTCAAGGCTGCACAACAAGGAGTTCGAGCCGCTCGGCATTGGCATCACGAACCTTGCCTACTGGCACGCGAAGCGCCGGCTCAAGTACGGTGAGAGCGACGCCCTCGCAGAGGTGAAGCGCTGGATGGAACACCAGGCCTTCTACTTGACCGAGGCGACTGTAAACCTTGCCAAGGAAAAAGGACCATGCGAGCTCTCATCGTCGACGTTCTATGGTCAGGGTGTGTTCCCATGGGAGCGCCGTGCCAAGGGTGTTGACGACCTCGTCGACTTCACGCCAGACGAAGAGCTCGATTGGGAGACGCTGCGCGAGAAGATGAAGAAGCACGGCGTGCGCAACTCAACGCTAATGGCAATTGCGCCTGTTGAGAGCTCATCCGTTGTCATCAACTCGACGAACGGCATCAACCTTGCTAAGCAGCTCATCACCATCAAGTCGTCAAAGGCCGGTGAGTTCGCTCAGGTGGTACCAGAATATCGGCGCCTGAAGAAGCACTATCAGCTGCTGTGGGACCAGCCAGACTGCGTCAACTACCTGAAGACAGTTGCCGTTCTTCAGGCCTACGTCGACATGGGCATCTCATCTGACACGTTCTACTCGGGTCGCTTCTTCCCAGAAGGAAAGATCCCAGCAACGCTCATCGCCAAGAACCTTATGCTGGCGGCCAAATGGGGCGTCAAGTCGCACTACTACGACCTTCGTGACAAGCAGGCAGCCAAGGAGCTGCTGAAGTCACCAGGTGTTTCAGCTGTCATCACAGATCCATCACATAACGAAGAACCACCCGCAGATAGCGGAGCTGAGGAGCATTGCGAAGCATGCGTGCTATGACCACAAAGCGAGACTTCAGTAAGGCGCCAGATTATTCGAAGCGCAACATGTTTCTCGACAAGGCCGGGCCAGTAACGACCCAGCGCTTTGACGAGTACGCCTACCCAAAGATCGCAAAGTTTGATGAGACACAGCGCTCAGCGTTCTGGATCCCTGAAGAGATCACGCTGATCAAGGACAAGATCGACTTCAAGGAAGCGTCGAAGGCAGTGAAGCACATCTTCACGTCGAACCTTCTGCGACAGACAACGCTTGACAGCATTCAAGGTCGCGCGCCCGCGCAGATCTTCACGCCGGTAATCTCAATTCCTGAGCTTGAAGCGCTCATGCTTACGTGGACTTGGTTTGAGAGCCTGCACTCGCGCGCCTACTCGCACATCATCCGCAACATCTACAACGTGCCAAAGGATGAGTTCAACAAGATCCACGACAACGAGGAGATCGTCGCCATGACGAGCTCCATCGGTGAGTACTACGACAAGCTGCACCACCTCAACTCAATGGTAGAAGTTGGTCAGAAGGTCAGCGAGCAGGATTACGTCAAGGCAATCTACCTTGCGCTCATCGCCTCCTACGGTCTAGAGGCCATCCGCTTCACGGTCTCCTTTGCAACCAGCCTTGGCATGGTTGAGAACAAGATCTTCATCGGCAATGGCAACGAGATCGCGCTTATCCTTTCAGATGAGATGTTGCACGTTGACTGGACCGCATACCTCATAAACACTGTTGTCAAGGACGATCCTCGCTTCGCGAGAGCCGCCAAGGAAAACCACAATGAGGCGATGGAGATGCTCAAGAGCATCGTTGATGAAGAGAAGTCATGGGCAAAGTTCCTCTTCACAGAAGGTACTGTCATTGGTCTTAACGAGAAGACAATGGTTGACTTCGTTGACTGGACCGCTCAATCACGCCTGAAGGATATCGGCTTCAAGTACGATGCCGGCATCCGCTCAACCCCAGTTCCATGGTTCAACAAGCACTTAAATACCAGCAAGAAGCAGACGGCGCTGCAGGAAAATGAGAGCGTCGCCTACATCATCGGTTCAATGACGAACGACATTCAGTTCGAAGACCTCCCGGAAATGTGAAATGAACGAACCAAGAAAAGTCTACTACATCGACGTTGGCGATCTTCCAAGAGCAGAAGTAATCAAGCTCATGGAAAAGGTAAAAGCCGATCTTCGTGCCTCTCGCGGTGAAGGTTTTGAGCCAGCTGTCGCACCTCCAGGTCTTATGAATGACGTTGTTGAGACCCTTGCTATCGCAGGATCTTTCAATGTTTGACATCTATTCCAAGCCTGGCTGTAGTGCCTGCGTCAAGGCAAAGACCCTCCTGACCTCACTTGACATTCCATTCACCGAGCACGTTCTTGACGTAGGTCAGATCAAAGAGGCCGCAGTCAGCTACTACACCATTCCACAGCTGCAGACCTTGGTGCCAAACGTACGTACCGTGCCTCAGATTTTCAAGGACGGTCAGCTTATTGGTGGCTTTGACGCTCTAAAGCTTCACCTCGGCAAGTAAAACCAGCGACTTCTAGATAAATACGCCTGACCACTACTGGTGGTTGGGCTGGGTCTGTTCACGCTACCTAAGCTCCATAGCAAAACAAATATGGAGATAGAAGGAAAACCAACTATGGGTATCGCCGTGGAACAAGCCAAAGAAATGCTGGAAAATTCGATGCTGACCTTCGGTCAGTTCTCGGTCAACGCCTATGGTGTTGCCGTGACGATCATTTTCCTTTTCATAGCATTCATCGTCTGGAAGCTGCACAGCAACCAGGACAGTGATCTTGACCTTACGGACATGATCACCACGTATGACCCGTACACCAAGCGCAACCGTGCCTCTACTACAAAGACGCTGCAGCTCGTTGGTGGAATAGTCGCATCATTCGCAATCGTCAAGCTCACTCTTCAGGCTGCACTTACCTGGGACCTGTTCGCCATCTACCTCGCGTACGTCGCGTCGGTTGAAGGTTTCTCACGCTTCCTGCGCGCCAAGTACGGCGTGAGCGACAGCTCTAGTGGGAAGAACAAGGGCGACGACGACGCACCGAAGGGAAATGCGAAGGCAGATTAAGTTTTCTCTCCTAATCAAATAGCATATAATGAGAGCGTATGGATCATAAGAATGGAACCTACGTTGGGTTGAGAATTCTCCCACCGTCAGGCCCTAAGCTCTACGAGTTCTGTCGCCAATCAGGCATCCTCGTTAACAAGTCAAGCTTCGACCGTCGTCTTCACACGACTGTCCTGTACAGCCGCAAGCCATGTCCGTTGATCGTGCCTGATCCTGAGATGCACATTGCGCGCTTTGAGGACTTTGCGCTGTTTACGAACCATGACGAGGGCAAGGACACGGTGCTGGTCGTCAAGTTGAACGCGCCATCAGTTGTGGCACGCCACATCAAGCTGATGGCTGAACACGGCGCCTCATACGACTTCCCAACGTTCCAGCCGCACATCACCCTCTCGATGTCGTTCTACGGTGACCCGAAGAAGCTGAAGCCAATCGACTTCCAGATCCTGCTCGGACAGGAGTATGTCGAGGCGATGGACACTGAGTGGAGCTAATCACAGTTTACTGACCTGTAAACTGGTGATAGAATGGGGTCTAATCTATCGGTGAGCCCCATGAATGAAGTCGAACAGACCCCTTCCAAAGACAGCCTAGGCGATCGCCTCAAGCAGCAAGAGCAAGTTGAGGCTGGCCGTCGCGCCGACCACGGTGCGCCTCTCATGGCTCGCCTCGATGGCCGGGCGTTCCACACCTTCACCCGTGGTCTGCCGCGTCCGTACGACGTGCGCCTAAGCAGCCTCATGATCGACACCGCGAGGTACCTCGTTGAGCAGACGCACGCACGCGTTGGCTACACTCAGTCTGACGAGATCAGCCTCGTATGGTGGAACGATGACCCGGCGGCCGAAAGCACCTACCTCTTCGACGGCAAAATCCAGAAGCTGACGTCGGTACTCGCCGCTATGGCGAGCGCCTACTTCACGCGCTACCTGCCTGAGCGCATCCCTGAAAAGGCTGACCAGCTGGCAATGTTCGATTGCCGTGTGTGGAACGTGCCAACAAAGCACGAGGCCTTCCTGAACTTCCTCTGGCGCCAGGATGACGCGATCAAAAACTCCATCTCGATGGCCGCGCAGGCGCACTTCTCGCACAAGCGCCTTCACGCGGTGGACAGTGAGAGCAAGAAGCAGCTGCTGCGCGAGCTCAACAAGCCGTGGGAAGATGAGCCAACGTTCTTCAAGAGCGGTACGTTCGTTCGTCGCGAAACGCAGATGAGGCCAATCTCAGCAGAGCAGCTCGCGAAAATCCCAGAGAAGTATCGTCCGTCCGGCCCAGTTGCGCGCACCAGCGTGGTGAACATGGATCTTGGCTACATCAAGAACGATACCAGGGCGCGAGCGCTCTTTGCGTGATGCTTGAACTTCCAATTGATAAAGTCGACTTCTGCTTTAAGAACCCCATAAGCGGGTGCCGCGACCCGTGGAAAGCGGCGCACGGGAGAGTAGCCGAGCCACTTCTCATTCAGTGGGCAAGCGCTAAAGTGGGCCTACCGTGGGTTGAAGAACCAGAGCTTAGCTCGATGCCGTGGCCAGACATGGTTGCTAATGTCATCCGCGAAAATCACGACATCAAGGCGGGTCGGCATTTCAACTACGCGTGTGATGGTTGCTTAGGTAGTGAAATAGCTGAAGTGAAACTTGAAACAGATGGGCCGGTTAAGCTAGCAATATCTCAGCTTGAACTTCTACAGGCCTGCCGGGCATCTGGCATTCCATACAATCTAGTGCTTGGAACTCTAATTCGCGAGGCAACAGATAAGCAACCAGCGGTCGTTGCTCCGATTGGTATCGTTGATCTTTGTTCTGGTAGCTACCTCAATGGGTATGAGGTTCTCGTGTCAAGAGTGCGCGCAGTGGTGTAAATACTGCATGGCTGCAACCTACCTCAGAGATGCCGACGGCAAGCTAATTGGAACCCTGCGACAGCAGGCGGGCAACATGCGCCTCTTCAATAAGATTGGCAAGCTCATGGGGACGTACAACCCAAAGACGAACATCACGACAGATGCCTCAGGCTCTGTCGTTGCTCGCTGCAACATTCTGGTGTCCTTGCTGAAGAACTAGAGGAGGTGCGCAATGTACCTTACGAAGAAAGCGCTTTCCCGCCGCACCGTTCTCAAGGGTGCAGGAGCTGCTATATCACTGCCGCTGCTGGACGCAATGGTTCCAGCCTTTGGTGCCAGCGTACAATCCCAATCTCGCCTAGCCTTCGTCTATTTCCCACACGGGGCCGTGCAGCAGTTCTGGACGCCTAAGACGGTTGGAACCAACTTCGAGTTTTCTCCAATCCTCAAGCCGCTTGAAAGCCAACGCGGGCACATTACCGTGATAAGCGGCCTCCGCAACAAGCCAGGCGAGAGCTCCAACCCACATGGCATCATTGAGCAGACCTGGCTCTCATGCAAGAACCCAGATGATCGCACAACCGATGGTACCACAATCGATCAAATAGCTGCAAAGCAGATCGGCCAGTCAACACCTCTCTCATCGCTTGAGCTTTGCGGCGAGCCAGGTGGTTCAATCAGCTACCGCGGTTCTAGTGGTCTCCCGCTTGAGGGCAACCCTCGCAAGATCTTCTACACAATGTTCGGTGCTGGTGACAACAACGCTGACCGCATCGCTCGCCTACAGGCAACTGGTTCATTGCTTGACTACGTCACAGAGGCTAGCAAGAGCCTGAGCGGCAAGTTGGGTGCTGCAGACCGTGCTCTTGTGGATAGTTACCTCGAGAACGTTCGCGAGGTAGAGCTGCGCATGCAGAAGCTGATTGCGAAAGCGGGCTCACTTGGAGAACTGCCTAACGCGCCAGTTGGTACACCTGACGACTTCACTGAGCTGCTTGACATTCAGTTCGACATGATTGCTCTTGCTTTCCAAACGAACCAGACCCGCATTGCTTCGATGCGCATGGTGAAGGAAGCGAGTATGCGCACCTATCCAACGATCAACGTTGACGAGGCCTTCCATCCACTGTCACATCATGGTGAGGACCCTAGCAAGCATGAGAAACTTGTGCGAGTGCAGGCCTACCACACTGAGCGCTTCGCGCGCTTCATCAAGCGCCTTGCTGAAACCAAGGAAGCCGGTGGCTCCATCCTTGACAGCTCAATTATCCTATTCGGTTCGAACATGGCTAACAGCGATCTACACAACAACAATCCACTACCACAGCTCATCGCTGGGCATGGCGGTGGTATCAAGGGCAATCAACATCTCGCCTTGCCCAAGGATACACCACACGCGAACATCCTACTGACGATGGCGCAGAAGGCTGGTGTAGAGCTTGAAAAATTTGGCGATGCAACTGGAGTGTTCTCAATATAGAGGAAGAGCAGTGTCGGAAGTGATAGACTTTTTCGCACGAATTCCAAAAGACAGAGTGCAGATGAAGTGCGTGTTCTGTTACACAGAGCGCGTTGACGATGTTCCGAAAAATCTTTTAGAGGTGTACCACTGGTGTACGGGCTGCGATGAGCAAGCCTCAGTGACCGTGGCACGCCAAAACAAAGGACACCAGTGGTGCATGCTCTACCACCGCTTGAATGGTAGCTGCTACGTCCGCTCTCTAGCCCACCTCTACTAACCCATTTAACATAACGGTCCCAGTTAACATAACTTGACCTGTGTACTTTTGCGCGAATTCAGTATACGATGGCTCCATCTTGGAGGACATGCTGATGACGCTGTTGCAAAAAGTTGTGAAGATTTTCAAGAAGGACGGCATCGTTCTTTCTGACCAGCAGATCGATGTAGTTCGATGGGTTCTTGAAGGTAAGGGCAGTCTCGAACTGCTCGCTCGAGCCGGTTGCGGCAAGACCTTCACTCTTATGAGGGTCGTGCAGGCAATCGCTGCATGCGGACTTGGCGATGTTGCGCTGATGGCGTACAACAAGAAGATCGCCGACGAACTCAAGGCCAAGCTTACTGAACTCGGGCTGGATTGGAAGCAGGCAATGGCTGGAACGGTCCACTCATTCGGCTTCGGCGCATGGCGCAAGGTCTCACCTCACGTCAATGTCGACAACGACAAGATGTGGAACCTCGTCAAAGAGCTTCAGAACTTCTACTTCTCAGATGGCGAAGACGAGCAAGGTCGCTTCATCAGCGACAACGAGGCTTCACTCGTGCGCCTCTGCGGCCTTGCAAAGCAGCGGGCCCTTGGTTACACCGGCTCGATCGACGACACGTCGGTATGGCTGGACATGTGGGACCACTTCGGTCTTGAAGACGACGTAACTGAGGACGTTGACCCACTCGCGATCATCAAGATCGCCATCCGCCTCTACAAGCGGTCGCTCAGCCTCTGCCGCGAAGTCATCGACTACGACGACATGATCCTCGCGCCGCTCTACTTCAAGGCAAAGTTCTGGCCGAAGAAGTGGGTGCTCGTGGACGAGTCCCAAGATACAAACCCTGCTCGCCGCGCCCTCGCGCTGGCAATGCTCGACAAGAACGGCGGCCGCATGATCCTGGTCGGCGACCCTGCTCAGGCGATCTACGGCTTCACTGGAGCCGATAGCAACTCAATGACGCAGCTGCGTGAAGCTGTCCAAGGCATCACGCTCCCGCTGAACGTCACTCGCCGCTGCCCTAAGCTGGTGGTTGAACAGGCCAAGCGGCTAGTTCCAGACTTTGTCGCTCACGAAGATGCTCCTCAGGGAGTTGTTCGCGCCATCGAGTATGACAGCCTTGAGGCTGAGCAGCTCAACAAGAACGACGCGATCCTCTGTCGCAACACGGCCCCGCTCGTCACGACTGCCTACACGCTCATCGCGAAGGGCATCGCCTGCCGAGTTGAAGGTCGCGAAATTGGTACGGGCTTGATCAAGCTGGCACGGCGCTGGAAGCTGAAGACGCTCGATCAACTGCTCACCCGCCTTGAGGACTTCCAGACCAAGCAGACCGCCAAGTTCATCGCCAAGGGTCAAGAAGAAAAGCTCGATCGCCTTGTCGACCAGCTCGACTGCCTGCGAGTGGTGATCAACCGCTGCTTGCTGCAGAAGAAGAACATGATTGATGATCTGGTCACCGACATCGAGACGATGTTCGGCAACACCCCAGACGGCGAACAGCCGAAGGTGCTCACGCTCTCCACGGTCCACAAGTCGAAGGGTCGTGAGTGGCAACGCGTCTACCTGCTTGGCCGGTCCAAGTACATGCCCTCTCCGTACGCCAAGAAGGAATGGCAGATGGAGCAGGAGCGCAATCTCGAGTACGTCGCCATAACCCGCGCGATGTCAGAATTGATCGATGTGCCCGCTCCCTCGGAACAGAAGTGAGGAACCAGATGAAATCGCGACGTGAGAAGCTGTTGGAACTGAAGGGTGCACTGTCATCCTTCAATGATCTCGAGCCGAATGCCACCGAGGAATACCTGAAAAAGCAGATCCTCGCTGCCAAGCTCACAGCCAAGATCATCGAGAACGGCATCGATGCTCTGATAGCCAATGAAGCTCCATCGGCAGAGGACGTCGAACGCTTCCTCGACCAGGAGCCTGGCCTCCGCCGCCGGGCTGAAGGAACTCTTGGAGAAGACGCATGAGGCACCGCGCAGCCGAAGGCATTGAGGTTCAAGAGATCGGTCTCGATGATCTGTCTGAAGATGAACGGGCCATGGTTCAGGCCATGATGGCCCGTGGAACCGCAGTCGTCAAGACTGATGAAGCGTCGCTCGACACGATCATCATCAACACGAGGAATGCGTGAAGGTCAAGATCACAACCGAGACGGAGATCGAGATGGACCTTGACGTCATGGCCAAGGCGTTCGCCCACCTCAATGACGACGAGCAGGCCAAGTTCTTCGTCAAGGTGGCCGAGATTGGAAAGACGTTCGGAGGCTTTGGCCCTGAGTACCAGTGGTACCAGATCGGCAGTCACCTCCGCAACTGTGAGTGCTCTACTGAGGCGGCGCGCGAGATGATCCGTCACATGCACATCGGTCTTGAAGAAGGAACGCACTGATGATTACGGTCTGGGAAGTTGGCTTCAAGAAGGGCGACACCATCGAGTGGGAACACAACCACATCGAGGATGGCTACGATCCTGAGCGCAAGTTCCCAACGGCGAAATTCCATGGGCAGCATGGCTGGGTGAACCAGCTTTGGCGCTCCAGTCCTGCACAGCTTATCAACGGAAAGGTGGTCTATGAACGCTGAAGCCAAGCGCGTGTATTTTACGATTGACGGTGGGTTTCTCTCTGACTTCGCCCGCACGATGGTCATCGAGGGTAAGTGGGAGCGAGCAATCAAGATGCTCGTCGACGACACTGGCGTCACGTATGAGCAGGCAATCCAGCTGTTGAAGGGCGAGGCCAACTTCGTCGGCAATGCCGAGATTGGTAACCCGAACAGCACCCTCAGCTGGGAGACGCTCTCACCGAAAGGTAAGGTTGCCAAGGACATGAAGAAGCAGCTCGACTACACGTATGGCACCACCTTCAAGTACAAGGATCACTACTGGAAGCCATACGCTTCAGTGCAGGGCTGGTGCAAGGAGGACATGGACTTCGCGCGCTCCTACCAGGGACCGTACCTGATCATCAACGGTGACATTCGCTCCAACAGCCGCTTCGCCAATGGCGCGCTGCGCAGCCTCTTCTACGCTGACAACCATGGCAGCGACATGCTTGTCTGCCTCAACAACAGCCCTGAGGAAATCTCCGACGTGCTGTGCGCGAAGGCACCGATGCCGCCAATCTGGATTGACGTTCCGATGAACGACCCAGTGGCGCACCTCAACGCCCTCATCAAGGCCAAGAAGCTAAGCCTTTCTGAGCGCGGATCTGCCGACGTCGAGCCAGTGTTTGAGCCGATCAGCAACCGCAAGCCATCACGTACCAAACCGGTTCCCAAGGAATACGAAGGTGCCGATGATGTTGAGCTTACGCAGCGCGAGATCGCCACCAGGTCACGTGAGCTGACGCAGCAGTTTATCATCGACATCAATGCGGCCGCAGATACAGCTGCCATCCGCGCCGTCGAGGTGAAGTACGAGGATGCCTTCTCACACCTCACCAAATCCCGTGAGCAGACGAATGCGGTCCCACACGATGTATGGGACATGAGAGAGGAAGCCTTCAAGAAGGCTCGCACGAACATCGAAGAGATGTACGCTAACCGCGTTCGCGCCCAAGCCGACGTGATCGGCGGTTGGTACGAGCTCAAGCTTACCGACGAGGACTGCCCAGACTACGATCCACCGTTCATCAAGGTGCCGAAGAACGCCTTCATCAACTGGGCGCTCCGCGGGTTTCGCTTTGCAGACTTCGGCAAGGTTCAGCCCGAGTGGCCATGCGTCGCTGGTTCCGGCTGGAAGCTGCCGATGGACGATCCATACCACACCGACTGGATGCTCGGTGCCGGCATCCCGCTGAGTGAAACGTATGGTCGCGACTTTGATGCCGAGGACAAGAAAGCCATCCCGCTGGCTGAGCGCGTGCGCGATGCTTCATTCAGCGCCAAGCACGATCTTGTGGAAGAGTGGACAGGTGTTGAGTTCTCCATCCTCGCGAAAGGCGACACAACGTACGCGTACGGCAGCGTCGTGTTCGCCAAGCCAGATCAAGAAGTTCCGCCGGGCAGCATCGCCATCGCGCCGAACGCCGGACCAAAGTACTACCTCGCGATGATCAGCGCCAACCGCGAGGACGAGCGAGGTGACCGCGGTCTCCTCATCTGCCAGACCGGCGGGCAGCTCGCCCACCTGGCGGTAGTAGGACGCGAACAGAACTGCACGGTGCTGATGATCCCAAAGGCGCTCGCGAAGTTCAGGGAAACCGACAGGGTCGGAATTCACCTCGACACCATGAAGATGACCATCAGGGTCTAAGGAGAAAAACGTGGAAAACATCATTGACACGATCAAAGAGGCGATCAAGAGCAGGGTCTACAACCTGTTCTATGTTCACGTTCCAGCAAACGTCTATGCTGGCAAATGGTATGACTATCGCTCACTTAAGGTTCCTGTCCTCGCTGTTGACGAGGATCACGCAATTGCGCTGGTCAACGACAGCAAGCTGAACGTGCTTGGTTGGGCGAAGGCCCGGCGGGTGAACGGTCGACGCCTTATCCAAGCAAAAGTTCCAGCTGACAAAAGCGTGTTCTTCAAGGAACGATATTATGTCAAGGCCGAAGACGTCTTCGGGCGTATTGGTCCAGCCCTTTGCGCAGACGGCAGGTTCTACCGCATCGAGACGCAACCAATCAAGGTGCATGTCAAACCTGCATAGTTTATCACCAGCCTCGCGCGTGATACAATGCTGGTATGGATAAACCTGACGATACAGACCCAAAGTTAGTGCAGTTCGCTGATGATGTTCAGGCGAAGATCGCCGAACTCACGAAGGACCCCGACTATGCCGTTGTCTGCATGGTCATGAAGCGCACTGACCTTGGCCTTCAAACATACACGAACGTTGCTGGCCTCAACGGCCTTCTTTCTGACGGGCTCTACCATGAGCTTGTCTCGCAGATCGATGCTGGCAACCTTGGGTTTTTCGCGCTTCTCGCCGAGGTGATCTTCGACGTTGAAGAAGAATTTGCCCTCAACCGAACTCCTGACACTGGCTTGGATGATGATAGCACGATCCACTAACCAAGAACTCACCGTCAACCCAAATCGTCTCTCGCTTGACGAGGCCTACATCAACATGGCCTACGTGTGGGCACGGCGCTCAAAGGCCAATCGCAAGCAGGTTGGAGCGTTGATCGTCAAGGGTGATCAGATCATCTCAGACGGCTACAACGGAATGCCGGCTGGCGAGAAGGACGACGTCTGCGAGTATTGGCACCAAGAACCGCAAGGCTTCTCGCTAACCGACATCCCACCAACTCTCCGCACCAAGCCAGAGGTTCTGCACGCTGAGAGCAACGCTATCGCCAAACTTGCTAAGAATGGTGGTGAAGGGTGTTTCGGCGCCACGGTCTACATCACCATGTCTCCGTGCATTGAGTGCGCCAAGCTGATGTGGCAGAGCGGCATCAAGCGCGTCGTGTTCGATGAGCTCTACCGCGATGACGCGGGCATTCAGTTTCTCCGCTTACGCGGTGTTCCAGTGGATCATTTCACGTGCGAGGCAATCAAGTGAAGGTTGAAGGAACAGAAGAAATCAGCCGCAGCGTCGAGATAGACATATCTCTCGACGCCGCCTGGGGAGCCGTAAGGCGCGAAATTCTCGACAAGCACGGTATCCCAAGTGATGCCTACGTCAAGGATGGCAAGATCTGCGAGACCGTCGAGTACTATGGCTCGCACCGCTGGGAAGAAGAGACGGTCGCCATTGAAAGTCCATCTGCCGAGCAGATCAAGGTGCTCGAGGCGGTCAAAAAGATCGAGAAGATAGTTTGGAAAATCCATCAAGAGGAGATGAAATCATGAAGAAGACGATGATTGCACTTGCAGCGACATGTGCGTTGCTGTTCACTTCCGGCGTGCTTGCACAGTCGGCCGACACCCGCGGGCTCAATGACGCACAGCAGGCAGAGATCAATCTTCAGATCGCCAAGATGAAGGCCGACAAGGCCAAGGGCATCGTTGAAGGTGTTCCTGCCGCCAACATCTCCGAGACAGTGCGAACTGAAGCGGCTGCATGGGGTGAGATGGGAACCAACATGGGCCGCGCCGTAGTAGGTGCTGCCAAGGAAATCGGCGTTGCCGCCAACGAGTTCGCTGAAACTCCGCTGGGCAAAGTCACCGTCGGCGTGGTCGTCTACAAGCTGATCGGCCAGGAAATCCTCGGCGTAGTTGTCGGCTGCAGTATCCTGCTCTTCGTGTACATGCTTGCCGGCTACCTGCTCTTCCGTGCCCGCTTCGCGAGCCGCGTTGAGTATGAGACCAAGCCGTTCCTTTGGGGACTGTGGCAGCGCCGCGCGCTCAAGTCATATGAAGAGAGCGACGACTGGAAGATCACTCGCCTGATCATCGCCGCCGTCGTGTTGATCATCGGCTCCTGGATCGGGCTCGCCACGATCTTCTAAGCGTGAAGACCGAGCTCAACGACAGAACGCTGTGGTTCGATGGGACCAGCCAGGTAAATCCTGCGCTGGTCCCAAGTCTTTTCCTGGGCGGTATCCCTCCAGAGCTCATCGCCCTCAATGAGGAGAGTGAGGATACGAGACAGTTCAACCAGTTTTCTGAGGAGCAGCTTACGGTAGGTAAGGACAAGAACCGTCCACTCAACATGGCGTGGAAGGTTCCGAAAAGCTACCAAGATATTGACCTTGCCAACTACGTCCTCGACGCCGTTGGAACAATGGCATTAGCGCAGCGCTGGGATTACGAGACAACAGCAAAGTACGCGCAGCGAGTGAAGGTTGAGCTTGAAGAAATTCAAATTCGCGGCATGGATCCGTTGGTGAAAACGCTCATCTATGTCATCGACACCCTAAAAGAGACGAAGACAGTATGGGGTGTTGGCCGTGGTTCTTCGTGCGCGTCGTTGGTGTTGTTCATTATCGGTCTGCACAAGGTCGATCCGATCAAGTATGGCATTGCAATGGAAGAATTCTTTCATGACTAAAAAGAAAAAGCCGTCAAAGCTTAATGCAGAGCGTGAGCAAAACCGCATTTGGGGTCTTTCAAATAATGACCTGCTTACTGAGACAATCGAAGCGTCAAAAGGCGATGATTACGATGGGTTCTTTACACCGTGGGGTGAATGGCAGCTTGAGCAGTTGAAGGCTGAACTTTCACAACGACTACTCGCAATTGATTTTCTTGACAAGGAGCTAGAATGATCCGCTGTCGCTTCAAAGCAAATGAGGACGATTGCCGTCCAATCAAGGTTCCATACCCACATCCATGGTGGTGCACCGGTGGTGGTGATGGGTTCAGCGTTGTCGTTGCGTATGCAGACAATGAGGATCAGATCCTTCAGTTCTGGCCTGAGGCAGAGGACCTTGACAGCGAGGAGCGTGAAGAATACACCTTCACCTCAAGGTTTCCTCAACCTGATGATTGGGTACCGCCAGAAGGTGCCAAAATCAAGGTCATAGCGTGAACCTGTTTTTGGGCGGGGCAAGATAAATACCACACTACAGAGCTATCACATCCGATATTCTCTTCTGGAGCTCCCTAATGCCACGTAAAATCGTAACGTCTGCCCGCCAAGAAGTCGTTGACTTCGACATGCTTGCAATCAAGCAACAGCTTGCCACCACGCCAGTGCCTGTGAGCGTTAACCAGCGCCGCAAGTTCATCGACGAAAAGGATGGCATCAAGACGAAGGAGAATTTCATCGTAGCACCTGCAAAGAAGGTTGCCGCTGATGAAGGTTCACCATTGGCAGTCGCAGCTGAAGCCGCCGATGCTTCAGCACAGGCCGCCAAGTAAGCGATACAGAGACAACTTAGGAGATCCGACACATGGCGATCAGACCGCTTGGTAATGCCTTTTTGTTCGCGTTTATCAATGAGACCACTGAGGGTCAATTCCTTCAGAAGAACAAGGGCCGCATTCTTCTCACCCGTCCGGAAACTGATAAGCAGGGCACCTATGCCCGCTGGGCCAAAGTTTTGGCCGTCGGCAACGACGTGAAGGACTTCAAGAACGGCAGCATCGTTCTTATCCAGCCTGGCAAGTGGACCGTTGGCTTCACGCACGACGGCGTCAAGGTTTGGAAATCAGATGACGAATGGGTCATCGCCCTCGCTGACGATGAGACGGTGGCGTACGACTACAACTATTGATGACTGAGGAGATCTTTCATGGACACGATCGTTGTGACTGCAGATGCTGGCTTCAATGTTATCAAGACGCTCATCGTCTTGATATGGCTTCACCTCTTTGATGACTTCTTCCTCCAGACGGACAAGATGGCAACGAGCAAGAGCGGCTCAGCGAAGTGGCTAAGCATTCATGTTAGCGTTTACACCGTTCCATTCCTAGTTCTTCTCGGCTGGCAGTTTGCGCTGCTCAACGCCGCCCTCCACTGGGCAACCGACTTCTTCTCATCTAGGGCAACATCGTACCTGTGGAAGAAGAATGAGCGTCACTGGTTCTTTGCTGTCATCGGCATTGATCAGGCCGTTCACATGACGTGCTTGGTGTTGACGATCCCGTTCATCAACTCCCCATTCGCGTTCATCAACAACTGGCTCAGCGTATGATCCAGGCAAAGTTCTTCATCTTCGACGTTAAGAGCATTGACGCATGGCGCGTCGCCAAGAAGACGAAGGGCCTTCGTGCCAAGGCCATGATCAACTTGCTTGTTGATCGATCCGTCATGTCGAAGTTCCTCATTGACACGCTTGAGGCCAAGGAGCCAATTGGCGAGAACACAATGTTCTGCATTGGTGAGGGCAACGACGCCTGGCAGCAGGCACCAAAGACGCTGCTCAAGAAGTACAACGTCATCGACATTGACAAGGATGGCTGGATGGTGTGCGAGCCGAAGGCTGAGAACAGCGTCGAGTTCTACGAGGTTCCTCTCAGCGCCTCCATGCTCCCGTCATACATTGTCGGCAAGTGGGGCGAAACCGTTGACAACATTCAGAACCTTCAAGAATACGAGCCTGGTGACTTCATCGCCCGCAATCGCGAGGACAACTCAGACGTGTGGGTAGTTCGTCGTAAGATCTGGCTGAACTCGTATACGGAGCTCACGCCGTGATCTACTCTGGTGAAGAGCGCTGGGATCAGCTTGGTAAGCCATGGATAGACATCAAGCGCCCAGACATTTACAATGAAAGAACGATTGCCTTCTGGACTGGCGTCCATGCTATGTTCAAGAATTCGCCTATTGAGGTGGCCCCAAATGGAGCCTTCCATGGGATTGAGGCTCTTCTCGTCAGTGAAAAACCTAGCTACCTTGGCGGCGGTTTTCAGTACAAGTTTTGGTTCAACTCTGTAGAAGATCGTGCCGCGTTCTTGGAAAAGGCTAATGCTCTGTTCCCTAGCTTCTCACAGTGCGAGATGTCAAAGTGAAGGGTGTTCTGATCTTCACCGGCGCCGGCCTATCGGCCGACTCGGGCCTACCAACCTTTCGAACAGACGGTGGTCTATGGGAAGGTCATCGCGTTGAAGATGTCTGCACGCCTATGGCGTTTCAGAAGGACCCACAGCTCGTGTGGAAGTTCTATCGCGACCGCTATCTTTCCTACTCAGGTGCCAAGCCAAACGCCGGTCATGTTGCCATCGCTCAGATTGAGCAGCGCTGTGAAGCTGAAGGTGTTCCATTCCTTCTAGCAACACAGAACGTTGACGGTCTTCACGCGGCCGCTGGAAGTAAGAAGCTCGTCGAGCTTCATGGAAACATCGCAAAGTTTCAGTGCTTCGGCATCAACTTCGATACGTGTGATTACACCACTGAGGAAAACCTCTGGGTCAATGAGAGCGTTCCTGTTTGCCCAAAATGTCGCAGTGAAAACCTCCGCCCAAGCATCACATGGTTCTTCGAAAACCTTTCACCTGCTGCCCTCATGGAAGCCATCGGTTTTTCAAAGGATGCCGACGTTGTCGTTTCGGTTGGAACATCGTTGAACGTATTTCCAGCCGCCGACCTAGTCATTGGTCCGCTCAATCGCGGCGCGCAGGTTGTCGAGGTAAATCTCAAGCCATATCTTTCTGGCTGCGGTGATGTTGGGAAGAACTACATTTTCGCAAAGGGTAGAGCCGCTGACGTGCTGCCCGAAATCGTCAAGCATATTGGAGCTGTCTAGTGTTCTTCATCGCCCTCGTTCTATTTGCAGCTCTGTTCATTGAAGGCATTGGTACCTACATCAGCGTCGCCGGCCTAGGTCACCTCTTCAACATGAACCCGGTCATCATCTTGATGGCCATCGCGCTGGACATTGGTAAGGTCGCTGGCGTCTCCTTCCTCTACAAGTACTGGAAGGACATCAAGCTGCTGATGAAGGGGTTCATGATCCCGGCGACGGCGGTTCTCATGCTCATCACGTCGACTGGTGTGTTCGGCTACCTATCACAGCAGTTCCAGCACGCCATCGTCACGAACAATCAAGACACGATCATCATCACATCGCTTGAGGGTGAACAGACAAAGCTGCAGGCCCGCAAGCAGGAAATCGATAAGCAGATCGCAAACCTTCCTGCTGATTATGCTCGTGCGCGGCGCCAGCTAATGCAGGAGTTCGCGCCTGAAACAGATAGGATCAACAAGCGCCTTGTTGAAATTGATGTGCAGCTTCCACAGCTGAAGTCTGCCAACGTCAAACAAAGCGCTGACCTCGGCCCAATCCTCTATGTAGCTGAGGCGTTCAACACCACCCCTGAGAAGGCGGTCAAATACGTCATCCTCACGATCATCTTCGTGTTCGACCCGTTTGCAATCGTGCTGCTGATCGCCGGTAACTTCCTCATTGAACGTAGGAAGAAGCCCGAGCCTGCAGCGCCGGTGATGGTGGTTGGCGAGGTCACAGGCCCGCTGATGACGACGACGACTGGCACCACAGATGAATACTACAAGGAACAGGTTGAGAAGGCCGCCGATCCAGATGCTGTTCTCAAATCAAGCTTTGATGCTGATGAGCTGTCAGCAGGAATGGACACGCTAGCTGCATACTCACCTGATAGTGACAAGGACATCTTTTTTGGCCCACACCCGGGTGGCGCAACTGTTGAGGTTCCTGATGACATGCCGCTCGACACACCAGCTCCAGTCGTTGAAGAGTACACGGCGTCAACCTCTCGTCCTGCTCTTCCTGAAGAGAAGGGTGAGGATGCTGAACGAGATGTGATCACGCTGCCACAGCTTCAGACGCCACGCTCTTCACTTGAGCACATTGACGCGCGTAGGGCAGACGTTGTCATGTCGCTCAATTCTATTGAAGCGCCACCAGCGATCACAACGCGCTACACTGAGCGCTGATCGCTGTTTACGCCACAACATGGTGTGATAAGATAGCTACACTCCACGTAGGAATGACAATGAAGCCATCGATTTGGGTTGAGCGGTATCGTCCTAAGTCCATTAAGGACGTCATCTTTCAGGACGAGCGCCAGCAAAAGCAGTTTGAAAAGTTTGTTGCTGATGGTGACATTCCACACCTTTTCATGACTGGCATCCAGGGAACTGGCAAGACCAGTGTTTCCAAGGCGCTCATCAATGACCTCGGTGTAGACCGTGCTGACGTCATCCGCATCAACTGCTCCAAGGACAAGATCGACGCGATGCGCAGTAAGGTTGACGCGTTCGCAATGACCATGCCGCTTGGTAAGTTCAAGGTGGTGCAGCTCGAAGAGCTCGACTACCTATCACTCGATGGCCAGGCGCTGCTGCGCGGTCTCATCGAACAGGCCTCAACGACCTGCCGCTTCATTGCCACCTGCAACTACGAGAACAAGGTCATCCCACCACTGAAGGATCGCTTTCAGCGCTTCTACTTCAGGGCTCCAGACAAGGACAAGGTCGCGCTCCTCGCGTCTGAAATTCTCGGCACCGAGGGCGTTGGCTTCGAGGTAGATCACCTCCTTACCTACATCGACCTCGGCTACCCAAGTGTTCGTCAGATCATTCAGCTTCTCCAGCAGAACTCTCACAATGGGGATTTGCTGGCACCTCATGCGTCAGGAGCAACAGTCTCAGATTGGAAGCTCGGTCTTCTGGACACCATCGCGAACGGCGACTTCAAGACCGCTCGCAAGCTCGTCTGCGAAACGGCCACCCGTGAAGAGCACGAGGACGTCTACACGTTCCTCTACCAGAACATCGACAAGCTGAAGGTGAAGGACAAGGAGACAGCGATCATCACGATTGCAGACTACCTCCGCTCACATGCGCTCTGCGCTGACACGGAAATAAACCTCGCTGCCTGCTTCATCTCTTTGTCGAGGTGCTAAGTGAACCTTGAAGAATACTTTCGCAACGGTTGGAACAACGTTGATGGCGCTCCTTGGGACAAGGATGCAAACTACATCGACCATGCCATTCGCCATGAAGTGCGTGACGGTAAGGTGCGCTTCTACATTCACCCAATGACCGTGAATGGACCAACCCTAGACTTCGAGATTGAGGGCAACACCCTCAAGCAGCTCTATGTCCCGAGTTGAACGACACGATCCAAGCACCCCTCCAACCCCTGAGCAGCTGGCTGCTATGCAGGAGCGTGAGGTGAAGCGCAAGGCGCTCATGGCCGCAAGCAAGCCAGAAATTGGTGAGCTCATTCGCTTCAGCGTCTATTTCAATTGGTCGTGGGCTGGCTGTGGCTTCGGTGAATTCTTTGCGCGGAAAAACCCAGACGCCAATGATTGGGCAATAGATGATGAGTGCATGGGCCCAGAAAATGTGCGAAAAATTCTCTATGCAGCCGTTGACAAATTTGTTGATGAGCAAATGAAGGCCAAATATGCCGACAATAGAACTGAATGACACGCTCAAAGAGCTCAATTTTGACTATCTCGACAAGGAATACCCTGGAGAGAACGAGCTGGTATGGTGTAAGCGCTGTCAGACGGAGCACAGGCGTGGTGCCCCTCCAGAAATCGAATACGGCAGGATTGTGCGCGACCACTCAAACATCCTCTGCGCAGAGATCGATGCCGCCATCATTGCATCGCTATTGAAAGAGCATGAGTTTCAAACTTGACATCTTCGATTTGCTTGGAAGGCTAAACGACCCCAAGCAAGGCGATATCTATACAGCCCTCACAGATGAAGAGAAGAAGGGTTTCGCACCGTTGGTAGTGATGCGATGGGCATCAGGCACATCTGACACTCGTCAGATCATGCTGTTGAATGAGTTTGTGAACCCAAATGTGTTCACTCTTGGTAAACACCCGCATCTTCTGATGATGCTGATGCAGGCTGCCAATTCTAAAACCAACAAACGGTATTCCTGGCTCGGCGTTAAAAGCAAAAAGAAAAATTCAGAAGCTCTGCGGGTTATCCAAGAGTTCTACGACATGTCAGAGCGTGAGGTGAAGCTAATGAACCCACGACCATCTGAGAGCGAGATCCTATCCATGGCTGAGCAACTTGGCTGGGACAAGGATGAAATTGCCAAACTGAAGAAGGAAGCTACATAATGGGCTGTGGACCATTTTCAGGGCGCACGTGTTCAAGCAGTCCGTACGCTGTACCAAATTCAAACCCAAACCCTGAGCGGTTCAAGATCATCGACGAATGGTCGCAGAATGGTTTCCTCATCTTGCTTGTCAACTACCCTGATGCCAAGAATTATGAGGGTAACAAGCTGCTCGTCTACAGGGGCTTCATCAGCAGCTCAATGCTGCTGGCGCACAACAGAGGCAGGCTCGACCCGCACTTCTACCAGGACAAGGGCTCACCTATCGCCCGCTTTAGACCTGACGCGGAGAGCGTCGAGCTTATCAATTGGATGATCAGCTACTAGTTTCAATCTACGCTCAACCAGTGTAGAATGGTGCTATGAAGACCCGTCGCCCCGAAAGAAATCGCAGAGAGAGAAAGGCGCGCTACATCTGGGCAAAGAACAAGATGACGCGCTACCCAGAGTGCGCCTACAACGGTGACTTCTACTGCGATCACATCTATGATCCTGCCTACCCATGGCAGTGGATCGACTTTCGCTTTTTCCATTCCCGCGTAAAGCGCTACTATGCCGTAGCGATGATCACAACGTGGTTCGACGCGTACAACAAGTTCGAAGATGAGTGCTTCGACGAGGCTGAGAGGTTGTACGCCGGCGATTGGTCTGCCCAAGCAGGCTACGTGAACGGGTTGAAGAACGCCCCGCCAGACAAGAGCTACTCCATTACCCCCTACATCCAGCTGAAGGACTACGGGCGAGTGGCCATTGGTCTCTACGCAACGGTAAATACCCCACACATTGATGAGCACTACATTCGCAAGTTCATCGCCGACTTCAAAGCACACGGCGAACCCACGTCTCCAGGCTGGAGCTGGTATGGTGAAAAGACAGAGGTCAACCTCCGAAGAGCCGCGGGAACCGAAGCTTCTTAACGCTGAGGAGATCGCGAAGCGCCGCGTTCCGATAGAGGATGCTGAGGTGCTGACCGCGAATGCGCGTGGAAATTGGCACTGCACCTTCTGTGAGCGACGCTTCCACAGTGAGGCGCGTTACATGAAGCACTTCTGTGAGGAGAAGCGCCGGCATGGTGAGTTCAAGAGCACGCTAGGGCAGGGTGCCTACAGCTTCTACCGTGAGTGGATGCAGCTGAAGAGGTACAGCGCCCCTGGAGCAGCTGCCTTCATGGGCTCAACGTTCTACAGGGCCTTCATCAAATTTGCCACCCTCGTGCGCGATGCTAACATCTCGCGACCAGACAAGTACATGGAGCTGATGGTTGAGGCAGATGTTTCACCGCACCTGTGGTGTCGTGAGCAGTGCTACTCAGTCTACCTCGGCTGGATGGACAAGCTCTCAGATCCACTCGACCAGGTGCAGGAGACCATCAACTACCTGATGGACATCTGTGACAAGGATGGTGTTGATATCTCAGGGGTGTTCAAGCACCTTGGTGAGCAGCAAGTAATTCAGCTGGTACGCCAACGCCGCTTGTCACCATGGCTGTTGTTCTGCGCACCCTCGTTTGGTAAGTTCCTGAAGGACATGGACAAGGGACACCTGAAAGCGTTCAACACGGTTGTCAACTCGTCATATTGGGGACAGCGCTTCCAGCAGGAGCGCTCGACCATTGAGAACATCAAAACGATTGTCAAGGAAGTTAGGCTTTGATAATCTGCATCTGCAATGACATTCCTGAGAACGTCATTGTGAACATCTTGAGACGCACGAAAGCGAAGAGCATCGAGCAGCTTCAAGAGCATATCGGAATTTGTGATCGATGCACTGGCTGCACGTACATGCTTGAACACATGATAGAGAGGAACAATGAGAATTTACTCACCGACATACGGATACTTGACGATCCCAATGGAGACGCCTGATCCTAGCAGGCGTGGACCGTTCTACACCAGCGACCCAGTGAAGGCGTACCTGTGGCCCAGTGGGGTTGCTGCCTCAAGCTGGCTCAGGATATTCACTGAGCTCAATGGGGCAAATGATCTAGAGGTAGTCGATTGAGCTTTTCGGCCGACGTCGACATTGACCTTCGAACAGACTTCGACCCAACGAAACTGTTCCCATGGGCGCGCGCGTCTCTCGCGAAGGACGGGGTGCTGCGACCGCATCCATGCGGTGTGCATCCTCAGGACATTCCTGTTGACAAGATCACCGGCCTTTCGGCAATTCCATATGACGCCGCTGAGGACGTTGGCTACGCTAAGATCGACTTCCTTCACCTGCATGTCTATGATCACTTCGAAACGCGGGAAGAAATTGACGCCCTTCTCGAGCGTGAGCCGGACTGGGGGTTGCTGACTGTTCCCGACGAGCAGAAGAAGCTGTTTCAGCTTTCCAAGCATGGCGACATCCTCAACACTGTCAAGCCGAAGAACATAGAGGAGCTTGCCGACGTTCTCGCGATCATCCGCCCCGGCAAGAAGCAGTACGCGAAGCTGTACAACTCGCAGCGAGATGCTACGCGTCGCATCCTTTACGCGAAGGATGAGAACGGCTACTCGTTCAAGAAATCACACGCCATTGCCTACGCGATGGTCATTGTTCTACAGCTCCACCTTATTGAAGCCAGTATTCTGTGAGCCCAACGCTGGTAGAAGAACTTGAGATAATGCGGCGGCGGCTTGAGCGCGGGCTGAATTTAGCTTTCAAGCTTGACACTCGTTTCGTTGATATTTTCAACAGCTGCATTGATCAGCTGGATTACGTGAGGACCGAATATGAACAAGAAAGTTGGGATAACATTTGGGGCGTTCGACCTTCTGCATGCGGGCCACTGCCTGATGCTGCAGGAAGCGAAGACGCAGTGCGACTACCTGATAGTTGGCCTACAGACAGACCCGACACTGGACCGCCCAACGAAGAACAAGCCAGTTCAGAGCCTAGTTGAGCGCTACGTTCAGCTGAAGGCGCTTTCCGTTGTTGACGAGATCATCCCATATCAGACCGAGGCAGAGCTGCTTGAGATCATCAAGGCAATCCCGGTTCATGTGCGCATTATTGGGGCCGACTACATCGACAAGGACTTCACAGGCAAGGCTGAGGCGGATACCCTTGGTATCGAGACGTACTACAACCGTCGAGATCACGCCTTCAGCACGACCGATCTTCGAAATCGAGTAGTCAAGGCTGCCAAGGCAGGTTGACGCTAGATTGTACCGAGCAGCGACACTAGGTTATAATCTGTCAACATTCAGTTGTTGGAGAACCTGTCATGCTGCTCGACGGACGCCACCTTTTCCCGCTTCGCCTGGTCATCTTCAGCCTTGACGGGTACTACATGTCGAAAGACGGCGCGGTCTTCTCGACAAATGGTTCCACAGGTGTTCTTCGTCAGCTGAACGGTTCCCGCACCTCAAGCGGTCACTACTACACGCTCAAGACCAACACCTACCGTCACGACCAGCTCTTCGCCAAGGCGAAGGCACACGCGCAGTTCCTCACGCACACCAGCGGCATCACGCGTGAAGACGTGCAGATGCAGCGCGCCGTGGCGCAGACCGCAGAAGCAATTCGTGACCTGCACCTCGGTGATATTCCGGCTGGCGTGCGTGCGCACGCACCAAGTGTTCACGATGGCATCACTCGCAAGGGTGTTCTGCTGGGCACGGTCGATGGTGACATCCTCGTCTTTGGTTCGAAGCCGAAGCTTCACCTCACCGAGGCCTCGTGGAGGGATGAAGCCGAACGCATTGCCAAGCTGAAGCCTGGTCTGAAGGTTGTTGCCTTCAAGATCATTGGCTCGGTCGTGGCCAAGGGCGTTCACTGGGAGTAACAGTGGAGCGCATGTACGAATACTGGCTGGGCGATGCCATGATCACCTACGTTGATCATACTGAGATGCTTCGCCTGTCAGAAGCCGGTATCGGCGGTACCTTCAAAGAGGTCCGCGGCTACTGGACGTTCGTGCGCACTGAGTACGTCTGCCCATGACAGTGTACGTCGACGCGCCAATCTGGACGAAGGCAGCTTCGAAGAAGCCACGCAAGACGTACTCGCACATGGTCGCTGATACTTTACAGGAGCTGCATGATTTTGCTGCCCTGATAGGCATCAAGAAGCACTTCTTCCACAAGCACCGAGTTGCATCGCACTACGACATCACATCTGACCAGCAGATGGTGGCCTTGGGTGCAGGTGCCAAGCTTGTTTCGTCAACAGAAATTGTCAAAATCGGAAAAAATCAACGCTAGGAGATATCGATGCTTACCACTGCTATCCTCATTTTGCTTGTGCTCGCCTTTCTAGTCGATGTTATCGTGTTCTCATATGAGCGCTATGACTGGTCCATCGGTATCATGGTCGCCAGCATCGCCGTCGCCTACTTTGGCACGCCGTACATCAAGGACTTCATTGCTTCGGCCGGCTGGCTGCCGATCCTGACGAAGTATCTGCCTGGCTACATTGTACTTGGCCTTGGCACCGCAGTTGTCAAGTGGATCATCTTCAGCTACAAGCATATCAAGGGCATCAAGGCAATCAAGGCCAAGTTTGATGTGGCGATGACCAAGGATTTGGCCGCGATGTTGAAGTTCCTCGATATTCGCCAGGACCGCAATGGTAACCCGACCCGCGATGCTGATCAGCCGTTCACTGACTGTGAAAAACGCATTGCCTTCGTCGGCTTCTACAAGGACAAGCTGGAATACGGTTCACAGTCGCGCAAGCATATCTACACTGATGATGTCGACTTCAACAAGCCGACTGCCATCGTCGACGCGCTGACCCCGCGCGCCAAGGAAAACGTCGGCATCATCTCCATCTGGGTGTTCCAGTGGCCGATCGTCATTGTCTCGCTGCTCTTCTCAGACCTGCTGATGAAGATCACCCGTATCGCAGCGAACGTTCTCGACGCGGTGTTCTCGGCCGTCAGCCGCGCCATGGTTGCCAACGCGACCAAGGGACTGTAAATGGAAGTCAAGATCTTCAACGTGGTCAACCATGCAGCGCAGCAGCTTGCGGCATATCTCGAGGACGAGAATGAAGCCAATGAGCTGGCCGCAAAGTTGAATGGCCCAGAAGGTGAGAAGATCTATGGGTGCAAGCTCAACGGTCAATGGATCGTCGAAGAAGATCCAGGTGATGCGCCGTTGAAGAAGGTCAACGGCGTGTGGATGCCTGACTTCGAGGCAGCTGGCCTGTGAAGGACATCTTTGGTCAAGAGCTTGTCATAGGTGATACGGTGGCATTCAACCCACCGTATTACAAGGGCATGATCACTGGCACGGTGCTCTCGTTTACCCCAAAGGGAATTCAAGTTGTTTACTCTGATCCTATTTTTAGGGCAGAGGATCGTAAGAAAACAACGCCTCAGCTGGCGCACAACGTTGTCAAGGCGAACGCATTCGCGAAACCTGGCCCACTTCCATTGATGCTGCACATCAACAACGAACTGACCTACTGCACTTGTCAAGAGTGCATCGACTGGCGCCAAAAACTTGGTGAAGATGTTGCTAGACACTCGCTCTGGCAATGCCGCGCCTGCAACGACACGGTGGCAGGCTTCCGCAGAACAGTTTAGGCTGGGCGACGTTCAGGTTAGAATGGGCTACAAGACCCACCTAGGGATTATGTAAAATGAAAGTCTACCTCGTTGGCGGTGCAGTTCGTGATGAACTGATGGGCATGGAGAGCAATGACCGTGACTACGTCGTGGTTGGCGCTACCGAGGCCGACATGCTGGCGCGTGGCTACAAGAAGGTAGGTGCCGACTTCCCAGTCTTCATGGATGAAAAAGGTGATCAGTACGCCCTCGCACGCAAGGAGCGTAAGGTGGCTGCCGGCTACCTCGGCTTCGAGACCACATTTGACCCTAGTGTGTCGCTCAAGGACGATCTGCTGCGCCGCGATCTGACCATCAACGCGATCGCCAAGGACATCGAGACCGGCGAGATCGTCGACCCGATCGACGGCTACACAGACCTGAAGAACGGCGTGCTGTGCCACGTCTCAGATGCCTTCGCTGAGGATCCACTTCGCGTGATCCGGCTGGCTCGCTTTTACGCGCGATGGCCGGACTTCGACATCAACTTCAGCACCATCGAGCTGTGCAAGAAGATCGTTGCCAGCGGTGAGATGAACGAGCTGTCTGACGAGCGCTACTACGCTGAGCTCGACAAGATGTTCAGCACCTGCGTTCGCCCAGATCGCTTCTTCACAGCGCTGATGGCAATGAACGTGCTGGTACCGGTTGCCTTCATGCACGACAAGCAGGCAGCCCTGCGGTTCGACGTGAAGTTTCTGGATGACCTGTTTGGTCAGATGCAGTGCGACCTACACACTATTCTGGCCTTCGCGAAGGAGGTTCGGAGGTGTGCGGCTGTTGAGCGCCTGCCATTCTACATTGCTCATGTGGCAGAAAACTCAGCGCAGAAGTCTGCAGCTATTCCAACCAACGTGAAGAAGCTGACGCAGGCAGTTCGCAAGCTGCGCGAGACAAAGCCAACCGCCGAAGGTGTGTATCAACTGCTGCATTCTGTGCGTGGCTTTGATGAGCAGGCACCGACAGCAAATGACCTCATCCAGGTAATGCACCTCGCTGAGGCCGTTGGTGATGAGTGGCCGCTGGAAGCCCAGAGACTGTTTACTGCACGCGCATTCGCACAGCATGTCAAGGCAGATAGGTTCATGCACCTGACAGGCCCAGAGATTGGTAGAGCGATGGCTGCTGCAAGAGTTGATACGATCAGAAATGTAATCGGAGCATAGCGTGAAGGTCAAGAAAGACACTGCCCTCTTTTCAATCCTGACGGGTTCGCACCTGTACGGAACAAATGGTCCTTCATCCGACTTTGACTACAAGGCAGTGTGCTTGCCGTCGCTTGATGACGTGCTGCTGAATGTGCGCATCATCAACAAGAAGGAAAAGCCTGAAGGGCTGTCTGACCACGATCGCATGATCGCCGGTGGAACTGAGACTGAGTACCTGCCGCTGCAGGTGTTCTTCAACGACTTCTATGATGGACAGACCTATGCGCTTGAGGTGGCCTTTGCCGCCACCAACGGGCTCGCCATTATGAATGATGATCTCACTCGAGAAGAGGTGATTTTCATTGAGGCAATGATGCATGGGCTCATTGAGAACTTCCTCACGAACAACGTGAAGAAGATGGTCGGCTACGCCGTTGCCCAGTCCCGTCTTTACGGGCTGAAGACCCAGCGCTACTCCACACTTGGTGACGTGCTGCGCACCTTCAACAAGTGGGGTCAGGCAAACGTATGGACCAATGAGCAGCGTGAGAAGCTGACGCTCAACGATACACCAACGCTCATGCATGAGCTGCTACAGTTTCAGCACGTAAAGCGCATTGAGATCATGAACGCTGCCGGTGGAACCGAGCCAGCACCAGGCATTGAAATCTGCGGTAAGCAGTACTCAATGACGAACCGCATTCACACCATCGTCAAGTCGATTGAGAAGTCGCTCGGCAACTACGGTGATCGAGTGAAGGAGTTCGAGGGTGAAGGTGTAGATTGGAAAGCACTTTCCCACGCCATCCGCATCACTGAGCAGGTAATTGAGCTCTCGACGAAGGGTTACATCCTGTTCCCACGACCAAACAAAGATTACATTCGAAGCGTAAAGGCTGGTGAGGTCTCACTTGAAGAGGCTACTGACTACCTCAATGCAGAGTTTGCCAAGGTTGACGACGTCATTGCCAAGTCTGTACTGCAGGCAAGAACGCCTGAGCTTGACGTGAAGTTCAGGGAGTGGAAGATCGAGCAGCTGAGAAGGCTCTATGGCGTTTGATGCTGTTGTCATCGACCGCCGCATCATTCTGTGGCAGCTCTTCATAGTACTTACTGGGTTGTCACTGCTAGACTTTGAGCTGACAAGACAACTGGTGGTTCTTGACGGACCAGATGCTGAGGTCAACCCACTCATGCGTCAGCTTATCGTCAGCTATGGCATGCACTCAATTCTGTTGGTCAAGGTTGCGCTGCTTGCGCTGCTTGGATTTGGCATCTACTTTATGCGAGCGGCTTACATGACCTACCTAAAGTGGGTTATGTTCTTCACTGTCGCTTTTCAGCTATTTGCCGTAGGCGTCGGCTTCTACTGCCACTCAATTATATGAGAGGCTGGAATAGAATGAGCCTGTGGGAGGAGAATGAAACTCCTACCCTAAAGATACGCCTGTCTTGGGTAATCGATGACCGCCCACCATTTTACTTCGGGTTCTACATGTTCGATGGTTGCGAGGTAGCGAGGAAGTGTCCGCCTGGACGGCTTCTCTTCATTGATAAGAAGTATCCGCTTCCTACCCTTGACGCTTCAGCTTGATCGCGATCCCTTCTTGAATTGGGATGACGCGCCTACGTCGAACCTTTGACTTCTTGTCGCTCTCAAATGAGAACGCGTGCCCAATGATGCGCGAAACATACGCTGCATCAAATGTTCTATAGATTGGCGCCATCCTCTCGGTCAACCCTAGTCGCGCCAGCTCGATGCTTAGTGGATGGGCTTCTGACTTCGAGTAGAACCAGTGCGTGATGACGCTTAAGAACTCAGCCACTGGCACCCTCTCCTGCTCTGCATAATCTAGCACGTACGCTCCTATCTCGGATGGCGATACGTTGTCGATGACGCATAGATATGTCTCGCGCTTGTACTCAAGCAGGCTGAGAAAGATGTTGTTCGCGCGGTCATTGACGTGCTCAATCTTGAGCTCAGGGATGCGCTTCTTGGGCATGAATTATCTCCGCACCGTTCGTGCTAAGCTAGCAGCTCTTCGGCGCTTGTTCTTGTTGTCGTTCAGTATTTAACCAAGCGCGGACCTGTTAGCAGGTCAACAGTGTACATCAGCCTCCAATCAGGGTATAATGACCTGAGCTGAAACAGGAGATGAACATGGCCGGTGGACGTGCAGGCATTGTCAAAGATACCCCCGAGCGGCAGGCCCTTTTGGCCGAACGCGCGGAGCTGGTGAACAAGATCACGAAGCTCAAGGCCACCCCACTTCCAGGCCGCGACCGCCAGCTTCACGAAAAGTACCGGCTGAAGGACCTCACTGAGCTGGCCTCCAAGATCGTCAAGATCGACATCAAGCTTGGCCGCACCAAGATGGAGCCCAAGGGCTCCATTTAACATAATGTGAACTGTGTACAATCCACAGGTTGCAGTTTACAATGGCCTCACGTTGACCAATCTGGAGATGACTGAGATGAAGTACGCTGACATTCTAAATAACCTGCACACGTTGAACGAGCAGGAACTTCGCAACCTCAACACCATCGTGTGTGAGCAGCTGCGGACATTGAGCACTCGCAAGCAGCTTATCGCAGGTGCCTCCTTCTACGTTGGTCAGAAAGTCCGCTTCACGGACAGCCGCCGCGGCCGCGACGTGGTCATCGAGATCACGAAGATCAACGCGAAGACGATCAAGGGTCGCGAGATCGTCGACGGCAAGGCCGCCCCATTCGGCCTGACCTGGTCGGTTAGCCCGTCCCTCTGCAAGGCCGCCTAACATGAAGCGCTTCAAGCAACCGACCTCCACGTCCATAGTCTTCGCGGCGCTGATCCGCGCGAACGACTTCAGGACTGGCAAGCAGCTTCAGACCGAGACCGGTCTTAGCAGCAACCGAGTTTCGGCGGCGCTGTACAGTCTCATGAAGTACAAGGCCGCCGAGTTCATCGAGGCTGAAGGCAGCCTCTGGTGGTTCGCCACGCCAGACACCGACACTCGCTCAAGGACTGTCGACGAGAAGGCACCAGAGCTCAAGCCTCGCAAGCCGCGGAAACAGCGTAAGAAGGTGCTGTGATGAACCGCGCTGAATACGCTCTCTGCGACATCACTGGTGGGTTCATCATCATCGACGATCTCGGGCGTGGCAAGACCGTCACGAACGATGCCGAAGCGGTGGTGAAAGAGTGCGTCGCCAAATGGGGCGACCAGCGTATCCGCTACTGGGACACTGATCGCACCCTCAGCGAGCTCGTGCACTGGAACGGCACGTTCATCGACTACCTCGCGATCAACCCGAACACCGACAGAATTCGCGTCGAGATGATCGAACGCCACATCAAGGGGAAAGTGTAATGGGCTTCCGCACGGTCGTCATTCTGAACAACGACGTCGCCGATGTCTGGGCAAAGGACCCAAACCTCGGTCAGAAGATCTTCCACGGCATGAACTTCGCGCACTACAAGCCTGGCGATCCGAAGGGTCGCGAAGCCGATCTTCACTACGGCCGCGTTGTTGAATGCCAACACGCGGACGTGCAGACCCTCGCAGTCATCGACTGCATCGGCTTCGAAGCTCTCTCCCATGGAAGCTGGAGCTCGAAGCAGGCTGATCGCGACAAGAAACTGCAGCTGCTGAAGCGGGCTGCTGAAGAACTCGGCTACACTCTTTCCAAGAAGCGTCGTGCGACAAAGGCTGTTCCTGCCCGCCAGCGCTTTGAGGAGTACATTCTGACGGAGCGTGGACCAGCCTACCTTGAGCGTGATGACGATGACAAGGACCTCTACAAGGACAATTTTGTCCAGGAGGCATGGGAAACCTGGCAGGCCAAGGGCAAGCGTAAAAAGGTGACAGCATGAAGCTCGCAATCATCGCAGCCACACTCCTTATGAGCGGCTGCTCATCTCTTCAGCTCATTCTCCCAGTCGAAGGTCGCGTTGAAAAGCGCACCGACGACAAAATCTTCTACGCGATGGAGGCAGTCTGGCACGCCGAGAACATTGTCGACATGGGGCAGACGATGCACATTGCCTCTTCACAGCGGACGGATGCGCAGCTACAGGCATGGACTGACCGTGGCTTTACGGCCGATCGGTACTGCTATGAGGAAGCCAACTTCATGACAAGACCGCTCATTGGCAAGCACCCATCCAGGTCTGAGGTGGCGCTTTCCTCGGTTGCGTGGTCGCTTCTGTACCGCGGCGTCAGCGAGTTTCTCGCGCGCAAGGACACCTCCAACGAATACGGCGAGCGCAACTCACCGTGGTACATTGCCCGCTGGTCATGGCACCTAGGCATGCTGGGTGCGAAGACGTGGCAGATTGGCCACAACAGCGACATTGGGCTCAAGCCATTTGGCACCGGCTGCAAGAACTAGGCCAGTTAACAATAATCAACCTGTGTACATTCTCGACAGGTTGGCTTACAATTGCCCTACCTGATGAACGCTGAGGAGCGAAGATGAGAAAGCAGAAGGCAACGGTTCCGACCCTCCTACTCCTGTCACCCGCGCTGCGGAAGAAGGTGGAGGCTCGCATCGAAGAGTGCTACAAGATCGCTGAGAAGCACTTCGACAGAAAGTTCGAGCGGCCTGAAGTTCGCTACGACATCAAGAACCGCTTTGGCGGTACCGCCACCTACGGCGCCAACCTCATTCGCCTGAACCTCATCCTTCTCGTCGAGAACGAGGACCACTTCCTCAAGCAGACGGTCGCGCACGAGGTTGCTCACCTCATAAATTACCATACGGCTGAGCGCAAGTCCGGCAAGAAGCTCATGCCGCACGGCAAGGAGTGGAAGGCCGTGATGACGGAAGTGTACAAGCTTCCCGCCCACACCAAGCACACGTACGACTGCTCGTCAATCGACATGAAGCGCCGTCGCAAGCACCGCTCTGGCCGAGCCCGCGTCGACCAGGCGCTGAAGACGATCGGAGACGTCATCCGCCGCGTCGAGCGTCGGTTCACGCTGGAAGAGCGCGGCAAGTTCTACGCCGCCCTCAACGTCCACAACCTGGCGGAGGCAGCATGATCCGCCTCGGCGTCTTCCTGGCGGAGGTGATCATGGTCGGCTCGATGTACGTCGAAGCGTACTTCTGGCGCGTCATGAAGATCACGATCCTCGGCGTTCTGTTTCTCCTTGGTGCCTGGACTGCCCTGCTCTGGACGCTCGGCACCCTCGGCATCGGCAACTTCTACCAATACTACGGCCCTGCCGTACTCGAATGCACAAAGGTGATCAAATGAGCAATTTTGTCCACGTCATACGAGCCTGCGAAGCCGCTGGTGGAGCCGGCAAGAAGGACGCCATCAAAAAGGCGCTCGCTTCGGCCGACAACATTGCGCAGAAGCTGATCCACGAAGCGCTGAACCCGTACCGAGTTTTCGGTGTCAAGAAGTTCAAGCAGCCTGCTCACTTTGACGGCGACGACACGAAGGCCAGCTTCGACAAGTTCTTCGTTCTGTTGAACGCGCTGCATGATCGCGACATCACCGGCTCTGAGGCTCAACTCGCCATCACGAACGTGCTGAGCAACTTCTCGAAGGCGACCGCCTCATACGTCGAACGCGTCATCGACAAGGACCTCAAGGCCGGCTTCTCTGACGAGACCTTCAACAAGGTCCACCCTGACAATCCAATCCCGGTCTTCAGCGTCATGCTCGCCGACAAGTGCGAGGACACTGAAGACTTCGAGAAGTACGTCACCTTCCCATGCCAGGCCGACTTCAAGTATGATGGTGAACGCACCATCGCCATCGTCAAGGCTGACGGACTGGTCTACTACTCGCGCAGCGGCAAGGTCGCTGAACACATGAACGGCCTCTTCGACGAGGACCTGCGCCGCATTCACGACTACCTCGGTTACGACTACATCCTCGACGGCGAGCGGTATGCCAGCAACTTCACCGAGACTGTGAATGCGAAGAAGTCCGGCAATGACGAGGCCAAGGGCAACCTTCGCCTCCGCGCCTTCTTCCTGATGCCGCTCACTGACTGGGAAGCGCAGAGCACCAAGATCACGATGCGCGAGAACCGCAAGAACCTCGACAGCCTGCTCACTAGCGCCAAGTGCAAGAAGATCATCCTCTCTGAAGGTCGCGAGGTCAAGGACTACCACGAGATGATGGCCTACTGCAACGACGCCATCGACAAGCACGGCGTCGAAGGCCTGATCCTGAAGGACTGGGAAGCCACCTACCAGTGGGACCGCACCTTCGCATGGACGAAGGTCAAGCGCTTTTACGACGTGGATGCCCGCATCGTCGGCTTCTACCCTGGCCGGCCGAAGAGCCGGTTGGAAAAAGCTGGTCTGACCGGCGGCGTCAACTGCGTCGCCTACCTTGAAAGCGGCGAGCGCGTCGAGTTCAACGTCGGCAGCGGCTTCAGCGACGAGCAGCGTCGCGACATGGCGGCCAACCCCAAGAAGTGGCTGGCCAAGACGCACGTCATCAAGTACCAGGAGGTCACATCCTCCAAGTCCAAGAAGTACCGCTCACTGCGGTTCTGCACCTACGAACACGATCGCGACGACAAGACCGTCGAAATCCGGGATGATGAGTAATGGAATTCGCCATTGGATATCTCGCGGGTATTGGCGCCGATTGGAAGACTACGCTCATAGTTGTCGGCGTGCTCTTCGTGATCATGGTCATTCTCAAGAACAAGTTCGACATCGAGTGAGGGTGTCATGATCTTCAAGCAAATCTACCACACCATCAAGAACTCTGATCTGGCTGGTGAGTGGCGCGCCACCAAAAAGGACCTGCGCATCACGATGGAAGATGTGCGCCAGTCGTTCAGGGACACTGCTGACACCCTGCGCGAGGTGCGCAACTTCTTCTTCCCGTACCGCTACGACGAGCGCAACCCGGCTCGCCGCTACTGCCGCGAGTGCGGCCAGCAGCAGGACCTCTACGGTGTCTATGACCGCGATCCGCTGGAAGGTGGCAAGTTCATTCCGTCCGGGTGGGAGACCATGTACCCGCTGTCTAAGAAGCGCTGCTCAAGAGAACACTGAGGAGATTGCGATGCCAGAAGTTACGCTGATGGATGAAATCGAGCAGGCGATCAGCGAGATCGACTGGTATGCCCGTCGCCAGACAAATCTGGGCAAGCTCATTGATCGTGGATCAGCTTCAGATCCAGGCAAAATTTGGGCTGATGCTCTGAAGGAGGACATTGCTTCACTCCGCGGTCTGATCGCCAAGCTGAAGGCAGCGCCAAACCAGGCGCTCGAAGCTCTGGAGGCGGCAGCCCGCCTTCATCGTGAAGCGCTGCCGAAGTTCAACTGGGGAGCAAGCGCTCTCGATGGCAACGCAATCACCCTGCTGAACGAGGTTCCGGGTCAGGTGGCTGCGGCCATCAAGACGCTGAAAAGCATATGAGCGTCGCCTACATCGAAACGTTCGTCATCCTCGGCACCGAGTACGGCATTGAGGACTTCAAGGATGGGCGCCCGTCCAGCGAGCACTTCATGATGGAAGAACGCCGCAAGCGCAAGGAGCCAAGGTTCCAGTGCTGGCGCGGTGGTAGCGGGATCGGCAGTGCCAAGACGCTCGCCCTCGCCCGCAAGAAGATCTATGAGTACGCCGTCGCGGTCGCAGAAGATGAAAGCGCCAAGGCCTTCGCCACGTATCAGACCGCCCAGGCCACACTGAAGAAGCTCGGCAATGATCCAAGCTTCCTCTTTCGCTTTGAAAAACCGGAGATAGTATGAAGGTCATCTATGATGATGGTGTGACGCGAGAGGAGAGCGAAGATTTTCCGGCTCCAGTGCCGCCGCTTGGGCCTGGTGATGTTCTCGTGGTCAAGGTGCCGTGGTTCTACACCCGCGGTGGTGAGGTGTACAAGCGCGGCGAGGAGCTGCGAGTGATCGAACGGACGGATCGTCGCCCGCACCATCGCTGGACAACTGAAGGTAATCTTCTCATCAGCGGCAAGAATGGGTTCGAGAGCGTCTGGACGAACATCGAAATGTGTATGCACGAAGGGTGGCTTGAGAGGAAGGCAGCATGAGCAACGAAATCCAACCAGTTTCACCTCGCGGCGTCGCGCAGCACAAGCTCGACAACTTTCCGCCGGTTGTGGTCAAGATCGTCAACGATCTTCTTTCGGCGGCGTGCGATGGCAAGAATGGTATTTACCACGCGTCAGTCAAGAAGGACGACATTGTTTCGCGCATCAAGGCGGAGCTTGGCGATACGTTCATGGGGAAACCCATAAACGACGCAATCAAGGAAGGTGGATGGCTGAACTTTGAACCCATCTTCGAAAAAGCTGGATGGAAGGTCGAGTACCACAGTCCTGACTACACTGAGAGTTTTCCCTCATACTACAAGTTCAGAACGAACACCGACTATAACCCAAGGTAGTCGGCTCCTATATACGAGATAAGGCTGATCTGCGGGAATTCTTCTCGCACATCAGCCGCGTTGCGTTTTCGTTTCGTAAATACAATCGTCTGATCATGGACGACGTGAATGAAAGTAATCGACCTCCAACTTTACCGCTCTAGGCGGCTGATAGAAGCTCTTGGTAAGAGGGTTGGTGAGTTGGCGCTTTCTTCGAAAGTCGGCGCTGTGAATGAGATGAAACTGTGCTTTAGAGAGTGGTTGAAGGTGAAGACGCTTTAGTGTTTTCAGTTACAGCCATTTGTTAGAATAAGACCACCAACGTTGAGTTGAAACCATGTTGAAAATCAGATCTTGTAGCGACCTGCATTTGGAATTCTTTTACGACACGTTCGATGGCGATCGAATGCTGGCTGCTTCCAAGAAGCTAGAAGAAATTCTACCTCCACTGCCAACCGACGCTGAAACTGTTCTCATTGCCGCCGGCGATATTGCAACAGCAAAGCGCTCACGTCGCTTTGACACGTTTTTCCAGCTTGCTGCACCTCGCTTCAGGCACATTATCTATGTGCTTGGAAACCATGAGCACTATGGCACACATCTTGATGAAAGCCAAATGTTCATCGAAGATGCAGCGTCGCGCGCACTTGGCGAGAACTATGCTGACAAGCTGACCATTGCCGGTAATGAGCCAGTGATGGTACAGATCGATGGCGTCATCTTCATTCTTGGTACGCTATGGACTGATTATGGCTGGAAGGTCGCCGCCGGAGATCATTATGCGCTCAGCCAGATCCATCAAGCTGTTGCTCGCTGCATCACTGACCACAAGGTCATTCTAGATGAAGAGGGTAGAGGTGTAACCCCGACCCAGATGCACCAGATCTTCAAGGCCACCATCGAGCAGTTCGGCAAGTGGATGACCGGCATCGACAACTCCCGCACCGTCGTTGTGACGCATCACCTGCCTTCGATGCAGGCAGTGCACCCAATGTACATGCTCGATCCGACCACTCGCATATTGAACCATGCGTTTGCCTCAGACCTGGACGACTTCATTCTTCAGCACCAGCCAGCCATGTGGTTCTTCGGTCACACCCACACGAAGTTCAGTGGAAAGATCGGTGAGACCCTGCTCCACTGCAACCCACTCGGATACCCGCACGAGCGTGGCCGCGGCGAAACATACGACACGACCCAGGTCTTTGAAGTATGACGGCCAAGGTTTATCAGTTCAAGCGGCCTACAAGGGACCCGAAGCAACCCCCATCGGTTGAGATAAAGTCCAACCACGACATTTTCAGGGACGTTCTTGACGACGTGCTTGGTGAGTGGCAACAGGCTGCGGTTCGTGATAAACTGGACACCTACATCATTGAGAAGCTGCCGCCTAAGATGAAGGTAAAAGGCCGCATTCTCGATGACATCAATTTACTTTCACGCGTTGAGAAGAAGCTTGAGCTGAGAACCGCAGTGTTCAGCCCAGGTACCGGCTCTGGAAATCCACTTGGCTGGCTTGCCGCCTTCCACCGTGGGACTGAGATTTTTGCCACGCCGCCAGATATGGCGAGTGAGGCAGCTGCAAGAGCCCTGAACATCGTCCTCGCTGTCTCGCTTGAGAGAACACTGAAGACGCTGGGCAGGACATGACCTAAATGAAGCTTATAGGAGAGCTTTGATGAATACTGAAAATTCCGCAATCGTTTCCCTCTATGTCGTCAAGAACAGCGCGAGTGGCTCCTACTTCGCCGGCTTTGATGCGTCAAAGCAGCAAGCCAACTTTGTTGAAGAACCAATCCACGCCAAGAAGTTCACCAACAAGTACGACATCAAGCTCCGCCCAGGCGAAGCCCTTGTCGAGCTGACAATCGACCTTGCCCAGGCGAATGTTGGCGTTTCCGAACCGTTCCGCCCTCAGCGCCGGCTCAAGGCAACTCACTAGTTTACATCCTACCAACAGGTTGATATAATTAACCTGCGCGGGTCAGCGCCCTTGGCTGATCTTGAGGAAGGACTGTGCACAAGCCCTCTCCTGACGTGATTGCCGAGGTGCACCTCACGCGACCCCTGCGTAGTGGACGGGACTGGGCTGCAGTTAGGAAAATTGTAAGTTCGGGGTGGTGCACACGCCTGCACCATTCCAACCCCTCAAGGAGGGAAGTGCCATGCCGATGATTGTAAGAGAGTTGATAGAGCACCTCGCTCAGCAGGACCAAAACGCGGTTGTAAAGCTGCGCTTGGCTCCACATGACCATCGCGTAAGGGACGTCCCCAACCACGGTGTTTCCGTAGAGGACTACGTAGACGGTCCAGACCGTGAAGTTGCCCCCACTGCCGTAGAACTTCGGCAGATGCTGAAAACCGGCGAGGCCAAGATCATTTCAATCGTGGCGATCGGCTGATGGTCAACATCGCCCTTCTTTGGTACTTCTTCATCCCACTGTTTCTCTCAGTGGCGACAATCTTCATCGTTCGCAAGCTGATGCCAGATCGCGACATCAGCTTAGGCCAGATCGTTGGCTTCACAGCTGGCGGCATGTTGATCAGCATGCTCATCATGACCAGCGCCTTCTATGCCGGCAAAGGATCCAAGACCAGCGACACTGAAATCCTGAACGGCGAGGTCGTCAAGAAGGACCGTATTCACGACAGCTACGTTCGCTCGTATCAGTGCAACTGCTATACGACAACGGACTCGGATGGTCACTCTACAGAGCATTGCTCGACGTGTTACGAGGACCACTACACCGTTGATTGGAAATGCTCGACCAACATCGGAAGCTACACGATCAAGGCGCTGGATGAAACGTCGAAGCGCGTGTACAAGTCACCTGATCCGCAGCGCTGGTTGATTATCAAGCCTGGTGATCCAGTGTCAGCTACCCACGGCTACACGAACTACATCAAGGCCGTGCCTGAAACGCTCTTCAACCCAGTATCTTCCGCGCAGCGTGAGAAGTACAAGGCGTTGATACCCGCGTACCCAGATCGCATCTATGACTTCTACCACGTTGATCGCGTGATACCGATCGGAATTCCAGTCAGCAACATCCGCGAGTGGAACGACAAGCTGTCTGAGGTGCTGAAGAAACTTGGTCCTGCCCGTCAGGCCAACGCAGTGATCGTGCTCACCAAGTTCACTGATGACGGCTTCTACTTTGCGCTTCAGGACGCATGGAAGAACGGCAAGAAGAACGACATCGTGGTTGTCATCGGCGCCAGCAGTTTCCCTGCGAAGGCAGATTGGGTGCGCATCATGGCGCTGACGAAAGATGAGATTTTCCAGGTGAGCCTGCGTGATAGAATACTCGCGCTGCCAACACTCACCGCTGATGGTGTGATCGGTGCTGTTCGTGATGAAGGCTTCGCCACCTTCAAGCGGAAGTCAATGAAGGACTTCAAGTACCTTGAGGCCGAGATTGATCCGCCAGCATGGGTGATGACGACTTGCTCGATCCTCATCGCGCTCGCGTACTTTGGCTTCTGGATTTTCACCTACGTAAATCGTGGTCGTGCCAACAGCTTCAACAGCTACGGCATGCCGCGCCTGCGCAGATATTGAGTGTGCTTTTAACTTGCAACGAGGAGATGACATGAACAGACAGAAAGGTGGTGCTGGGATTATCGCGCTGGTCGCATTGGCGCTGATTGCGCTGGTCGGCATGGCGTGCTTCAGTTCGTATCGCTCTGCGTACGACTACGGCAACAGCATGGAAAACCAGCTGAAGGCCAAGCAGACCGACAACAAGAACATCTACGCGCAGGGCGTGCAGAAGGTTCTCGAGATCGTCCAGGTGAACGACATGTACCGCGATGATCTGACCAAGGTCGTTACCGCTGCCATCGAGGGTCGCTATGGTGAAGGTGGTTCGAAGGCAACGTTCCAGTTCCTGCAGGAACACAACCCGACACTTGACCCAGGCCTGTACGTGAAGGTGCAGCAGGTGATCGAGAGCTTCCGCAGCAACTTCGAGAATGGCCAGCGTGGTCTGATCGACATTCGTCGTCAGTACGAGACGAAGCTCGGCTCCTTCTGGGGTGGAATGTGGCTGAAGTGGGCTGGTTACCCGAAGGTGACGCTGTCCGACTTCGACATTGTGTCTACCGCCAAGGCCGACCAAGTGTTCAAGGACAAGAAGGAAGACGGTCCGCTGCAGCTGCGGCCCGCCAAGTAACATGGGTTGCTACATCAACCCGCCGAACATGGAGAAGGAGCAGTGGCTTCGTGAGAATGCCACTCCTCTGACCCACGTTCGCCCGGCAGAAGTGCTCACCAAGTCGACCGTGCCGATCTGCCTCGTCAGCAATGGGCCATTCAACGCCGCAGGCGTTGCCTTTTCGCACGATGAGGTGGAAGCATTCGATCGCCCAGGTGATCCACGCCCGAAGCTGTGGTTCGTGGCTCCACGCCACCTGGTTCGAGAGGTCTCAGACCTCGAGAGCTGGGAGCGGCATGCTAGGCCGGAAACGTTTCCGGTGGCGACCGCGCGATAGCCCGTAGGTAAATACATACGGTCTCAGTTGAAGGGTCCGAAAGGGCCCTTTGACATTTAGCGCGCTGGTTTTCAGCGTAGGAGGCGTATGAGAAGTCTAGCACTTTCAGCCCTGCTCTTGGCAGCTTCTGTCGGGATAGCCGCTACTCCGACCCAACCACCACCGCCAGTTCAGCAAAATGATGCGCTTGAAGCCCACACCCTGTTGGCAACACTTCAAGCTCCAGACGGATCATTCTCCGTCATGGTTCAACGCGGTTCCCTTGGATGTCCAAAGGATCAATATCGTGGAGTTATCTTTCTAACCGAATTTCGCGCCATCTACACCGCCTGCGTCTTCTTCAAGAAGGACAGCGTAGTGATCTCAACAGAGGATGGTGCCAAGTTCGAGATGAACACGAAGTTCGACGCGCCAGTTCCGCCACCGAAGCCTAAATCGAATGTGCCCATGGCCTAACCTGTAGTTTACTTGACTGCAGGTTCAGGGTACAATAGGTCTATGAGCACACCAGCCCTAGACCGCGAGATCCTTTTTCGATTTGGTGAGGTAGTGTGCCTAAAGTCCGGCGAGTTCGCTACTACGCTCGGCAATCTCTTTGAGGACGACACATACGTAGATCACGAAAACTGCGTCGTTCTGCTATTCCCCGCATTTCGCACCAACATCCACGACAATGGGCTGCGCGACCTCGTGCCGTCTGAGCTGAGCAAGCAGTACGCCAACATCTAGGAGATGAACATGAATGACGCCGAGCTGAAAGCATTGATCGCTACGCCTGAAGAGTTCATCACCGCATTTCGAAAGGGCACGCTAGCTGAAGCGTTGAACGGCAAGTTCGTCACCCCAAAGATCCCGCGGCGCCACGAGTTGAACGTAGACGGCTCGTTGGTTGTCGTGAAGTTCATCGACACGGTGAAGTACCTGCTTGATGCCAAGATGCGCCGCATCCATGGGCGTGACAGCCTGCTCTCGTACATCGAAATGTGCGTCGTGCCGGAAGGCGCGAAGCCAACAGTCAAGGTGTTCGACGTCAAGCAGATCGTCATTGGTGTACCGCGCGAGACGTTCGAGGCCAAGCACACTACCAACCTCGTCAAGCTCGTCGAGTTTGCCAAGTCATATGGCATCAACCTGACGGCTTCCGATGCATGGGTTCGTGTCTATGACGAGAGCTACAAGAAGATCAAAGCAGCAGGTTGAGCGCTAGTTTACCGCAGATTGGCGTCATGTTAGAATGGTGCCTGGTTTGAAGTTTATTGTTTGACCTAGGAGAAGATCATGTCGAAGACCCTCACCGTCGCCACGGAAGTGCAGAAGCAGTTGTTCCTGCAAGTTCTGCTCCCTGAAATTCAGGGTGGCTTCTGGAAAAATGTTCGCCCTGCTGACCATGCTGATGCGTGGATTGGCGTATCCATTGTCGTGAACGACAAGAACCTCGGCGCCGTCGGCTTCACCGTCCCGCGCAATTACAACTTCGTCAACCCGGAGTTCCTCAAGAAGAACCTTCCTCGTCTCATCAAGGTGGCCCAGGCGGTCAACGAGAACGAGACCGAGAAGAAGGTCAAGAAGCAGCTGATCTCACTGAGCCGCGTCGTCGGTGACCGCCTGAAGGAAATCGGCGGACCAGTACGCAAGCTCAACCGCGGCACCAACAAGCGCGCTGCATCAACGACCACAAACAAGGGCAGCACCAAGGTCGTGCGCGCCCCTGCGACGATCGTTGAGCCGGCTCAGATGGCTGGTGGTGGTGGTCTCGGTCAGAAGGCTGCTTAAGCCAACCCTTCTCCAGGGCAAAAGAAAGGGACCGTAAGGTCCCTTTCTGCTGTTCGTAAACTGGAAACTTATCTGGCTGAAAAACTGCGTACCCAGTCGTCTTCGCGTGCTTTGGCGCCGGCAGCCGATGCGTCTGTCTTCTTAACTTTGTCTTGTGGCGTACCACGTTCTGCGTGGGCCTTAGCTGCAGCCCACTGTGCATCTTTCTGCTTCTGCTGAATGGCATGCTTCTGCGCGCCAACGGTGGCGCCGTACTTCTTGATTAGGGCTGTACGCTCGGCCTGAGCCTTTGACAGTTTGTCCTTATCACCCTTTCCAAATCCAAAAATTTCAGTTAGCTGCTCTTCCGTGATGTCATCACCTAGGTTGATGATCTGGTGGCTCTGCTTGAACGTAATCTTCATTGAAGTTTCCATTAGGGTCGACGCGACCCAGGTCTACCCATATTTATCCGGTTTGATCTTGACGCACATAAATAAGAACACGAGACAACTGAGCTGGAGCTAACCATGACAATGACCGAAGCCGAAAAAGAAGCGCTTCAGACCCTTGTCGAAGCTGGGGCTCAGGTTGCTACCGTCGCCTACGATCCTACTACGGTTGTTGGAACCCCGGAAGCGGATGCCTTGGCAGACGGTTGGGTAGAGTACAAGCGCGAAGACGGCGCGACCTTGGTTGAGGTCATCTACACCAAGTAATGCATAAATATCCAGGATGATCGTGTACTCGGAGACGGGTTCATGATATGATGGTTTCATTGTCGTAATACGGACTAACTTGAAGGGCTTTGGACGGGGTTTCAATACCCCCACCTCCACCAAATTTCAAAGTGGTGTTAGCGCACCACTTCTACGGGGGTGACAGGTTTCGACAGGGCTGCGGAGATGCGGGACGCGACACGCCAGGCGATCGGCGTAAATGAAGCAATAGCATAACTGCTAACGACGATAACTACATGGAGCTCCGCCTAGCGGCGTGAACCATGCGGGGTCTAAACCACCTTGTAAAATAACGGTTAGGGCTTGTGGGTGCTTTTGGCCCACAAGCCCGCTTCAACCGAGGGAGCATGGCACAACTACCGACCCAGCTAGAGCTAGATCTCCTTCTCCTCTACTACAACTTCGCCGATCAAAATGGTGTGGTAGACATCAAGAAGGCTCAGCTGTGGGCGTTCAACAAGCTCGGTATTCTCATCGACGATACGCCAGTTCTGCTTACTCAGATGCACGTCAATCTTCTCATGGACGCTGGCTGCATTCCAGATCTTCGCGACGTGCTTAAGCGAGCAGCTCAGCCAAAATCCAACCCTGAAACCTGATCACAGGCGCGCAGTAAATATCTGCAGCACATAGGAGCTGCATAATGTCATCAAATAACATCCTCACCTTCAAGATGGTCAGCGGCGAAGAAGTCGTGGCCGCGATTGTGGAAGAAGTCGGTCCATCAGTTCTCACTGAAGGCGGCGCAAAGACGAAGATTGTCGAGTACATCGTTCGTCGCCCACACATGCTGAGGATGTTGCCAAACGGCGCTGGAAGCGTAGGCCTTGCCTTCGTTCCATGGACGCTCTCGAACCCAGAGATTGAGCAGCTGGTCATTCCAGCTGCAGCAGTTCTCCTGACGTACTCACCAGCCAAGCACGTCGAAAATCAATACATTGAGCAGACCTCGGGCATCGCCCTTGCTCAGCAAACACCAAAGGGAAGAATTTCAGTATGATCAAGCTCCTAGACAACCGCGTACTTCTGCAGCCAATTGAAGAGGATGCAGTTTCGGCCGGCGGAATTCTCCTGCCTGGCCAGAAGACCGCATCATCGTATCGCAAGGCGACGGTGGCAGGTGTTGGTCCTGGCAGGACGCTTGACAACGGCAAGCTGGTCAAACTACAGGTCAAGATCGGTGACACGGTTCTTTTGAGCAGCGACGTCGGCTTTGAAGTCAAGATCAACGGCGAGGCCCTGATCGTAGTTGTCGAGGAAGACCTGCTCGCAATTCTAGACTAACGCAAGTTTACATACCAACCTACCGTTGGTAAAATATAAATACGGTAGAGCAAGGAAACGATCCTTGCTAATAATTTACCAGTCGAGGAGCTCGAATGGATACGAAAACAAAAGACCTAACGGTCTTCATCGGACGGTTCTCACCGTTCCACAATGGCCACGCTGCAGTTCTTGAGCGTGCGCTCAAAACATCAAAAGCAGTTCTTGTTCTCATCGGTAGTTCGGGCCAGGCTCGCAACACGAAGAACCCCTTCACCTTCGAAGAACGCGCCGAGATGATCAAGTGCTTCGAGGCGCAGACGCGCCCAGGCAGAGGTTGGGCATACGACCCACCAAGCATCAACGGTAACTACGGCTACCTCAGCATCAAGCCGCTCTATGACCACCCCTACAATGACAACGGCTGGATCCGCGGCGTGCAAGATGCCGTCGACGAAGCAAAGAACGAGTTCGCTGATCGCATCGGCCTGAACCCAAAGGTGTATCTCACCGGTTCTGACAAGGACAAGTCATCGTGGTACCTCCACACCTTCGGCGACCTCTTCGTTCCTGACCTCGTCAACAAGACGCCTGTTGATTTTGAACTCAGCGCCACGGAAGTGCGTCGCCTGATGTTCTCAAACGACAACATCTTCTACATGGACGGGCCAAACTACGGCCGCTTCAGCAAGATGGTGCCACAGCAGACGCTGGACTTCCTCAGCACTTTCATCGGCAAGGGTCATGACGGCGATGAAATCTTCAAGGCGCTGAAGAAGGAATACGAGTACATCGAGCAGTACAAGAAGACGTGGAGCGTTGCTCCATACGCCCCAACCTTCGTCACCACCGACGCGTGCGTGATCCAGTCGGGTCACGTTCTCCTCAATATCCGCGACAACTTCCCTGGCAAGGGGCTATGGGCGCTGCCTGGCGGCTTCCTTGAGCAGAATGAAAAGCTCATCGACGGCTGCGTTCGCGAGCTGATCGAGGAAACGAGGATCGAGCTGTCGAAGGCGCAGCTGTACGGTTCCATCCGCAGCAAGGAAACGTTTGACCACCCGGATCGCTCGCTGCGCGGTCGCACCATCACCACCTGCTTCCTCTTCAAGCTGGACGACCAGAAGCCGCTGCCGAAGGTCAAGCCGCAAAAGGGAGAGGTCGCCAAGGTGGATTGGGTACCAATCAATGAGGCCCTCAAGCAACCCGAAAAGTTCTTCGAGGATCATTACCACATGCTACTGACCATGATTGGTCGAATTCCGAGCTGAGGAACGACCTCAGCGCATTTCACGATAAGGAGCTTATCATGACCGAAGTTACTCAAGATTATGGATTTTGCAATGTTGACCCAATCATCCAGGGTCTCATTGGTCCCAAGTCAACCGACAAGTCGTACACGGCAAAGCCTTCGCAGCGCATCGCGCTCATCCTTCGCCTTGACAGCTACAAGTTCGCTCACCCCTACGCCTACCCTGATGAAACTGATGGCGGCGAGATGGAAGCCATGTCGTCATACGGCGAGGCTCGAGTGGGACGCAACGAGATTATCGTCCCATTCAACATGCAGCAGCTGCTCAACCGCTACTTCCAAGACCCGATCACAATGGCCGACGTCGATGCCGCTGAAGCATTTGCGAAGGCGCACTTCGGCGCGCCGCTGTTCCGCCGCTCGGTATGGGTTCGCATCGTCCGCGAATTCGGCGGTTACCTGCCACTCACCATCCGCGCCGTGCCAGAAGGTACGCCGGTTCCTGGTGGTCTGCCGCTGTACAGCGTCACTGCTTTTGGCAAGGACTTCGCGTTCCTGTCAAGTGGCATCGAGACGGTGCTGCAGCGCGGCTTCTGGTATGGGGCGACTGTTGCTTCGATGGATCGCTCCATCAAGATGGCCATCAAGAACGCCTACGAGGCCAGCGGTGGCGACATGGGTCTGCTGCCATTCGCGCTGCACGACTTCGGTGGCCGTGGCGTTACCTGCGCCGAGCAGGCAGAAATTGGTGGAGCTGCCCACTTGGTCAGCTTCATGGGTTCTGACACCGTCGAAGGTATCCTCACGGCGAACTACTATTACAACGAACTGATGGCCGCCTACTCGGTCTACGCGACTGAGCACAGCGTGCAATGTTCCTACGGCAAGTCGCCTGAAGAGCAGGTGAAGTACATTCGTCACCAGCTGCGCCGCGCCATTCAGCTCGGCCTCAAGATTGTCTCAATCGTTCTCGACGGCTACGACGTGATCCGCGAAGCCGAGGCCTGCTGCACCATCCTTCGCGACGAGATCATCGAGTTCGGCAAGTCCGGCGGCAAGGTTGTCTTCCGCCCAGACAGCGGTGACATGATGGTTCTGGTCCCGCGGATCCTGCGCCTGCAGGAAGTCGCATTCGGTTCAACCATCACCAGCAAGGGCTATCGCCGCATCAACTACGTCGGTGTTATCCAGGGCGACGGCGTCGATCACCTCGCTATCAAGTCTCTGCTCGGCAAGATCATGGTCCTCGGCTTCTCTGCCGACAACGTGATCTTCGGCTCTGGCGGCGCGCTGCTGCAGAAGGTCAACCGCGACACCTTCAAGTTCGCACAGAAGGCGAGTGCTCGCCTCGTCAACGGCAAGTGGATCGGTCTCGCCAAGGACCCAATCACTGACCCTGGCAAGAAAAGCAAGGAAGGTGTGCTCACGCTGGTTCGCAGCCGCATGAACAACGAGTACATGGCTGCCCGCCTCGACCAGGGTCCTCTTGATAGCGAGTGGGAAGACATGCACCAGCTGGTCTACCACAACGGTGTGCTGTACAACGAGACCAACCTCGCTGAAATCCGCGCACGGGCGGCGGTATGAACGAGATCTACGTACTGATCCTCACGATCGTAGGTAGCACGTCCCAGAGTGGACAGGCTATTCACAGCATTGAGTTCAGTACTCGTGCTACCTGCGAAAGTGCAAAGGCGGAGTGGCTGCGGGATTACCCGAAGTATGAGCTCCGTCACAAGTCCTACTACATCGAAGGTAGACCTAGAGCGATCTGCGTGAAGAAGTAATTTCGATTTGGCATGTACTGCGGCGGCACGCCGTACTTGCAACACATAGTACACGTGCCGTGTGTCAACTAACTTGTAAGGAGAAACGTCATGAAGAGTTCAAGTTTTTCGGCTGAAAAGATGATGGGGCGGATGTTCCGTAAGGTAGACTCGGTCGTATGGGACCTGATGTCGGGCAAACTGGGTGTTCGCACTCGCGATGGCGAAATCGCCACGATCGAAGGTGAAGGTGATGAAGCAACCATCGTCATCAACCCATTCGAAGACTTCGGTGTTGCAATTCCTGCGTTCGCGCAGAACACACCAGTCGATACGGTCAAGGTCGGCGATCTGATCTACACCAGCGGCGAGGCGCCGGGCTGGATCGTTTCCATCAAGACCGCAGAGAGCGGTAAGAAAACCTTCCGCATCATCCGTCCTGGTGGCAACATCAGCTCATGGGTTCCGCCGAAGGTGCAGATGTTCGGCCTCGATGGTGGTGTACTCGTTGTACGAAGCCTTCTGAGCATCATGCCTGCCGGCGCAGACGGTGGAGCTGGTGCCCTGGCCGGCTTGCAGGGTTCACTGCTGCCGATGCTGATGATGGGCGGCGACAGCTTCGATATCGAGAAGATCATGCCGCTGATGCTGATGTCGCAGATCGGTGGTGGTGCCGCAGGCGCCAACCCGATGGCCGGCATGATGCAGATGATGATGATGTCCAAGATGATGGGCGGTGGTGATAGCTTGTTCGGTGGCGGCCGCACTGGAAATTCCAGTGGTCCGTTCAACCGCTGATCATAAGGAAAAAGGAGCACAGCGATGGGCAATTCAAGATGGAATGATGACGACTACAAGTCGTACGCCAAATCCACCAACTACCGGTCGGCTTCACGCGCGGAGGTGTTCTCACACAACATCGACGAGAAGCTCGATCCCCGCAACGTCAAGGTCGGCAAGGGTGACCGCAAGGGCCAGCAGCTTCGCGAGAGCATCATCTCCGAGGCGAACCCAGACCCGACGCCGATCATCCTTGGCCTCGACGTCACTGGCTCGATGGGCGCTCTGGCAGAAAAGATCGCCAAGGACGAGCTGCCGAAGTTGATGACGAAGATCCACGAGACCAGCGTGGTCAGCGACCCGCACGTGATGTTCATGGGCATCGACGACGTGTTCGCTCAAGGCCATGGCGCTCTGCAGGTGTCGTACTTCGAGCCTGACCTTCGCATCGTCGAGCAGCTGCGAAAGCTGTGGCTCGTCGGCAACGGTGGCGGCAACGGAAGCGAGAGCTACGATCTCGCCTGGTACTTCGGTGCAAACTACACGTACCTGGAAAACTTCGAGAAGACTGGCAAGCCTGGCTTCCTGTTCACCTTCGGTGACGAGCCGGCCCCGTTTGCCACGGTTCCGAAGGACGCGCTGCAGGAGATCTTCGGGCCTGGTGAATATGAGAACACCTCTCCGGCTGCGAGCCTCAAGGCCGCGCAGAAGAAGTACCAGGTGTTCCACGTGATCGCCGAGCACGGTCGGCCGAGCGCATCGGTCGGTGCGAGCTGGACGAAGATGCTCGGTCCGAACGCGATCTTCCTTCGCGACCCCGCGTACCTCACCGACGTGGTGATGGCGACGATGGCTATCGCGAACGGCGCCAACATCGAGGAGGTCATCTCGAACTCCGCGAAGGTCGGTCCGGAACTGCGCTACGCCTTCCAGAACGCAATGAAGCTGGCGGCGTGAACTACGTAGTGATCGGCGCTGGGTTCGGTGATGAGGGTAAAGGCCTCATCACCGACTACCTAAGTCGGAAGGAATTTCCGGCGACGGTAGTTCGCTTCAACGGCGGAGCTCAAGCCGGTCACACGGTAGTTGATGGTAATCGAAGACACGTGTTTAGTCATGTTGGGGCTGGAACGTTTGCCGGTGCTGCAACGTTCCTCTCCAGCAACTTTATCACCAACCCGTTCATGCTGCACCGAGAGCTTGACGTGCTGCGCACGCAGATGGCCGACGCCATCGTTCAGCCTCAGGTAGAAGTTCACCCACACGCCGAGGTAACAACGGCGTTCGACATCGTGCTGAACCGCCTGCGTGAGCTATCACGCGGAAGCGGTCGCCACGGTTCATGTGGCATGGGCATCAACGATACGATTACTCGAAAGCTGGCTGGGTTCTCGTTGACCGTAGAGGACCTCACTGATGAGCGCTTCTGGAAGAAGCTGCAGCACACGTACAAGAACTACTGGAAAATCGAACTTGGCAAGTTCAACTCAAGCGATCCTGAAGTTGAGAAGCTGCTCGATGCCGTAGACCTGCTCAATGAAGGTCAGAGCCTGCGGGCGGCCGCAGAGGTCTTCTCCAAGATCACCCCACGCCCACGGAGTGACGATAAGCAGTTTGTCTTTGAGGGAGCTCAAGGCCTGCAGCTTGACGAATTCCTTGGAAAATTCCCACACGTTACGCGCTCAGTGACTGGCTTGCCAACAGCTCTTTTAGCGGCAAGGGAAGTAGGCGTTCAAGAGCTCTCACCAGTCTATGTCACCCGCTGCTACAAGACGCGCCATGGCGCAGGCCATCTTCTACATGAGGGTGAGAAGTTCTCTTCCACTGAAATTGTCGACGCGACTAATGTCACTGGAGAATGGCAGGGGCATTTCAGGTACGCGCCACTAGATACGCGCGTTCTTCAGCAGTTCATTGAAGCCGACCTTCAGCGCAGCAAACCGCTCGCTGAACTTCTTGGCATCAAGATCAATGCCCCATCACTCGCCGTTACCTGTTTCGACCAAGTTTCAGCCGATTTCTCGTTCTACGATGATCGCGGTGGTTGGCAACAATCGGCTGAAGCTCTCATTCAGACGCTTGACCGTTTCCTACCTGTTAAATATGTAAGTTACGGTCCATCAGCAAATCACATCAATGAAATCGATAGCAGTCATAGGGCAGGGGTTCGTCGGGAGTGCGCTTAGCACGATCTTCACCGAAAAGGGTGCAGCGGTCTACACGTGCGACAAGAACGGTAAGTACACCCACGGCTCAATTGCAGTTTCACCGTTAGTCAGCGACCTCATCAAAGCGTGTGAGGCGCTCAAAGATTTTTCACGCATCTACTTCATCTGTGTCCCAACTCCTATGGAGCAAGATGGTGCAGCCGACATCACGATTGTAGAGAACATCCTAGAACAACTGGCCTCAGTTCCAGGAACCAGGACAGCAGTTGTCAAGAGCACCGTTCCACCTGGCTCTGTTGAGATGTGGACGAAGCGCTACGAGAACCTCCAGATTGTTTTCAGCCCAGAGTTCCTCACTCAAGCAAACTCGCTCAATGACGCTAGAGCTCAGCAGTTCATCATTCTAGGTGGAAATCATGAAGCTGTCAATGTCGTGCGAAATGTCTACCGCACCTACTTCCCCGATGTCCACGTGCTGAAGGCATCCAGTTCTACCGTAGCTGAGATGGTAAAGTACTTCATCAACATTCAGCTCGCGGTGCGCGTCGTGCTCAGCTGTGAGCTGAGCCAGGTATGTGAGGCGCTCACGAGGGCAGGTATGTCAGTAGACTACAACGAGGTTGTGACGCTAGCAAGCCACGACGCTCGCCTAGGCAGCTCACATATGAACGTACCGGGCGTGGATGGAATTGCTGGAGTTCGAGGGGCCTGCTTTCCAAAGGACCTTAGTGCACTCATAGAAGTGGCTAAGCTTCTCAATGTGAAGCCCGCCTTGATGAAGGCTGCCTGGGAGAAGAACCTAGAAGTTGTCAAGCCCAAGGATCGCACGTGGGACATTATGTAAAGTGTATCCCAGATTGCAAGCAGGTTATAATGACCTATGCGGAGGATACGTCAATGACTAGCTACTTCGAACATTCGGGAAAATACAGATCTGGCGCCACGAGCGATCCTCGCAACCACGCCGACGCCTCATGCGTGACTGCTACGTTTCACCCAAAGGCCGAGAGCCAGCAGGCCATCAAGCTGATCGCGAAGGAATTCCCACGCATCCACAAGACGATCACGTCGTGCTGGGGAACTGAACTGCTCAGCGACAAGCTGCAGTTCATGCTGAACGTCGATACCGAGAACCGCCAGGGTTTCCCCTTCGATATCGCTAATGCCCTCATGATCGTTGCTATGCAGCACTCACGCGAGTTCAATCACGAGCCGAAGCCTGAGGTTCAGCTCCGCGCGATGTACCGCCCAGATCGCTGGTAAGCTCAGCAAGTTTTAGCTTGTTGAGCTTACCGTTCTCATACGGCAGCTCATCTACGAATACGATTTGGCGCGGTACCGCAAATCTTGCCACGCTGTTTCTTACCATCTGCTTGAGCTCGAGCTTCAGCTTGAGGGACGGTGGCTCTGATGAAACAACCACGGCTTTAACTGACTGCCCAAGCACTCGGTGCTTCTGCCCAAAAACTGCTACGTCCTTTACCGCTGGATGCTGTCGCATTGCCGCCTCGACAGCGCTCGGGTAAATGTTTACCCCGCCAGAGATGATCATGAAGTCCTGTCTATCGGTTAAGAACAGATAGCCGTCAGCGTCAAGATAACCGATGTCACCAACAGTGAGCCAACCATTTTCATGCGGCTTCTTCATCTCCTCTTCACGCGTGTATCTGAACTGCATACCACTTTCAATATACACCTGTCCAATATTTCCTGGCTGTAGCTCTTTTCCATCTTCACCGCACACGTGAAGGATACCCTGGAGCGCTCTTCCGACTGAACCGGGTTTCCTAAGCCATTCTTCGCTTGTGATGTAGGTTGCACCATACACCTCAGTGCAGGTGTACACTTCAATTATGAGTGGACCGAACCAGTCTATCATGCCCATCTTAACATTGATCGGGCATGGTGCGCCGCCGTGGATGATCATTTGCAGGTGTGAAGCAACATCCCTTTTGACCTCCAGCAGCTGTGCCATCATCGTTGGAACCAGTTGACAGTGTGTAATGCCGTACTTTTCAATGCAGTCGAGCACCTTGCACGGTGTAAATCTATCAATGAGCACAACGGTGCCCCCGGCCCCCTGAAGGATCAGCGAGAAGTGAATGGCCGATGAGTAGAACAGTGGAGATGGGTTTAGGTAAACGCTGCTTGGTGAAAGAGCGTAGACATCCTTGAATGAGTTTCCGCTTGGCTTCTTTCCTGGTAGCAGCACGACGCCTTTAGGCCGCCCGGTCGTTCCTGAGCTGTAGCACCGCACTGCCCCAACTGTTGTCTGCTCGTCTGCCCATGTCCTAGACAGCGTCGTTACCTCGCTGTGAGATGACCATCCTGGCTCTGTTCCATCTCCAACGAGAAGCTTTGTCATCCCGTCAAGCTCAAGCTTTGAAAATATTGAGCGCTGTGAGGTGCATGAAACTATCGCCCTCGCCCCGCAATCCTTGATGATGAAGTCAATGTCCTTCGTTGCTATGTTGAGGTTTAGCGGGGTGATGAGCAGCCCAGCCTTAAGCGCTCCCCAAGCAACGACGAGATATTCTGGTACATTTTGAAGCAGGAGCACAACATGATCACCGCTCATCAGCCCTGCCGACCTGAAGAAATTTGCGACCTGATTTGAGCTGTCAATAAGCTCGCCATAGGTCATGCTAACGTTCCTATCGGCATGAATGATGGCGATCTTATCTGGGAAGCTTTCGTTGAGGTACATGGCTAACTCCTGGATGCAGTATTTACCTGCAAATCCATCATAAGAATTCTATTGTGGAAGAGAATGCCAATAAATAGTCGATGCGGCCGAAGCACCCCTGGAGATAGAAAACATGACGAACCAAGAAGCACTAGATCTGATTGTCAAGGACAGGCAGGGCTATCAGTCATTTGCCACAGCAATCAGTCAGAGCACCAACGATCCAACGACCTTTGATCGTTACATCAACGCGTTCCTTACGCCGTCCATGAGCTCTCACAGAAATGCAAGCTTCGCGGCTTCGCTCATTGCTGCTTCAACCAACCCTGGGCAGTATGCTTCAGACGTATCAACGATCAACGGTATTTTTGCTGCTCTTGAGCCATACGACGTCAACTCAATTAGAGTTGTTTACTTCTCAGCGTATGCAGACTTTGCAACGGCAATTAGTCTCTCAGAAGCGAGTGATGAAGCTTGGACGAGGTGGAGACTTGCATACCGCGACGCAGAAATGGACGATACTCGTTCACTGCTGAAGGCTGCAATCGCTGCTATTCCAGCAGGTGAGCCATCTGAAGTGGCAAGCGATGCTGCGATACTCGTGGGTATCTTCGACGCTCTATAAAACCGACCGCTGAATTCTACGCCCTAGTAGGGCCTCGCTAAAGCATAATGAATATCATATCACTGCTCGATGCGAAACGCACCGACAAAACCATCTTTGAAACAGTCGGTGCGACCATCACTAGGTCGTTCTCTCAGCAGGAAATTCTTGGCCACGTCGGTGCCCTGAGCGCCAATCTACTCGCACGCGGCGTTCAAGCCGGCGACCACGTTCTCATCATTTCCAAAAACAGTGTTGAAATGATCGTCGCTTTTCTTGCTACGATCAGCATTGGTGCCATCGCCATCCCGCTAAATCCAACTGCGGACATTTCACCGATCAGGCGATCTTTAGAATTTCTGAGCCCCGTGGCGTGCATTCATGGTGAGCTAAGGGGCATCGCAATTCCGCAATCATGCTCGATCGCCATTTCAATGGAGAGCATCCTCACGCTTCCGTCTGCACCGCTCGTAGTGGCTGAGCTTGATGCATCAACTAGGGCAGTCATCCTCTTTACGTCCGGGTCAAGCGGCAAACCAAAGGCCATTCATCGAACTCACGGCGTGCTTATGAACTTCGTTCAGTACTTCATTGACAAGTTCTTGGCTGACACGTTTACCTCAATGAGCGCACCACATATTTCTGTTCTCCCGTTCAGTCACATTGGTGGATTGTTGGATTTCCTCGACGCGCTCGCCATCAACAGACCGTTGTACATGATTGACGGCTTCCAACCAAACTCGTATCTCAAGCTGGCATCAAGCGTCAAGGCTAACACGATGATGCTGATCCCATCAATGTTTTCGCTGGTCCTCAAGTCAAAGGTCGACTATAACTTTAGTGATCTGAAGTATTGCTTTGCCGGTGGTGAGGCCTGCCCGCACCACCTGTATGATGAGGTAGAGAGAAAGCTGGGCGCCTTCATCATTTCTACGTATGGGGCCACGGAATGCATCCCAGGAATATCATTTTCCAACGATGAAAAAATGAGTGCTAAGTTCAAGCGCGGAAGCTGTGGCCGTCATCACTATGGTGAAGTGAAGCTCATCGACGTCGATGGCAACGAACACAAAAGCCTCGGTGAGCTTTGGGTCAAGAACGCCACCGTTGAAAAATGCTACCTTGATGAAGAGCTAAATGAGAGCCGTTTTCATGATGGGTGGTATAAGACTGGAGACGTGTTCTATCGAGATGGAGATGGGTTCATGTTCTGGCGAGGCCGCGTCGATGATATGTTCATCTGTAAGAGCGGCAACGTCTATCCGCTAGAGATTGAACAGGCGCTTCTAAACTGTGATGGAATATCTGCCGCCTGCGCGGTGCCAGTCAGCGATAGACTTGGGCATACGGCTGTTGGTGTCGCGGTCATTGCTGCACCTGGCGTCAGTGAGGTGCAGATCATCAGCCACCTGTCAAAGCTTGTCGCCCCACACGTAATTCCGCAGGTCATACGATTTGTCGATCACCTCCCAACGACCGTAACGGGTAAGGTAGACAGAAGCTCTGTTCAGCTTCTAGTTCAACCAAGCGCGTGAACTATGAGCCGATAAATACCGCATCGCATAAGGATACCTATCGATGAAGAACAAACTTTTATACAGCTACTATGTCTTGGCCGTGCTGTGGCTTGTCATGCTGCTCAGAATGGTCGACCTGCAGATCATTTCGGTCCTCTTTCCGGGGATCAAGGCTGAATTCGGGTTCTCAGACACGCAGCTCGGAATGATCTCTGGCCTGTCATTCTCTCTTTTCTATTCGCTGATGGGTATTCCAATAGCGTATCTGCTCGATAGGAAGAATAGAACAACCATCATGAGCGTGTGTCTGGGTCTTTGGAGCACCATGACGGCCGCCTGTGGTCTAGTGACGGGCTTCTTCACCTTTTTCTTGTCAAGAATTGGTGTAGGTATAGGTGAAGCTGGTGCTTATCCAAGCTCAGTCTCCATCGCATCAGAGTATTTCCCACCGGAAAAACGCGCTAAGGTCTATTCAATTCTCGCATCGACTACTCCACTCGGGGTTCTAGTTTCGTTCGTGCTTGGTGGTTGGATTAGCGCCAACTATGGGTGGCGCGCCGCCTTCTTGGCTGTTGGTATCCCGGGACTTCTACTAACGCTGCTCGTAAAGTTCACGATCAAAGAACCACCACGTGAAAGCACTGCTGCAAGGGAACCATTTCTTACGACTGTGAAGGAGCTTTGGAAGAAGAAGGATTTTTGCTGGACAATAGCTGCCTCAGCTTTCACCGTGATGGCTGCAACAGGTTCCGGCATGTGGATGGCATCCTACTTTATGCGCGTACATGAGGTCAGCACCACCAGTGCCGGTCTTCTAATGGGTTTGATGTATGGTATCGGTGGCATGGTTGGCGTTCTATCTGGTACTTGGATGGCTGAGAAGCTAGTAACAAAGCTTGGTGATAAGGCCAGACTTTGGGTGTCTATTGCTTCAGTGCTTGGCGTAATTCCATTCGCGGTGTTGATGTTTACTGCTGGCAGTTTCCCTATTGCTATCGCGGCGCTCAGCTTCATCATCGTGTCGATGCACATGAACATCGGTATTGTGACAAACATCGAACAGCGCGCCGTTGGTCCGGACAGAAGGGCCATGGGACAAGCTAGCCACGTGTTGGTAACGAACCTCATTGGTCTTTCACTCGGCCCAATCATCGTTGGTTATTTCAGCGACGTCTTCACACCGCTGGTCGGTCCAGCCGCTCTTGGATATTCCATCCTCGGCATCTATGCGTTTGGATACACCATGGCCGCCGCCTGTTTCTATGCTGCAAGCAGGGCACTGAAAAGTGGAACAGCCAGCTGAAACGTCGCTCGGTCACTTCCCAGACGGTAAATGGAAGTTTGACGCGTCAGTAACGACCGTTTTTGAGGACATGCTCAGGCGCTCTATCCCTGACTATGCCAACATGCGCCGCCTCGTGCTAGAGATTGGAGCCCGTCATGCCAAGCCAGAAACACATCTGGTTGATCTAGGGTGTTCACGCGGCGCGTCAATCAATGACTTCCTGATGGCCGTCGGTAATGATCTCAACTATCTTGGTGTAGATGTCTCCGCACCTATGGTGGCGGCAGCCAAAGAACGCTTCAAGCACCACATTGACGCTGGCATTGTTAGCATTGAGCAGGTAGATCTTACACAGATGTACCCTGTTGCTCCAGCATCCGTAACGCTTGCGGTGCTCACGCTTCAGTTCATCGAGCCAAAAGAACGTGCTCGCATCATCCAGCAGGCATATCAAAATACAGTGCCTGGTGGTGTTTTCATCGTTGTAGAAAAGGTTCTCGGTAGAAACCAGTCGATTGATGATGAGCTCACCGAATGGTATGAGGACATGAAGCATTCAAACGGATATACACGTGAGGAGATAGCTAGCAAGAAAAAATCACTTGTTGGTGTTCTTGTCCCACGCACCGCTGAGGAAAATATCATATCCCTTGAGCTCGTAGGATTTAAAGCAGATTGCTTCTGGCGCTGCATGAATTTCGCAGGCTTTGTAGGTGTAAAATCATGATGGACGCTGAGCAGTGGCGCGCCCTGACACCGCCATCGACAGACATAAATGAGCTACTGAATGCCATTGGCATTCGCCTGTTCCCAATCGAGCGCGCCATCGCGCAGTATGTCAAATGGAGCATAGATCACGGTGTCACTGCCGCGCTGCTCGACAGGCCCGTGATGCCAGAAGACATCATGATGCGCACTGACCTGAACCTGGGTGCCATTAGAGGACTTCTAGGTATTCTCTGTGCTGCAGGAATAGCCGTACACGTTGACGGAAGATATGTGGCAACGCCACTCGCGCGTGACTACATCTCGGCCTCAAGCCCATTCTACATTGGTGATGAGCTGTATCTAACTGATCCAATTCCGCCATACTTTTTGAAAAAGCCAATACCAGATGTGTATTCGCTACCACAGTTCGCGCCGCTGAACTTTGGCACTCATGAGCGGCTGCTAAATCAGCAGGTGCGCAACTTACCAGCCAACCTTGCTGCTGTAAACAGCGGTCTATTCGCTGGTTCTAAAAATGTGCTGGATCTGGCTGGTGGTTCAGGTGTGTTTTCAATCCCACTTGTTCTCAAATACCCAGAGATCAGCGTTGTTTTGGCTGAGCTACCGTCGGCGTTCCCAAACATCGCTCCATTCATTGAGGCTGCTGGAGTAGGTGATAAAATCTCACTATGCCCACTCGACGCGTTCAAGGTTCCATGGGTTCTCGGTAAGTTTGACACAGTCTTCATTGGAAATTTCTTGCACGGCTTTGATGATAGGGCGTGCTCGCTGATCTGCTATGAGGCGTATCAACACCTTGAAGCAGGTGGGAAGATTTGGCTTCATGAGCACACCTGGAACGACGACAAAAGTGGGCCGATGTTGACCGCGCTGTTCAATCTTACCATGGCCCTGGCCGGCGGCAAGCAAAGAACTAAGCGTGAGCTGGAAGAGCTTTTGCTTCTAGTAGGATTTAAGGATATCCAGTTCAGCGCCACTACGGGCGGCATGATGCTGGTCGGTGGAACTAAACCCCAAGCGAGCTGAGCGCAGCGCTAAACCGCCGCTCAAACTCATCAACTATCTCTACGTCAAGGATAATTGGTATTATCAACGATGCCCTGTTGCTCGCATCCATGATGCTGAAGACACATGCCAGGTTGAATGGAAATTTTTCCGGTACCAATATCAGCAGCTCACGATGCAAAACCTCATCGTTCAACGCCAATGATGCCACCGTCGCAATGTTGATGGTCAGCGTTGACTTATCGGACTGCTGAGATGTTGCGCCAATGATGCCACCGTTGAACATCAGCCCGTTCTCTTCATATTTTTTCTGTATCAGCGCTATCTCGCGCTTGACATCCTGTGCCGTTGGCGTTGGCTGTGCCTTCAGCAGGGAGGCGGTTTCGAATATCGACATTGGATTTTTTGGTATGTCGCACTTCCACTTCAGGTTGCTGTTTCCAGTGTATGCTTTTGGAATGTCGGATCCCTGAACATACCGCGCGTTGTAAACCATCTGGACAGAAATCTCTGATTTGCACACGTCATTGAACGTCTTGACTATCAGCGCGCGGATCATATCAACCGCGCTGATGCCTGCCAGTTTTGTCGTGCGTCGAAGCTTTACCAGCTGAGGATGATCAATGAAGAAGTTGATGCGCTTTGTATCCTCAATCCCGACCGCTGGCCTATCAGCAGAAAATTGGCTTGATGGATATTCAAGTGGTTCAAACGTAGACAGGCGCCGAATGTCTGGTTCTGATAAAAATGGTTCATCACTCACATAGTTCTTCATCAACAGGTTTGACCATAACCTACAGCTCACGGCATCGCCAACAACGTGCGCTACTGATTGAGATAGAGCGCAGGTTCCGTCATTGAAGCGCGTAATCTTTATGTACACGAGCGGACCACCAACAGGCCACCCACTTTTCGGCAGGAGCTCTGTGCGCACGGGGATATTCAGCCCAACGGGCGGGCAAGGCACATCGACGTCATCATACTCAAACTCTACGCCGATGCCGGGCTCGATGTAGTGGGCGCCATCACGAATTACGACGGTACCAGCCAAATAAGGATAGGAGGCAATGGTTGTAGAGATGGCAGCGGCAAATTTGTCAACGTCTAGATGATGCTTTAGATACACGAGGCTTCTGATGTAAATGAACCCTCCGACGAAATCCAAACCGCACAGCTTGACGCTGAAGTCCTGTTCCGTCGTAATTCGAGTTTTCATGATCCGCCTTAGATGCTGATTGGATATTTAGCGTCAGTTTACATCATCATTCCGGTGTGATAAGATCTATCCCTACATTGATGCAGGGTCGTTGCGAAGATTGACGGCCCCGTATAAATACGGTACACAATTCTGAGGATGTCATGTCTTCCATAGCCCTACCTACAAGCATTTCCTATTCGCCAGTCTCACTGGCCGGTAGTGTATTGCTCGGTGCAGGAAGCACGACCCGGGTTTAAAGTCTAAACAAAACCAGACTTTGATACCCGGGGAGCCAAAAAGCTCCCCGAGTTCGTTTTAGAGAGCGGTTAAGAGTTCCGCTCGGTATGAGGCCGATGAGCCCGACCTAACAAATAACTGGACCGCTAAGAGACCATCCGGTGGACCAGCCTGAGGATGGAGGAGTGCGAGCCTGGTACGATTTTTAGTGATGAGCTCCGCCTAGGCGTTGAGCTCTCACAGTGTTCATGCACCCTTAGCTCAGCGGTAGAGCGCCCTCCTTACAAGTGGGATGCCGTAGGTTCGATCCCTACAGGGTGCACCAATACAAGAAGCGTCGATCTTCCTACGTCTCACGACGAGGTGACCCACACAACTCGTGGGTCTGGTAAATGCGGCGCACAATTTGAGCTCACGACGCTGTCGTGGGTCTATCGAGGTTCGAGCTGAACCAGCGTAGCAAATCAGCTTTTCTTTGGAGCTTTGGGTGAGCGGCTTAAACCAGCAGACTGTAAATCTGCCGCCTTCGGGCAACCTTGGTTCAAATCCAAGAGGCTCCACCAGTTTTGGGTATGCGGTGAAGTTGGAGTGTCACATCTGCCTGTAAAGCAGACGGCCTTGCGGCCATAGTAGGTTCGATCCCTACCATACCCACCAGTTTCAATGGCAGTGTTAGCGAGCCGGTGAACGATGCCGGTTCTATCCTGACAAGAGTAGTGGTGCTGTCAAACCACGAGGGTATCAGGGAAACGCGCTTGACAGGCGTTGCGAGTGCAAACCCCGCCGCTGCCTTCCTTTTCGATTTGACAACCGTTCGTTGATGGTTATCTTTTGGTTAGAAACATCCGTCAGCTCCTTTTTGTTGTCATCCTTTTCATGCGGGATTGGTATATAGGCTGTGCCTTGGTCTTCCACACCAACGAAGCGAGTTCGAGTCTCGCATCCCGCTCCAATTTGGTCTAGGGCTGAAATATGCCCGTTTGTCTTTTAAGGAGAATGTCATGGCACTTTCGGACGAAGAGCGAATTGCCCTCATCAAAGAGGCGCACGTTCTGCTCGACCGCATCGATAAGCTTCTCAAGGAAGCCTTCGAGCGCTGTGCCGCCCGCGTCGCCTACCTAAAGGCGAATGCTGGAAACCTTTCTCCAGAAGATCAACGTCTTCTCGACGCCCAGCTTGCGCATGAGCAAAAGATGGCTGGCGAGATTGTTACGTGATAGAATGGTTTTGAGAACCGGCGATGTGATGGTTATCCAAGCAGCTTAACAAGCAGTTCAAAACACCGTCCTTCATTTTTGTTCTCTTGATTTGCCCTCGTGGCGAAATTGGTAGACGCGCTAGCTTGAGGTGCTAGAGTCGAAAGGCGTGGAGGTTCGAGTCCTCTCGAGGGCACCAGTTTCAAATTTGACAACCGATCGGGAATGGTTATCATGCATTCGATCCATCCGTTCCCAACCCCTTTGTTGTCAATCCAATTCCACCAAAGCGTGAAGCGCTTAGCGTAGGAACCCATCAGCAAGTGCACGAGATTAGAAGAGCGGAGTGGTTTCGGTAGCCCTAACGTTCTCCTCGATAATGCGCTACTGGTGAAACCGAACGATTTGCGGAAGTACCTCAGTGGTAGAGGGCTTGGGGAAGTAACGTGATTAGCCTACCCTGGCGTCACGCGAAAAGCCGAGCGGCCGTTGGTTCGATCCCAACCTTTCGCGCCATTTTCTGTAGCGGGCGAGTGAAACGGATGTGACTGTCTCGAAAGAGACCACGTATCATTCCAGGCTCATAACCTGGCGATAGCTGGTTCGACTCCAGCATCCGCTACCAAATTATGCCTCTGTGGTGAAATGTAGACACACTGCCCTTAAAGCGCAGCGCGGAAACGCGTGAAGGTCCGACCCCTTCCAGAGGCACCAAAAACGACAAGCCCCACTTGAGGCAACTCAAGCAAGCAGTGTAGGTGATGTCGCGGTAAAGTCCGCCGAAGTCCCTTGAGGATGCCGCAATCGAAAATTGGCGGACCATTTCAATGCCCCTATGGCGAAGCTGGTAGACGCGCGAGGTTTAGGTCCTCGTACCGCAAGGTGTGCAGGTTCGACTCCTGTTAGGGGTACCAAATCAAGTTCAAGCGAGATGGTCGGGAGCTCGCAGGGAACCAATTCGTCGGCGTGGCCCGATCATGCAACGCGCCGATGTGGTTTACGGGCCAGGTGGTATGTAAGGAAACCGCCCTCCCCAGAAATGGAGGAGTATCGCCGGTTCGAGTCCGGTTTGGTCCACCATAAATATGATCTCTATAGGAGATCAACATGAAGCTCTTTGAAATCGCCGGACCACGACCAATCAAGGTTCATGACTTCAGCAAGGAGTGCGCAGAAGGTGGTTCAGCTGCCTATGACCGCACTCAGACGGACGACAACATCAAGGACGGAGACGTTCTTCACCTTGGCGGCGACAAGACAGCAATCATGATGCAGGCCTGGCCACTTGAGATCACCGGCGATATTCCTGGTGAACTCGGCTTTCACAAGAAGAAAGATACCGTATCATGGGATGAGCTTGATGGTGGGAAGTACAAAGCTTCCGTTACCAAGGCCCATGAAACTGCCAGCAAGCACAAAGCTGGCTAACTAACGCGAAGCGCAAAGTACACGCGCGACGCCAGATGGCTGTAGTACGACTACGTTAAGGCCATCGGACGCAGGTAAGGAAAGCTAAACGGAGAATGGGAAGCGAATAGCGGATACCTCACCGGCCTGCAACTATTCAAAATGGAGGAAGCTATGTCAACGCTAAACGCAGGAACCAAAACCAACTAAGTCGCCAACCAGCTCGCACCATTGGTGGAGTGAGCGCAAAGTTCAGGCGAATGTGCAGCGTGTATCGCGTCTTCGGCAGAGATTGGGAACACCTCTTTGATTACAGCGATGAAATGCTGGTCGAGATGTTCAACCATGAAAGCTTAGGGTTGCCGATCAGCGAGAAAAACGGATTTGCCCACGGCAAGAAGTGGCTCTCAGTAAACGTTGCAATGTGGAAAGAGGGAATAGAAGAGCGCACGCTGTTCAAGTTTGAGCTCTACGAAGACCCAAAGTTTCCACATTGGTGGCTCGACAGCATCTTCAAGACATGACGCAATAGCCAGTTAAGCAGCGTCAACCCCGCCCTCCGTAATAGAGGGTTCCTACGATACGTGGTATACAAGAGGGAACTGGCCTACGAGCGT